CTCCCTTCATTGTTCGCGATACTATCGTTACTGCTTTCATGATCTTTTACTTCTATTTACTATAGACTTTTTTACCGATTTTACTACACTTCACTACAAAATACATACACATTTCAATTTTCTCGTGAGGGGGAAACCCCCTAACCCCCATTATGCTACCGATTTCTACTTATAGAAAAATATAACAAAAATATACACATAAAAAAAATATTTTATTTAATTTGAGAACTTTTTCTAATCAGTAATATTGAAATAGTGAGCTTTTATAACATTGAATTGATTAACCATTTTCCTTCTTAAATTATTTTCATTGTCCTGTAAAGTTGGCTCGTTTCTACCTATTTCAATCATAATTCTAAAGACCAGTAATGTACAAAGTGGATTATGATACAAATTGAGTTCACCATTAACAGGACTTGGATAAGGTGTCCAATTAAATGCTCTTAGTCTATCTCCAACACTAGCATTCGGCATAGAGCGAGCCATCAAAGTATATTTTTCTTGAAGAATTTTTATCAACTCGTATAGATTCACTCCATGACACTCTTGATTTTCGTAGTCTGGGTTTTCTCCCAAAGACAACCATTCGATTATTATATCTTTTTCTACATCAGACATTTCAGGCCACTGGTGTTCTTCCTCATAGAACTCAGAAGGAATTGGACTAGGAGAAGCAGGAGCGATGGGAGCTGGTACATTAAAACTTGTGATTGCCATGTTTTTTCAGGAATGTGTTTATTATTTGCTATATACTAACATAGCCACATCATTGATAAGGTTTCAATTTTTTCATTAATAGGATTAAATAATTTTTAAAAAAATTGAAAAAAATAATTAAATAGAAATTAACAATATCTTATACTAACATGTTGATTCGTATATTAAAAAGTTTTACAAGAAAGAATACTACTGCTCCGTTAGGGAGATGGAATACTATAGTAAAAGAAAGTGATTCTGAAGCTATTGTGAAAAACGCTATAGAAAGAAATGCATTTTGGGGAAATCACGACCATTGCGGAAGTGAAATATGCAAGACGCCTATCCCTCCTAAAAAAAAGAAATATAAACTAGAAGAATTAATGAAAGACCCTCTTTGGCCATATGTACTATAATTAATCTAATGAAGCAATTTATTTTTTACGTATATGATCATGATTTATCTTAATAACTGGATCTCGAATCTTTTTCGGTATTATAATTGTAAGTTTTGGTTTTACTTTTAATGTTGCATTTGTAAATGATACGTTATGATAGAAACCCATATATTGAAATTAGTATAATTATTTATTTTAATTTCAATTTTATAAATCATAAAAATATGATGCTATAAATGTTAACCAAAATGGAGAAATAGTCATATGCAATTCTGCCATCAACGCAATAACATGTGCAAACATACCTGCTGTTATTGCTCGTTTTAATCTCATTCTTTTATCTTTCTCCTCTTGGGTTTTCGCATCACCATAAAAAAATGGTTCTAATACTAACTCGTATAAAAGAAAGAGTACTATTACTGCTATATTAATTTTCCAGTATCCTTTATTTACAACTCCTTTCAATTCTTTTATATGATGTCTATGTATAATCATAACAATAGCAACTAAACTAAATGTAAATAATAATAGATTTAATTTTTCCATGGTATATATTATTATAAGAAAAATTGAATTATAATAAATATTATTTTTAATATTAATATTAACTACACAATAATGAATCAAACAGATATCGAAACACTACGACAAATGTCTGATGGTCCTACTATTATAGTAACGTTATTTATAGCGATTATAGCTATATTAACTGCAGTTATTAGAGATCCTTTTGATAATAATAATTAATTATTTGTGGATATTATTCTTCTAGTAGGGGTATTTGGGCTAGGAGTTTCACTAATAGTTATTTCTATATCTTTTTTTCCTTCTAAAGAAATTGATGATAACTCAATGCCCTCATCTATATATTCTACAGTATGTCTTATTTTATCAAGTTTCTCTTTTTTACTTCTATTAATTAAAGCCTTTCTAGTGCATGCTAATAGTACTGTGCCAGAACAATGATTTATAAATTGAAATAATTTAACTATCCCACCAGTTATTCCTAATAATGCAACATATGAGTAATCCTCTTTATCAATTAGCTCATATAACCAATAGTCAGCTAACGCAGCGCAAAATATAGAATTAGAAAATATTAATATGCACTGAAATCTTGTTTCAAAACGTTTTCTAACTGTATCATTAATATCTAATAATTTTACATTCCAATCTGCTATAAAGAGATCTTCATAATATAATGGTCTTGAATTTGTAAATAAAATCAATACTGGAAAGTTCCAAAATATTGCATATGCACAAACAAATATCACCAATGGTATATAAAAATAATTTTGAATGTGAGGATCCCATAGCAAAGCTATTATGCCTATTAATAATAAGGATACTCTTTTATAATGTATTTGTGTTCCGCATATTTTGTAATTACAACAAGCTTCTTCGTTTCTAGGTATTGCAACTCTGGTTGGTGTAGTCGGCGTATTCATTAACTAATATAATATCTTATACGGTCTTTATATTATTCTAAAAAGTCATATATTTCTTGTTTTAATTCTTGTATGTTATTGTTGTCTTGATCATAATCAAGAATTACCTTTCGTCTTACGATTTCTGGCAATCTGTTAAGATAGTACCGATATTGTGTTCTATGACTTACTCCAAATATTAAAGCATGTGTTGCTCCTTCCCAATAACTTTCTCCTAACCCCGCAAATAGAGGATTTCCAGCACAATCCCAGAAGTTTGCTCTTTTCTTTTCTCCAGGGCCGTGAAAATCTACAGCGACTACATCAACACCAATTGTACACCTAGGATTACCTCTTCTTTTTCTATTGTAAAACATATTATGAACAAATGTGGATTTACCTGTCATCGATTCTCCTACTACTATAACTTTGTATTCTGGTGTCTGCATAATTTCTTCTTGGTTTTCTCTATAAAAGCAAAACATTGATTGAGTATTATAAAAATAAATATAAGTATATTTTAATTTCAATTTTTATTTTTCTACGACTACATAGCACTAATTATTTTTTCTACAAGAAATATATATATAATGCTTGATTCATTAGGATGGGTACCACTAGCTTTATTTGGAGCACTTGTTTATGGGTCTTATTCATTGATGCTTATGATGGTTCACGATAAGATAAGAAAAGACAAAATTGCACAAGTAGGGTATAGTTTAATTTTATCTATATGCTTTGGTATAATAATTACGCCTATTTATTTTTTGTATTTTAATGTTCATCACAAAGAAAAAGCTAATATTGTATTAAAATATATTGATTGGAAAATCGTCTTGGCATTATTAGTTATTGGGTTATCAATCGGACCAGTACATGTATTGGTTATGAATGCTGGTGGTTCTATTGGCCAACAGACAATGATGTCTCTTTCTATTATTCCAACATTAATAGGAAGTTGGTTATTTTTTGGTCAGGTACTTAACATTAAACAATGGATTGGTCTTATATTAGCAGGACTTGGTGCATTTTTAATGGGCAGTAAATAAACATTTTTACATGTAAATTATTTTTTTACATCTAAAAAATAATTTGATAAGTCTGTAAATACAAAAATGTACCTATCAAAGAATATAGTGTAATAAAAAAATGAAATATACGTTTCTATAGTACTTAGTAGCATCCCCACCCCCAACCAAAACCCAGAAACTATCTGATACAACACACACACACATAAACTACGCATTCATGGCTTCTATTACCTCTGCTGCTCAAGCTGTAATTGCCGCTGCCGATGCTTCTCCCGGAGAATCAAAGGAAAATACTCTTCTCAATAAAGCTCGAGCTCTTGTCCAAAATATTGATGGGCAGACAGGGCCTTTCTGTAAAGCGGCTGAAGATGTTGTTTACTTCTATAATCTCCATCTTCTTACAATAATCCTGACAGAACATCAAGTATCAGACTGGAAGTTCTGGCTGCCGATGGATCTCTTTGAATGGCGTTGGGCAGACGAGATTCGAGAACTATTCCCCTGGTGGGAGTTTACATATAACACAGAGGGACATTATGCAATAGAACCAGCTGAGTATGTAGACCCAGGAGAGAGATGGAAGCTGTGCGAGTCTACCCTCCGACAGCCAACATTTCATACGATGTACAACCTGCCAAATGACGAGAAAAAAATTACTTACTGGGACCTGTATTGCTCACCGTTCCCAACAGGTACCCTAGTGACGACACGTCAATTGAAGATGATCGACATCCATCCTGAAGTGAGGCAGTACATTTTGGATCGTGGATGCCCAAAAGACTTGGAAGATTTCGTCTGGTCCTGGGCAGAAGATGACCGAGAACTCAATCGAAACTGGCAAAAATGGGCTCTCCGAGGAATCGAAGACCATATCGTGACAATCACTGAAAAGATTACGGGCGTCACTATGGAACAATCTTATAAGCAAGATCCTCCTCCTCCGCTTAGACGTCAAGCTACATGGGTAGGCAAGTTCTATAAAGGTTCGGATGCATGTCCTCCCAGAGAGCGAGTTGAACAAGAGGGCGATGATACTATAATTATGGTGGAAATAAGAGCTCCAGAAAGCCTGCGCGAATGGTGTAAGCTCGAGATGTCTGGTCCAAAAGACAATCCTATGTGGAAGCAAAAAGGGTTGCCAGCAGGTTTAGACTGGATGATCGATGTTATCTGGGCCAACCTCACACCTTGGGAAAGGAAAGAGATAAAGCATATGTTGGACAATTGGCGAGGCCTTCCAAGACACACTGCATGGCTGAATATACAATTGCTGCACAACTTCGGTGACTGTTTCACTGAGGCAAGCAAGAAGAAGGTGCATTGGATGTTGCATCCCCGAACTGTAAAGTATTGAACTCTGTACATAATAATGACAAAAATCAAATAAAAATAAAAAAGGCATAACGCCACGAAAAAGAAATAAAAATCAAATAAAAACAAAAATAGAGTGTCAGGGTGGCTCTCAATATTTTCTTTTTAATATATACTTTCATGAATAGTTTACCTGACGAAATTATATGTAATATTCTAAGATTTCTACCTAATAATAATATTATCCCTATTAATAAATCACTATTTTCTCTCTATAGATCTAATTTAATCTGGAAAGAACGGGTAATAAATAGGTTTAGTATTATAAATAGTAACAATTATTTTCGAGAATATATTTGGGCTAAAAAATTAGAAAAACACAAGTTTATGTATCAAAGAGCATATACATACGGATGTGTTGGAAAAAATAAACCATTAATAAAACCTATCTTTGAAAACTCATTAATGTAAAATTATCTTATTATATTTTATAATGCAATACAATAATTTTGTTGATTCATTTCTAGATGTGCCTCGCTTAGTAGTATTACCTAATCTTGAACCAGATAGCCGCGTAATATTAACAGAGAAAGATATGAAAGTTCCATTAGATACAAATATATGCGACGCAGCAACCAAAGAAGTCGGCGGCGCCCCAAACGAAGTAATTGGAACAATAAGTCCACATAATCCGGGTGATTTTAAAAATAATTGCAAAAAATATTTATATTTTAAAAATGGCGATTCATCAAGTCCATTAATGCAATGTAGATTTCGTGCAAAAAATAAATGTGGAAAAAAAGGAAAGTCGGGTATGTTCACCAAAGCAGCAGATGTAACGTGGAAACTTTGGGAATTAGATTTGAGTATCTTAGGTGCTGTTACTGGTTCAAAAGGAACATTTACTGTAACAATTAAAAATAAAAAGTTATCATTTATGTTGGACATTAAAGGTGGAAAGTACCTTCCACCTGGACAGTATCCAGTATATATATGGGATGTGTATGGTGGAATTATAATTGATCAAACAGTCGCAAATGTATTAGATGTTATAAATGCAAAAAGTGGTGGTTATGCTACAACTTTGTATCAAAATGCATTAAATGATGATAATTTTTTTAAATTAGATTTGAAATTAAAAGATATAAGAGATCCCAGACAAAGGGAGCTTGTAAATACACAACTTAAATTGTTTAAAGTAGCTATTTCAGCAGGATTATACAAATATCTTATGTGTTTCGATAAGAGTCCCCAACCATGGTCCATTGATAACGTGAATGGTAATGGAAGAAGGCCTTTAGAAAATAAGTTTGGACAGAGAGTTAGAATTATTAAAGAAGCAATGGTAATGGCTTCGGATAATAGTGTTAACCCTAAGTTTAAAGAAATTATTGAAGCTCAGTTCACACCATCATCACAGAGTTCCCCAGGTTCACCTAGAAGCGTAGCTGACCCAAGTGTTATTACTATAGAACATGACCCTAATGACCCACAAAAATTAATGCATGCATTGCAACATGAAAATAAAGCAGCAGCAGCAGAAGGACGGTCGCCCACTCCAGTAACTGTAACTGGTGGAAAACGAAAAACTAGAAAACAAAAAAAGAGAAACAAAAAGAAGAAAACTAGAAAATACAAAAAGAAGAAAACTAGAAAACAAAAAAAGCGATACAAAAAGAAGAAAACTAGAAAATATTAAGTGTTTATCTGTTTATTTTCTTTCTATATAGTGCCTTGGCTGGTTGCGAGTAGTCCTAATTGTGGGGACAAAAAATTGGTTCGATTCCTTTTCTAGGCAAATAATAGATATAAGTTAAATTATATAACCTTATATCTATGTATATTATAAATGTTGTTACAAGAATATCTCGTGCGAGAATCATTAAAAGAGAAAAAAATAGTTGGATCAATTAAAATTGATCATTCTACTGGAGAGACTACAATAAATAACACCGTTAGATACCCTATTATTTTTCCAATATCGCGAATTAATGCTATAAGAAGTATTGGAAATAATATAAAAAAAGAAATTGATTATGCATTTAAAGGCTTAATAACTGACGCAAAACTTTGGGTAAATGCATTTAAAAATGTAGATAATTGCAAAATTATTGAATCAACAAATGGTAGAAATCCCAGAATAAAATATTCTGTAGATAAAACTTATTATTCTTTATTGTGTAAAAGTAAGTTTGTTTTATGTCCAACTGATGTATATCCATGGTCTTATAGATTTTTTGAAGCAATAATATGTAATGCAATACCAATTTTAGATGATAATGAATATGATCGCTATTCTCATGAGTTTAAGTTTTACAGAAAATCGGAAAAACATATTTATAGAGAAGATTATGTCGAATATAACTATAAAAAATTGTTATTATATCATACATTAAAAACAAGTTGGAGAACTTTTCCTATGTGGCAACCTTTCATTGAAAAATATTGCAGTTATAATAATTTTAAAAAGTTAGTTAGTAATAAATATATTCATAATTATAATAAAGTTCACAAAGACGCTTTTATTGCAACGCTTAAAAGTAATAAAAAATATTGGCATTCCTTGATAGGAATAGATAATAATAATAGAATTTTAAATAGAATAAATCATTTTATAGATACATATTCAGGTGCTACTGCTGGACAACATCCATTTCATCAATCTAATTACAAATTATATTCAAGAATACTCCAATGCTATCATTATTTAACAACAAATAAAAACAACAAAGATTTAGTTATTAATATTAGCGATGAAGCATGTTTGATATCAAATCCATTTACAGGAGTTAATTCTGGTCATGATTTATCTATTATTTTCAATTGCGTAGAATATTGTAATGTAAATAATATAAATAATATTATTCTACATGAATCAGCAAAATGGTACCCAAATAACTTGAATATTTTAAAACATATTTTAAATAAAAAAAATATAATTTGGATTGAAGACGGATTTATTTACAGGTTTTCTCATCTTCATACAATTACTAACCTACATATGAAGATTGAAAAACATGATCATTTAATAAAAGATGTAATTAAAAGAAATAATTTATTAGACATAGATGTACCTAGAAAGTTATTATATAGAAAAATCTTACTTTTAAAATGTGATAGAAATAAACAAGCTATAAGAAAAGATACAGCTCTTAGATGTGAAAAATTAATCAAAGAATTAACTAGTAACAATAATTATATATTCATTAATCCAGAAGATTATCACATTGATATATTAATAAGAATATTACTATCAGCAAAAACAATTGTTTCATCATGGGGAGGAATACTTTATACTAACAGTATTTTCTTTAATCCAGAAAGTGATTGTAAAAAAATATTTATATGCGTTGGAAATCAACGTCCGACTAAGGAATGGAGTTTTATTACAAAAGAATCCTATATAATAAATATTAAAAATAATAATTTAGATTCTAATAAGGTAACGCATAACAAAATTAAAAACTTTATATACGAACGTGAATAAATAATTTATCTAGAATATATGTTAACAAAATTGTTTAATGATTTAATTAATATGTATAGTTCCTCTTCTATAGTATCAACTTTAATTAGCATTTCTAAGTTAATGTTATTTGTATAATTATTCTTTTTTAATAGATAACTAAATAGGTCATGTTCCTCGCCATATTTTTCAAAACTAGACATTTTTGGATTTGATACATCTATATTATATACGATATCTTTCAAACTATTAAATCTATACCAATTATCATTTTCCATAATAGCATTTCCAATATCAATCATCATTTTAATATTAGGTGAATTGATTTTTCTAACAATAGTTTCGCATTCATGTATAGTATTAATAAAATTGCATCCGTATTGTTTACTATTATTTTCAATACAAATAACTAAGTTTAAGCCCATCATATAAAATGCCAACTCTTCAAAGAATGAAACAAATATTTCATTGTTATCTTTTTTGTCGTCAAATACTTTTCTGTTTTTTGGGCAGCCAAAAACTAAAAAATCAACTCCAATATTTTCTGCGCAGTTGACAACATATTTCAAATGTTTTAATAGTTCATCCCTAGTGTCTACAGAAAAAATATTATATGTAAGTGTGTATGTTATTGATTGAAAAGAGTTAATTTTCAAATCTCCATACTTATTTGATTTTATATTAGATAGATTATTCCACTGATCAATAATTTTTGTTGGTGCAATCTGAAGTTTTCCTATATCATAAAGTTTTAAAATCTGAGAAAACTGTCTTTCACTTAGTTTATTAGTACATATATTTGAGACAGATAATTGCCTTTTATCTCTCTTTGAAAACTGTAAAAACTCACGAAGACCATCCAATATATCCTTCTCTGTTCGTATATAACTTTCTTTACTACTATTAAATAATTTACCATATTTTGTACAAGTATCATATTTAACTGTAACATTGTTGTTACCAAAGTATTCTATTTGAAAACCATAATTAACCTTATATATCTCTTCAAATAATGAAATGATCTTATTGGTATGAACTGGCTCAGTAAATAAATTGCATACTTTAATATTTTTTTCTAATATATTATCTATATCTTTTTTTAACCAATCAAGGTAATACCATTGAAATGAAGATTGTAAAGGAATATTTTCTATTCTATTATTATTTATTAAATCAAAAATAATATTTTTTTTCAATCCTTTACCAAACAATCCAGGCAAACGTACTATATGATACTTTTCAAATCTCTCTTTTATATATTCTTCAAATAAGTACCGATTCTTACCATAGGTATGATTTTTTTCATAGTGTATTTCACTATCTTCATCATTTTTACATGTTACATCATTATAAACATCTATAGTGCTAATCAAAATAATCTCATCGACTGTTATTGTATCTAGTACTGATTTTATGCTATCTATAGTTGTTTTATCATGTTCTGGATTTTTATTTGCATACCATTTAACTGCTGGAATGCCTGAAAAAAATAGTTTTGAAAAATGTTTACCTTTTGCTGCATAAAAGTTTTTACTGTTATAAAACTCATCGACTGGATAAAACTGTAATAAATTAGATCCAACAAACCCAGTATAACCGACTAATGCTGATGTCATATTATACAATTAATAATATAACATTATTTATATCTTTAGTTTTGATAAGTATTTTTCTACGTAGTCTTGATAATTAAAAATACCAGTAATTTTACCACAATTAACAGACAAGATTTTATTGCTTTCTTCTATATTACATTCCCGTGTATCACAGCCTGATATTAATTTGCATTTATACGATAAAAAGTAATCTTGATAGATAAAATCATCAGAAAACCTTTTATATACTTGTAGAACTTCTCTTTCCATATTATCTTTTATTTCTATGACTTTTTCCTCACTAATAGAATATTTTAATATAGTATTAATATCTTTTGACTTTATAATAGGTGTATATAATACATGTGTTAATGTATATGTATTATCTTCTATGTTTCTAGGGAATATTGAAAAAAAATTACCATCCATTATAGTTAATGCACCAAATACAGTGTTACTCTTTTTTTTATAAACAAGACTAATTGTTAATTCATAAATATAAGTTTTTGAAGACATACCTAATTGATTAAAAGTACAATCTAATAATAAATCACAATATTCTTCACCATTTATAATAATATTATCATCTTTTGATGATATATCATGTACAGTATAATTTAATTTTATATCCTCTTCATTTACAAATGATTTAAAATATCTTTTTGCTTTTATTGCACTAATAAACTTTTCATTTGTATTTATTACAGAACCATCTATATTATCCAATATAGGATTATCTCTTATAGTGTGATTATACATCAAGTCATTAGAAAATATTTTAATATATGTATTGTAATCTATAATTGAATCTTTTGATATTAAATAATAATTATTTTTAATATTTTCTACAACCATTGGATACTCTTCAATGAAACGTTTATAATTTTTTTTGCATAATTCTCTAGTTTTATGGGATCTAGGATAATGATAACCTAAATGCAGTCTATTTTGATTATTAAGAGATGATCCAGAAAAAATAGAATCCGATTTCTCTAAAATTATTACATCTATATCTGAATGCATTTCTTTCAAATACTTATAAATGTGTAATCCATACCATCCTGCTCCTACAATTACTATTCTCATTTATCTAATAATATAAAATATAATTTTAATAGATAAAAGATGCAATAAATGCTATCTCAAATAAACTAACTACCAATCTCTGTCTTTCTAACAGTTCATCTAATAAATCTAATGATACAAATCCTACCATTAACAATAATATTAAATATGTATTTTGAAATATTTCTAATACTATTTCAAGATCCTCTTCGTTTGTTTTATAATATCTTAGTAATATTGGTAATAACCAATACATATCGTCCTGCTGTACATTTGCTGCTATATTAACCTCTCTATGTTGATTCATAGCTCGCATATATGTAGATATACTATAAATTAATGCCATGTTTCTACTTCTTATCTATGAACAATAATTTTTCTTTCTATTTTATATATAAAATGTTTAATAAAACAACAAAAAAACAAAAAAGGCAATACGCAAAAAAAACTAGAAAACACAAGAAAGGTGGTATGAAAAAACGCGCAAAAACAAACGGAAAAAAAATATATCCAAAGATAGCAAGTAATCAGAGTGTTGGTTTAAGGCATAAGAATGGGAAAAGATATGCTGTATTATTAGGACAAACTAATGAACCAATAGTTAATCAAACTACGAATAAAATTATTTTGTACGACTACAAGACCGCTATAAATAAACATCGGCTTAAAAAACTTAGTAGTTACTCTCCTCAATTTAATCCACAGGGAGGAAAAGAGAAAACTAAAAAAAACAAATCAAAAAGAACAAGAAGAACAGCCAAAAGAAAAAGAAGAAAACATTAAGTATAATTAACTAAAAAGTATTACTATCAAGATAAAATATAGAAATATATAGATCAATATTCTTACTAGATATTTCTAACTATTTATTGAAGATAAATCAAAAAATTGATTTAAAGATTACGTCCATGTAATAATTATTAACACAATGAGTACCGCACAGTCAGATACCAGCAGTAACGCAACTGAGTCCGTAATGGCTCAATATGAGGAACAATTCGCCAATCTTAATAAGACCCTTGTTGGTTTTCGTAGTCAAATCACTGCACTTCAGCAGCAACTTCGAACTATTGAAAAGAGTGTTCGCAAGGAGATGAACTCACTCAAGAAGCAGGCTGATAAAAGTAAGAATCGTGGAAATCGTAAGCCATCAGGATTTGCTACACCATCTAAGATCTCACCTGAGCTTTGTGAGTTCATGGGAAAGCATGAGGGTGCTGAAGTTGCTCGCACTGAAGTAACTAAGTTTGTTATCGCCTACATCAAAGAGAATGGTCTAGCTGAGAGCAAGTCTATTAAACCGGATAGTAAGCTTAAAGCTCTACTAGGTACTAAGGAGGAAGATCAAGTTACCTATTTCAATATCCAGCGATTCATGAATCAGCACTTTCTCAACTCCAAGAAAAAGTCAAAAAAGAAGTCAAATGAGACAGAAGTTGAAGCCTCTGCATAAAATAAAATAAAATATAAATCCAATTTTTTATTTCTTATCAAGAATTGGATTACTATTACCATCTTTTCCGGAGATTTAACTAAAAAAATGAATTATATACCCAATTTTTTAGTTACATTACATAAACTAAACGTTATTATGATCCAAGCATTTATATTTACATTTGCATTAGCAACACTTGTACTAGTAATATATAGTCTTATAGAAATCATATGTTGCAATGATTATAAGAATTGGAAAACAGCTATAAGAAATAAAAGACGACAGAGATTTTACAATACAAAAAATACACCAAGAAGACGACATTCTGAACCAGCTAGGCGTAGAAGAAAAAGAAAACATATCCTAGCTAAATAAGTTATAAAATTGAAATCTAATTAGTTAATTATATTTTTTTTATTACCATTATCGAAACCATGATTGCAACTATCATCGACATTTTATACACTATCTTTATTATGACAATAATATATCAAACATATCGCATCGCGGTTATATATCCAAAAATAAAAGCTATTGATAAGAAAAACAACTTTAAAAAAAAGAAAAGAAAAAGAGCGACAACACCTCCTCGAAAATCTAAAGTTAATAAGGTTTTGAAATAATAAATCAATATATAATTAATTTTTTAATATATTGATTTAACTAATGATTATCACGTGAATCGTCAGTTCGTGAACGCTTATTTGGACGTCCTCGTCGGTTATTAGATCCATTAGATCCACGAACAAGTGTCCACTCAGTTCCTCCTACATTCAAACGATCTCCTACACGTGGTCCTCCTCCTCGAAAACGTGGACGAGAACGCTGCTGACGACTACCGCTCCCTGTTGAAGAGTTGTCGGCCTGTGAATCACTGTTCTCACGACGCTGCTGCTGGGATTGGCGACGCTCATGACGGGTCTCGCACATTAACATACCTCCGTTCATTCCTCGAACATCTTTTGCTACAATACGTGGGGAACTACCACTTTTTTCTACTTGCGTAGTCTCAAACTCCACATACTCACCCTGCACTAGATAGCGAAATTGATCGCCACTAGTAAGTAGAGCGGAGTGATGAACAAAAACATCCTCATCACTACCCGTGGAACTAGTATAGGTAATAAAACCATAACCGCTCTGATTGTTGAACCACTTAACGCGTCCAACTTGCCGTGTGTTTACTGCCGTATCTGCCATTGTAATACAATATCTATGTTTATAGCTTTAAGCTTGTTTCAAGTAAATTATGACCAATCATATAAACTATCTGTTTCAAATCCATGATGTTTATATAAATTGCCTAATAAATTACGCAAGTAATTATAATCTGGATCCTCATCAAAATCTAATCCTCTGCAATACTTTAAAAATAAAATTAACTCTCCTGGTGATGTTTCAAAATGTGTCCATGGGACTACGCGTAATTTTTCTTCCCCAATTGCTTTATACCTCTTCTCTTTATCACTTGTCTTTATTGATTGCCACGGTAATCTCCCATTCAATAAATATAATAATACATATGCAATTGATTCTAAATCATCCCTCCTACTTGGTGTCATCCCTAAATGAACATTTACACTTGCATATCTTGCTGTACCTGTTAATTTTCTACCTTGTGATAATGTTATATGTAAGTCTTTCTTTGTTATATATCTTCTTGCTAGGCCAAAATCTATCATATATATCATATTTGTTTCTGGTTTTATCAAAAAATTATCTGGCTTTATATCTCTATGAATAATACCCTCATTATGTATCATTTCTATCCGTTTCAACATCTGAATACCAATTGCTAAAACGCTTTTTAAACTTAACTTACCTCCACATGATACTCGCAATTCTTCCAATGATTTTCCTAATAGATCCATTACCATATAATTAAAATTTCCTTCACATCCGTATGATCTCAAACTAGGTATACCTATTGTGTTTTCAAGCAATTTATATATTTTTGCTTCTGTTTTTAATAAAGAACTTTCTGTTGATTTCTCTATTTTTATAGCTATTTCCTCGTTTGTATTTACATTTAATCCCTTGAATATCTTTCCAAAAGAACCTTCTCCTAATTTTGAAGTTATCTTATATTTTCCTTCAACTACTAATGACATTTTGGGAACGTCCTCTACTTCTATTTGTTGCATGTCTATATATCATTTACTATTTGTATTTATTTCAATTCAAACTTAATAATATTTTTATTTTTCACGAAAATTGAATAGAAATAAAACATAAAGCATTACTTACAACTATAACAAACAACCATGGTACTTATCTGCGATAAACAGTTTAATGAAGAGAGATATCAAAATATATTTAAAAGAACTGCTAGTTTTGAACTCAGTGACTTTCAAAAATGGTCTATTAAAGGTATTGTAGAGGGTGATAATGTTCTTATCACAGCACACACTGGATCGGGTAAAACTCTTCCCGCTGAGTTTATGATTGACCATCTTATTAGATATGCTGAAAGTGATGGACGAAAACGCAAGAAAGTTATATATGCTTCACCTATAAAAGCTTTGTCTAACCAGAAATTACATGATATGCGAAAAAAATATCCAGATATATCTATTGGGTTACTTACTGGTGACTTCAAAGATAATCCTGAGGCTGATGTTCTTATTATGACTACTGAAATACTAAGGAACACATTGTTTAATAAACAAATAGCTGAATCTACTGGTAACCCTATGCCACTGTCGTTTGATATGGATATTGATAACGAATTGGGTGGAGTTGTATTTGATGAAGTTCATTATATTAATGATGCAGATAGAGGCTCTGTCTGGGAACAAAGTATCTTACTTCTACCACCTCATATCCAACTTCTTATGTTATCTGCAACTATTGATGCTCCAGAAAAGTTTGCTGAATGGATTGAAAAAGAAAAAGAAAAGCAAGCTAATTCTAAAAATCTTCCTGTCAAAAAAATGATCCTTGCACCTACATATGAAAGAGTAGTTCCACTAACTCATTATATGTGGGTTTCAGCTCACCAAAGTATTTTCAAAAAAGTCAAAAATACCGAATATAAAAAACCTTTTCATGATTTTACAAATAAACTTATACCCATTAAAACACCAGATGGAGTATTTCACCACAATAATTATCTTGGTATATCCAAAATTAAAAATTACTTCTGGGACAATAATGTATACATCAAAAGATACTTTGTCTTAAATGGTATTGTTAAATACCTCAAAGAAAACGAAATGCTACCTGCTATTTGCTTTGTATTCTCTAGAAAACATGTTGAACTAGCAGCAAAAGAAATACAGCATTCACTCTTTAATGCTGATGAAACTCAACCAAACACTGTAGAAAAAGAATGTAAGAAAATACTTATGAACAAGTTCCCTAACTATAAAGAATATCTTGGACTACCAGAGTTTATTGAGATCGTTGATCTTCTCAAAAAAGGGGTTGCTATTCATCATGCTGGAATTCTTCCCGTTCTAAGAGAAATGGTTGAACTATTATTTGATAAGGGTTATATCAAATTACTTTTCGCAACTGAAACATTCTCTGTTGGTATTAATATGCCTACTAAAACAGTACTATTCTCTAGTTTACAAAAATGGGATGGTTCTGGTAGAAGAAATCTATTGCCACACGAATATACTCAGATGGCTGGTAGAGCTGGAAGAAGAGGACTAGATAAGGTAGGGCACGTTATTCATTGCAATAATCTATTTGACGCTGGTTATGAAAATGAATACAAGCAAATACTATGCGGTGTTCCACAAAAACTTGTTTCAAAGTTCAAAATTAATTATGGACTCGTTCTTAGTGTTATTGCAAGTGGAGCTTCTGATCTTAAAAAAGTTGAACTATTCGTAAAACAAAGTCTTATATCAAAAGAAATAGAAAAAGAAAGCAAAAGTTTGGAAAGTCAACATGAAGAAAAAACTAAGGAAATTGTCTCTTTGGAAAAATCACTTACTTTTGTAAAAACACCAATTGAAGATATTACTAAGTATGTTGAACTATGTGAAATAATTAAAACTCAGGGTGGTAAACAAAGAAAGAAATCCTCAAGACAAATTGATATACTCAAGCAATCAAGCAAAACTATTGAACAAGATGCTGCCATACTTCAAAAACTTCATGCATGCAGACAAGATATCGATAAAATCAAGCAATATGAAATGAATACACATTCATACATATCAGATGAAGTGAATATTATTGCAAATATTCTTAAAGATGATGGTTTCATTACCATCGATGATGGTATTTATTCACTAACAGAAAAAGGTAAATCTGCTAGTCAATTGCAAGAAGTACATACTTTAGCTTGTGCTGATATGCTAGTTAAGTTCGATTATTTTGAAAATATGAGTCCAGAAGAAATTGTCGCACTGCTCTCCATGTTTGCAAATATAAGAGTTCCAGACGAAAAAAAAATGATTTCACCATCAAACATTCCTCCGCATACTGCTAGTGCCGCCATATATCTTAGCCAGTGTATTGATCATTATGTTAATATTGAAGCTAGATATAAAATCGATTCTGGTGAAAATTGTGATATCAACTATGATATAATGAGTGCTATGATTGATTGGTATAAAGCTGATAATGAACAAGATTGTAAATATATTATTAGTAAATTGAATACCGAACAAGAATTATTCCTTGGAGACTTTATTAAAGCTGTTCTTAAAATTAATAATATTTCAGCAGAAATTGAAAAAATTGCAGAATTACATAATAATATTCCCCTTCTAGAAAAATTAAATCAAATACCTAATCATACTTTAAAATATGTTGCTACTAACCAATCACTTTATATTTAGAATTACAAAAAATTGACCAATATTTTTTTTGCTATTATAAATCATAACCACATATGTTATCTAAATTAAAAATTATGCCAAGCGACAATAAATATTCAGATTCGGTGAATAGTTATTCTATTGAACCCAGGAAAAACAACTCTTGTCAGGAAGTGGAAATATGGAAAACTATTCTAAGTAACGGAAAAACCGTTAATGTAGAAATTGGTAGACTATATGATATGGGTAAGTTTACACTTGAACTAGATCAACAAGAATACGATACGCTTATAAACAATTGCAATTCTGGAACAATTATTATAAATGATTTCGACTATAATATAGACTATGTTAGGAATGTTAAAGATATTTGGGTAGAAGTAAATGGCATTCCATTAAAAGCGTGTAATAAAATACCTGATATTAACTCTCAGGAAAAAATGGAATTATATAGAATAATTTATAAATGGGATATCATTGCTAGAGATGAAAAATCAAGTGGCTCAGAAAGCAACTCTGATTCTGATTTTGACGAACAAAAATTAACACATAATAATTGTATTCATCTAACAACTAAATATGCAATCATAAATGGGTTTGATATTAACGAATTATAAACGATGTATCCTAATTTTTTGTTTCAAATTATACTCATCATTAAATATATGTAATGAATATTCTGAACTATCATACAAATCATATTTATCTTTTGTTTTAAATGTTGAAATACAAGATAAATCTTTTAACATAACAGTATACTTATACTCACTATCTACTTCTTCTCTATCAATTATATATCCTCTATAACGTTTATCACTAAGATCCTCTATCCCTAGACATATAGATAATAATTTAACATCATTTTGCACTTTTCGTATTGCCTTCATTTGAGAATTAATATAATCTATTTTTTCAAACCAACGCATTGCAAAATGCATTCCTTTATCTCCAATTTTTCCATCATAAACATTCATCAGAGTCATATTTATTAAATCTACTAGCCGACGTATAGGGGAAGTAGCATGTGCATAAACATCTATCACACTATTCATCATGTCATGGCCTTTATTGTCTAATGTATATATTCCACCCGAAGATTTCCATGTTCTTGCAAAACTTTTTAGTTCACTTGGTATATTCATCTTCTCATCTATTGCAGCTGCCTTAAATGATCTAAACACACCTTTTTTTAATTTATCTTTCAATGTTTTTCCAATATAATTATTCATCAAAACCATATACATCTGAACAACATCATGACTATCAGCTATCTCATCTATGAAGTTATTCTTCTTATTAATTCGCTTTGCCATGATTTCCGCTTCATTATATGTGCTATCTTCTTTTAATTTAACATCATCGTATGCATAATTTTTTTTAACTTTAACCAATACATTTTTAAAATCCACTCGACTAATATTATCTCCATTAATTTCTATGTCCATTGATATTGCAAAGCGTCTTTGTCCCTCTTTTAAACTACATAGATTTTCACTAAGAATTGTCGGTAACATTCCGCGTCTTTCAGCTGTCAGATAAACTGTAGAAACACGTCTATCTAAATTATCCCACAAATCTAGATAATCAAACCACAACGGCACATTTGCTATATACACACTTATACACGTCTTCCAAGGAGACTCGTCATCCAGTTTTACACTAATTGCATCATCAATGTCTACACAACCTTCTGGATCAATTGAAATAACATCTTCATGTGTTCTGTCTATTATCTTGTATTTTTTCACAATATCATCTATTATATCAGACACTTCGCTTGATTTTTTCTTTACACACTTAAATGTATGTTTTGAAAACTTTTGAATAGAATGATTTATTAATTTACAATTCATTTGATGCTCTTCAAAAGCAGACATATCGCTAACATCTCCTATAGTCTGCTGTAAAATACCATGTGGATGTTTATCATTCCATTTTTCAAATACAAACAAAACATACTTATCAAGCTTATTCTTATTAAAACTAGAACTCTTATCTTGATATGGTACTAGGAAAACTGGTAAATCTTTATCATTTGGAATGCACTTATAGTATAACTTATTTTTTTGTCTACCATAAGTATTGCCTGATGTTACTAATATACCTGGTATTAATTTAGATCTATATGGAGAGCTTTTAACAATTTCTTTTTTTTTCAGATCATATTCATCGCCACTTAGTAGCTTATTTTCTATAGGATTTATTTTCATCAAATGCATATACTCAAGTGCTGTCATATAAGCTTTTGGTATCCATTCACTTTCATTATAATGTCTATCTTTTGCCATAAACTTTGCCATCCTTACTTTATATAAACTGTATGATAATTTTTAAATATACTATCATATAGTTTTAATTTCAATTTTCCTTTTTATCTTGAATACTAGTATCTTCAGCATGGCTTTCATCTATTATTGGTGCCACCTTTCTTTTTACATTTTGACTTTGTAATAGTCTCATTGCTAATTTTGGAAAAATAGCTACTACATTCATGTAAGTTCTGTATTTAAAAGTACATATAGTAGTATTGGCAGAATAATCTATACTATACCACCAATATGCAGGTATGTAAATCATTTGACCCTCATTTAATGTAACTTCCAAACACTTTATCTTATCAAAATCGGGCTTATATTGCTGCTGAACATTCCAAGGATTTACTGGAGATCTAAACTCGAAGTTTTCGTAATCATTTTGAGGATACAAGTATTTTGCACTTTTAGGTGGTGCTAATTTAATCTTAACAGACCCTTCTGTTACTAAATAATAGTTCCTATAATTTACATCATATCTAAAAGGTGTTTTCGTATTTGCAGATGCAATAGTTAAATCATATAAACAGGTTGAAACCATATAAGGTCTAATGAAAGAATCATTATATCTAAATGTTTTTATCATTCCTGTTTCTTCTAAAAAATCACTATTATTCTCTAAAACATATTTACCTTCCTTATCTTCATTTACAGCTGATAGAGCATTTGTGTATGTTAACGGAATATATAACTCTTCTTCATCATCTATGTCTTTGCTAACATTTCTTATTTTTATATCAAATGCTCCATATGTATCTTGTATAACTGCTCTCTTGCATGATTGCAATAATCGTTCATTTGGATAATCAAATATTACTGGTTGCCGCAAATCGCATATTTCCTCTAATTTATCTTTAGACGGCTGTTCTATTTCATAAACCTCTAAATCATCACTGGTTTTGATGTGATAATATACGTGCAAATATATAAATAACACCAAACAAAAAATAAGTAAATTAAGAATCACTCGCATATCTAACTAAATACAATGTCTATTTTCTTTCTAAATTATTAACGCTTTAAAATCTAATCTTCATCATCGTTACCTATTTTTGGAGCAAGATAAAACTGAATATAGCTCTCTTCTGCCATATCATATTTCAATCTCATTGGTGAACCTATTGTAAACTCCATTTGTGTTTCCGATGAAATCTTACTAAAATTACACATCATCTTAATGTATCTTAATGCAAATGACTGTTTAATCTCATTTTTATCTTCTGCTAAAGCAAACTCTGTAACATCATCCAATGACATTGATGCTTTCATACTACCATCTACACCTGTTGCTTTCATAACTATATCTTCATCTGAAAACTTAAATGATAGAGTATCATCAAATATCTCAAATTGACTTATCAATTCAGTAAACTTCTTAGATGAAATTATCAGATCAATATCACTGTCTTTTTCTGGTATCTCCATAACATCACTGTTTACATCAATCAAAGGTAACTCAAAATGCTTATCACAAGTTTCTTTCCCTTCTGTAAAACTTAAACTTATTTTATCCCCTGCAGATTTAATATTCAATGTCATAGTTTGGTCTTGATGAAATGTAGATATTACTTTGTGCATTATTCCCGTGGCTAAACTCGCCTCTTGAACATCATCTTCGCCATTCCACTCATATTCTGAAAACCATCCAGGTGTTAATTTCCACTCGAATAAACTTACATGGCTTCCATCCAAACCTTGTACATCTATTCCTTCTTCACTAAATCTAAATGTAACTGTCTCTGAAAACTGCTTTAAACAGTTCAGAATAGTTGCTATATTGTTAGTACGTTTTGGATCGGTTTGAACAAACTTCATTTTAGTATTAATATTATTTATTTGCTTTTAAATAATATCAATTTTTTAGTAAATAGTTTACTCTTCACTTGTTTCTCCAACATCTCCAGATGATGCTGCTACTGTTTCTGCACTTTCTGTTACATCAACATTATCTCCAGTAACTGCTTGTACAGATGAATTATCATCTGATGCAACCTCTGCAGCAACATCTGCTGCCTGTACTCCAGTTGATGCTAGTTCTGCTACCTTATTTGTTAGTCGCAAAACAGTTGCTTGAATGTCTCCAATTGATGCTTGCAACTTTGCAATTGAACTTGTTAATTCTGCTACTGTTGTACTATTTGAAGAAACACTGTCTAACACACTTTGATCTACTTGAAGACCAGATACTCCACCTACTGATTCGTCACTATCAATAAGTGTTCTTAATCTAGGTTCAATCTCACGAAGTCTTAGTTCGTGATTCTCTAGAATACTTTGAACTGTAATACGTCCACGTGTCTGTGTTACTTGCTGCTGCTGAACTTGATTCTGACTTTGTGTAGTTACTGTTCCTGCTCCACCTGCTCTACGACGACGTGCTGCTGATAATCCTGCTGCTCCACTCATTTATATTTATTTTATGATTAATTATCTAAATTATTTACGCAATTAATCATATATAATGGCATTTATTGTCTACGAACGTGAATTATATGATAAGGTTTTGTTTTATCAACGTAAAGATTTTAGAAAAACTGACTGTATTAAAACAGAATATATTGAACGAGGAGATACTTCTACAAAATTACATTACATCAAGCAACATATGGATACTATTTCTAGAGTAAACAGACCTGATACTCCTGCTATGCCTAAATTGATTATCCCTATTAAGCCCTCATCGCCATTTTAATAGAAGGATGTGAATTATAATCTTTTACGATGAAATCTTCTATTGTATAGTCTTCTATATTATCTTTCTTGTCCACACCAATCTTTACTGTTGGGGGGTTCAATGGTTCTAAATCTAGCTGTTGTTTTAATGCATCATAATGATCATCATAAATATGAGCATTTCCTAAGTAATAAACAAACTCATGTGCCTTCAAGTCACAGTGATGCGCAAGCATATGTGTTAAAAAACTATAAGATGCTATATTGAAAGGTACTCCCAATCCCACATCTCCGCTTCTTTGATACATACTACATGATAACTTATTATCACTAACATTAAATTGACACATAACATGACACGGAGGCAATGCCATCTCATCTAACTGACATGGATTCCATGCAGACATTATTATTCTGCGAGATGCTCTTGTTTCTGGATTTTTCAGTTGATCTATTACATTTTGTAATTGATCTACTCCCTTTCCAGTATAATCATGCTGTTTTGTTTTGTATTCCGCATTAAAAAATCTCCACTGATGACCATATACTGGTCCCAAATCATTCTCTTCTAAGTGAAATAATCCTCTACTGTCTAAAAACTCACGAGTAGCATTATCATTCCATATACGGGCATTAACATCTTGTAATTGTTTATTATCGGTTGACCCCCTTACAAACCACAGCAATTCCTTTAGACATGTTTTCCACGCTACTTTTTTTGTTGTTAATATTGGCATCTTATTATCACTTAAATCAAAATGCATCGCTGCTCCAAATACTGATTTTGTTGTCCCATTTCTCCCTTTTCTCTCTTCACCTTCTTCTAATATGTCTTTTATCAATGATAAATATTGGTTTTCATCAAATACAGCACCATTTTTTCCCACCTTTAGTCTTTTCAAAACATTCCGCAACATATTATTCTATTAGACACTATTATTTTAATTTCTTTTCAAAATACATATGGATAGCGCAACTGAAATTACTAATAATGCATCTAAAGAGAGTATAGGATTTATTAAATATGTTTTCAATACAGATGAAGATAGTAAATGCGAAATGATGAATATGGTTCAATATGTACTATTAGCCATCATACCCGCAATTTTAATACTTAAGGCAGTTAGAGTTGCCGTACCTGAAGAAGATGATAGCAAGGGATCTATTGAAATTGTTGCAGAATGTCTTGCACAGATTGCATTTATTGTTTTAGCAATCTATTTCTCCGACAAGGCTATTAGATATGTTCCTACATACAGTAAATGTGATTATGTAAAGGGCAATATTCTATCTTTCTTGCTTCCATTTGTTGTTCTTATGCTTACCATGCAAACTAAACTTGGAGCTAAAATTAATATTCTACTTGATCGTGTTATGGAACTATGGCATGGTAAATCTGATGATGCTGTAAATGTCAAAAGCGGTAATGTTAAGTCTACACAACCTCTAGCTGGACAACATCAACCAAGTCAAGCTGACACAAGAATGGATAATATGCAACTACTCCCATCTACACCAGGTATGACTGGCCTTCCTACAGGTGTTATTCCTCCACAACAAAGTCCTGATTTTAATCAAATGTATCAGTCAGCTCCTACACCTATGGTAAACGCTCACACTCCTGGTCAAGAAAATATGATGGGTATGATGGATCAAGGACCCATTGCTGCTAACGAAATTGGTGGATTCGGTGGTTTTTCTTCATGGTAACCTTTTTTCATAAAATTGAAAACTTTATTTATATTTTTATTTGATAGTACTAATAAAAACATAATCTACATAAAATGTCACTTTGGGATATGCTTCCTTGCGAAATCAAAAACTATATTTATACATATGCTCCTGAGCATAGAAAATTATTTCAAGACAGTTTAAGAGAGGTTCTTCGTATTCCACATAAAAAGAAGTATTCTCAAGTCATGAATACATTTCTCTATGAATGGTACGATGATGATGGATATCTAGAAATCTGTGCAAATGAATATTGTGAAAAACCTATTGAAAAGGGAAATGAAATGTGGCATACTGTATTATTTGATGTAGAATATCCATTCTGCTGTGAATATTGTGTTGGCTTAGGAAGTTGGGCCATAGAGTATGATTATAGAAAATATCGAAGGAATTGTAATCGTTAAAGAAATTGTATATATTCATGTTTCTTAGGCAATTGAAGCCATTCTCTCTTCTTCTATTATAAATGGCAACTGATTTGTAGCACTTTCTGTTTCTGACTCTCTATATGAAATCTCATGAATATCTGACTCTCCAAACTCTACTCTCTTTCCCAAACAAATCCAATATATTAATGAGAATATCAAACTAAATAACAATGTCACTAGTCCAATTGTAATTATTATAAACCATGTTTGTAAATAACTTCCTCCTACACTTTTTTTATTTACACATTCCGATGATGAATATAACATCATTAAACCATATATTGGTGTCATTGCAACTAATAATAATTCTAAAAACAGACTCTTCGTCTTATGATGCCATTTATTTCCTATCATGAACAACCATGCAAATAATGTTGCTATTATATTTACTAGTGCACTTACAACAATATACATTACATTACATTCATCACTAAGATGTTCCTCTATGTCTACATATAATACGTATCCAAATGTGCCCCATATCACTGATGTTGTAATTGCAAAGACTATTATATACACTTTATATTTGCATGTATTTGATATTGTTGGACTCAATAAAGGCACATCTAAACTTGTTCTTATCATCTCGCTATTATGTTTAATTTACTATGAATTAAACCTAATCATTTTTATTATAATCGTCTGATTCTAAAAAGGTTTCTTTTGCAATATTTTTAATAATCTTGTTTTCGCTTTTTCCCATTGTATCCTTATATGTTTTTTGAACTAGTGAAACATACTCGTCCCGTAACTTATCACTGTTTTTCCAATTTGGATTCTCTTCCTCCCAATCAGCAATTGCTTTTCTATATTGATGTGCTACATCTCGAAAACCCTGTTGTAATTTTTCACGTGGTCTCTCTTTTGACCAATCATCATTATCCTTTATGTACAGTGTCTCACGCTTTACATCTGTACAGTGTATTGGTCTTTTACATGTCTCCAACTGTTTTAATTCATTCACAAATATTTGCGTTATGCCATCCTGCAAACTATTATTTTTTACATATTCCAAATCTTGCAATTGCACTTTTATACCTTCTAGAAACTCTGACATATTTATTGCATCTTTGCAGTTCTCGTTTAAGAATACATTTATGTTTATATGATTATTGTTATTATTTCCTACTTTTGGTATTAACTCGCTCATTTGCTCTCTCATTTTCATACGCTCTTCTTTTTCTGATTGCATCTCTTTCATCATTGCCATCATTGTTTGCATGCATGTCGTCATAAATGTTTGATCATCCGTTGTTATTATCTTATTCTCTGTTTCTAGTTCTGATTCTAATTCTGGTTCTGCCTTTTTAACTATCTCTACGCAAATTTGACTATGTTTGTATAATCCAGAACGGCTTTTATATTTTTTATCGCAATTTGAGCAACAATATTTCTTACTAGTACTTTTCGGCACTTTTTGTGTTTCCAATTTGGAAACATTTTGGAAACATTTGGAAACATGTTTCTTTGTTGATATATGTTTCTTCCAATGACTCAAATGACACGTTGCATAGTCACATTTTTCACAAACATATCTTTTTTTTGGATTTTGAATCGGCACTTTTTCGGCACTTTCGGCACTTTTTGTTTCCATTTGGGTATATATTGGAAACATAAAAAGTGCCTAAATCATTTTTCAAATAATCAATGTTTACCAAGTAGTACTTTTTTGTTTCCATTTTTGTGGTAGTTTGGAAACATATGGAAACATTTTCTATGGTGTCATGTTTTATAATAATATTTTGTACACAAAGCATTTATGGTTTAAAATATTTACCATACTTATTTTTTCTGGTACTTTTTACTAGTACTTTTTTGTTTCCATTTTTGTGGTAGTTTGGAAACATTTTTGGAAACAAAAGTACTACCACTAATTCGGCACTTTTTGTGTTTCCATTGGAAACATCGTTGGAAACATGCTTTTTTGAAAAAAAAATATTTTTTTTATTATCATATTTGCTTTCATATCTTTTTATTTTGATGCAATTCGGCACTTTTTTCGGCACTTTTTCGGCACTTTTGGAAACACATTTGGAAACATCAAAAAGTGCCGTTTTTGAAAAAAAAATAAAAATAGTGCTCTTTTTTCAGTCCTACATAAACTCCCTCCATAAAAATCATGAATACTTATTTTAGGTCGCTTCACTTGTAGGTAAATTTTTATTTTTTATTTATTTCTAATTCTTTATTTGAAAATTCAAAAATGGACAATTATTTTATGTCCAAAATCAAATTTCTGAATATAGAATTAAAAGTAAAAAAAAATAAAAAAACTTATTAGATCTATAATTATACCTATATAAAGCAAAAGCACTATTGTGTTGTTATATATGAGAGCATTTATAGTGTTAAGTTTAATAGTGACAGTATTAGGGCTTAATATGCCTCCAAAATTATACCCTTATGATCCAAGAATACATTCACTTGGCAATATTGGTTTTAAAGGAAAAATACATGCTAAGTTAGCTCCTTATTTTACAAAGGCAATCGACATTATTGCCTATGGAGGTGTTGATGTAAGATCTCAAGAACTAGAAACCTATACTAATAAGACCATTCTTGATTTTGGATGTGGAACTGGTTTTTCAACTTCAAATAATAAGGGGAGTCTTGGCATAGATACAAGTAAAGAAATGATTGATGAAGCAAAAAAATTATTTCCAGATAAAAGATTCGTTGGTGGTCATGCAGAACAATTTAAAACAGATGAACAATTTGATATAGTTACATGTATGTTTCTAATGCATGAAGTTCCGTCTAGTTGTAGAAAGACCATTATTGAAAATGCATTATCAATCGCCAGCGAGAAGGTTATAATATTAGATATTGCGCCTGTATACAAACCAAGTAATATGATGTTAGAAGGCGAACCATACCTTCCTGATTATTTAAATAATATTTCAAATGAGTTAGCCGATCAAGGTTTCATTGAAAATGTTATAGTAAAAGGTCACGTACATAAATGGTGTTATACAAAAAATACCCCGTTTAAAGTAAAACCTATTGTAACTCCAATTTACAGTAGAAGAAACGATAATAGTTTAGATTACAGAGGTGTAGCTAAAATAGATTAAAAAAAGATAAAAGGATTTCATTAATATTTATCAATAATGCGTTATAATCCATGCAAGGTAACATCTTTAGTAGTACCTTATTTAGTTTTAAAAATGATAATAAATAGTAAGAAATATCATTTTTTAATAACGAGCATACCAATGTCATTAACAACGGTAGTATATCATCATAAATTAATAAAAGGAGTAAGGAAATATGATATAGTTGTTTCATTAATGGCATATATACACCACGTGTTATATTATTCAAGATATTCTAAGAAGAATCATAATTTTTATCAAATATTACCAGGAATGTTGTATCTTGTAGATAAAATATTTGAGAGACTAAAATATGAAAAGACGAGTTATTATTTTCATGCTCTATCGCATTTGGCTGTTATACCATGTGTTTATTTTAATGTTAGTGATAGAATATAAATAAAAATGGTAGTAATAGTATATAATAATGTTTTTAATGAAAAATATTATGAATCATAATAGTAATAACGTTACTAGCACTAGTAAAGAAATTGCTAATTCAATTAATATAAATGTAACCTCAGTTGTAGGGGACAATTTTGGTGACGCAGTGAATGGAAGATTTTGGCATATGATGTCTGGAAAACAAATAGTATCAAATGCAAGTACTAATCATTATTTGACAACGGGAAGCATTATGTGCATAGCAAGACCAACATCAATAATATTTGGAACAGGATTTATAGGAAAATATGCGGACTTAGGGGGAGGTAGTTTTATATCTAAGAAAAGTGTAAGACACTGTATGCCTCAGAAAGTTATAGCAGTAAGAGGGCCTTTATCAAGAGATAAACTATTAAATATGGGTGTTAACTGTCCCGAAAATTATGGTGATCCGTTGTTATTAATGCCATGCATTTATGATAAAAAAAGTGAAGGTGAAGAGAAAACTGTTGGTATAATACCACACTATGTAGATAGAAATAGTGAAAATTATTTAAAATTAAAAACAAACCTGGAAGCATCAGGATATAAAGTAAAGTTTATTGACATAGTAGTAGGATCTAATTATGAGAAAATAATAGATGAAATAAATGAGTGTGAATATATAGTATCTTCTTCGTTACATGGAACAATGATGGGAATAGTATATAATAAAAAAACAGTGTTTACTGAGTTCAGTAAAAATGTGATAGGTAATGGATTCAAGTTCGATGATTTTTTCTATTCAATAAACACAAAATATGAAAAGAAAAATATATATGATAGCACTCTATTGGATAATGTAATAAATGTAGATTACAATTATTTGAAATCACTAGGAAGTAAATTAATAAAGTTAATTCCGTTCATAGAAAATAATAGAAAAATAGAATTATTATCAGTATACGAAAGATTTTACGAATAAATAATAATTTAAACAGAATGTATAAATAATTATATATCAAATGGCATATGTAATAATTGGAAGTAAACCATATACTAAGATAGAATAAAATAGTTACATATACGTAATGATGTATGTAATTATTGAATGATAATACAAAGAAATTATTTATAAAAATTATCATGAGTATAAAGAAGAAGATTGCGGTCAAATACCCTTTCATATATAGCTACTTCATAATCATGTGATTTATTAAAAGGTTCAACATGTATATTTTTTCTAGAAAAATGCCATTTATCGAAAGAATCTGAATTGATGTTGTTTTTGCAAGAAGTGATTAGTATATATTCAAACTTATTTTTAATATTATCAAAAATAGTAAGAATCTCTTGGTTTTTTAAATGAAAAATGACATCTCTAATAATTATTAATGAATTTGAATTAATATTTTTATAGTTTACCAAATCTTCACATAAAAAGGTCTTTTCAGGATAATTATTTGAGTGCGAATCGATTAAAGAATCTACAACATCAACACCAGTGTATTTAATAGATGAATTATTAAAAAATTGCGTTTTTTTAATCCATGTCAAATCACCGCAACCTAGATCTAATACTGATTTACATTCATTAATTGAAATGAAATTATCTAAAAATGTTGAACATTCTTTTGCATTTTCTAATGATGAACCTGGTCCAGATAATGGAATGTCTTTTCTACCACCGTTCCACAATTCATTATTATATATATGTTCAAATATCTCTTTGTTATTAGACATTATATAATAATGCATTAACATATTTCTAAATGCATTTCGCATTACTTTTTAAAAATAAGAATTTCATTTCTATATTTAATATTCGGATTCATCTGTGGAAAATCAGGAGTTCTATACAAATATCCCTGTCTAATAAAATTATCTACAACATTTTGAACAAATGGATTTTGCGAGTCATCAAAAATAACAATACAATTATCCTGTAATAATGGGCGTAAATTTAAAAAATCTTGTTTATATGTTTCTTTGGCTCCATCTATATGTATTATGTCAAATACCATTTCGGGGTTGTTTTTAACAAAAGCAGGAACTTCAGTTAAACATGAGCCTTTAATAAACTCGAATCTATTATTATACATATTTTTCAATGTCTTTGCGGCTTCTAAGACATAAACTTCAGGATGAATATTTGGACATGGTGGATAAAATAAAGCTATATCATTAGAGTATAATGTAATATTATCATTTGAATTTAATGCTAAATATGCTGAATGTCCGCCATTAAGACCAATTTCAAACATTTTTGTACCCATTTTACAGGCTTTTGAAAAACGTTTTCTTTTTTCTTCACAGTCTTTTAATAATGGAGAATTATAGAATGGAGGATTCATTTGCTCGTGATCATAAAATAGATTACCAATTAATGTTGGAATATAATTCTTATTTTCCAATGCTGTTTTCAAATTATTATTTAATGTATTTAAATTATCATTAAAATCAACTGACTCAACTAACGAAGTATATGTATCCATTATATTAATATTGAGTTATGTTAAAATCAACAATTAAACGATAAGTTGGTTGACCCGTCCGATGATTTACAATATTTGTTATCTATGATTGAATTAAAAGTTTCATCTTTATTAAATTGATACATTCCTCGTCTGGAATGTTTGAAGTTTTTGAAGCATTTTTGGCGAGAAAAAGGTGTGGCATTGTGTGTGTTAAAATGTCATTTTCGATTATTTTCAAAAGATTTATTAATAAAATAATTAATAGGCATATTTCCTTCTAATATATCTTTTTCTGTTTTATGTTCTAATGCTTTATATACAGAATTAACAAGTGTTACTAGTGGTTGATATTCACGAACAATATTTTTATAATTATTATATGGTTTTTGTATAAACTCTTCTACACAGTTTGGCCAATTAACAGGATAAATATTATCAAGTCCCTGAAATATTGTGTAATTATCGAATAAGTTTGGATGCGTATTAAATAAATCCTTCATCAAAACACTGCCTATAACTGTCCAATCTAATCGTAATCTATTTTTAAAAAAATAATCTAGTTTTGCTCTCATATTCGCCTTCCATAATTTCATTAATTTGGTTTGTTTTTTACTTCCAAAAACACCATTACATAATGTAGTATTATTTTCTTTCATAAAGAAACCATCATTCTTTTCCAAAATATCAAATAAACTATCTAATGAATCGATAACAAGTGTATCACTATCTAACCATATACCACCATGATCGCAAATTAGATTAACTCTAACAAAATCGGCTTGATGTGCAGGCAATAAATTAGAAAAATAAATGGGAAGATCGTTTATATATTTTCTGATATTTTTATCTGTAATTAAATGTACTTTATAGCCAACACCATTTGTTGAATGTAAATAAATCAAGTTTCTTAAAATAGAAATTAACTTATACTCTTTCCCTACCCAATATAAAAATATGTTTCTCGTACTCATTATATTTTATAATATGATATTTATATATATATATTTATATCATATGTATTATTAATCAATTCTAAATAGAATCGTTGTTTAAAAATTGAGACTATTAGTTAAAATCTACTTTTATTATTTCAACAATTTCATTTATTTGTTTTCTATCAATAATCGTATATTGTAAATTGCTAATACCATTTTCGGTAATATACTTCATTTTATCTTCGTGAGAAATACGTGGCCAGATACGATAATGAAAATCATCTGCCTGCTTAAAATTAGATGAATGAATCCTATCAGCTACATCATTAAATCGTGTAAGATATTCAGGATATTCTCGAGCTAAACTATCTCTTGCAATTAGTGCAGGGATTTTTATTATGTTGAACATTTCAGTTCTATTTTGTAGAGCTTTATCTTCTACACCCCATCCCCATATGTTATTTGGAAACCCATTAATCATGTTAATAACATTAGAAGTAATTTTAATAATTCCTCCAAGCGTATTACATCGAGAAGAATAAATTGCAAGAACATGATTGTCATCAATACGCTTAGAATATAATTCATCTAAACATTTTTTTGTGGGATACGTATCTACATCATTAGTAATAAAATATTTAGTTTTATCAGAATATTCTTTGAATGCAACATTAAGAAGAGCGCCCCTATTAAATAATTTACCTTCACTTTGCTCAACAACAACGATTTTGGTATTAGGAAAATTTTCTTTAATAATTGGGAGTGTATTATTAATATAATATTCAAGGTGACGTTCTCTATTTCTGTAAGGTATTACAATTACATTTTCTACCATTTAATAATTTATATAATAGTGTTTTTAATATATTTTTATTCTATATAATATGCGTTTGAATACGGATAACAAACAACGATTAAAATCTTTGTTAACGTTTTTTCTAGAGTTTTACAAAATACTAATGGGTGCATACTTAGTAGTATTTGTGCCAAGACTTTGTGATGAGAGTGTTTGCAGTATGAATGATAATATTTATAATGATGATACTTTTCACAGAGTAGCATTAGGCTTTAACAGTTTTTGCTTTATTTTATTTTTGAATCTCTACCGCGTAGAATTACAAAGAGAGAATTGGTGCATAAAATATTTAGATATAGATGATGACAAAGCAATAGAAAACTTAGATGATGAAATAGAGGAGTATCCGGAAATTAAGAAACAAATGGCATTATTAAATAAATCATATAAGAATGCGGTAACATTGTGTGGAGGTAGTGCAATATTAAATACAGGAATATCATTATACGATTTATCAACACATTGGGCGGGAACGCCATCATTAACACCTTTATTAAGTTCGATACTATTAATATTTATGAAGATCTATGGCTCTTACTTTGTAGCATCATCATCGTTAGTAGGAGAAAGAGCATATAGTGCATATATGAGCGGACCAAAAACATATAACGCAATTGATGAGGATTACATAGAAGGGGATTACTATAAACCAAACCCTAAAGCAATAGATGCTTTATCTGTAAATGTAGAAGTAATAAGTGAGAAAGATACAGATTCTCCCAGAAGAAGAATAGTGCGTCCAAGTACTCCAGTGCCTAATGCATCAAATATAGGTCATTCTGATATAGCAGAAGAGAAGGTTTAAATATAATATTGAAGTGAATTAGAAGTATATTCCAATATTATATATGAGTGAATTAAATATAGATAGTTTATTAAAAGCCTTGGAAAATGAAGATAATGAAAAGTTACTAGAATTAGATCATACTAAGATATCAAAGATGAAAAATGATATACTTCAAAAGCTACATTTACCAAGGGATAAACTGAAGAGTTATCATAAATCATTAAAAAATTATAGATTTATAGATGAATTACCAGATTTACATTATGGATCATATATCAGATGGATTACAATAAGAGATCCAGATAATATAAAATTGACAAATGGTGGTATAGTATGTGAGATGAAAGTAGGTGACGATGGAATAATAGTAGTATGTAAAAATAAGATGAATCGTTTTTTTTCATTAAGAATGAATGAAACATTAATATTTCAGAGGTTATCTGAACAGGAGCAAGTATTATTGTCAGCACTAGATTATCTCAATAATTAACGTTTATTTCTAGTTTTGCTTTTATTTTTTTTGCGGCGTTTTGCAGGTTTGCTTTGAACACGTTTTCCAATTTTAGAAAGTTTTTTTTTGGTTTTTCGGTTAGTTTTAAGTCTAGGTTTCTTTTTGCAAGTAAAACCACTAATAGAAAGACCTTTTTTTCTTATAACACTATCTGTACATATACCAATAGATCTAGATTCATCTTTTGGATCGACTTTTTTAATACACCTACATAATTTATTTGCTAATGCACTTTCAGCAATAGTTTTTACTTGTTTGTTTTTCATTCTAGAGTAATCTATATCATAAAAACGTAGAATAGCCTTATAATCACCATATGAAAGAGCAGCCATTAGATATATATATGTGTTATATTTTTTATAAAAGTATAACAGATAATAATACATATTAGTAGATGAAAATAAGTTTTTGGAATAGTGTATTAATAATATTAGTTTTAGTAGTGAGTTATATAATTATTTTTCATAGAGAATATATCTTCTCTCTACTAAATATGACTAAACAATGCAAAATAGTTGTATTTGACCTAGATGAAACATTAGGGAGTTTTGTAGAGCTAGGAATGTTTTGGGACGCATTGAATAATACACTAGGAAAACAAGATAACTATCATTTTAATGAATTACTAGATTTGTTTCCAGATTTTTTAAGACCAAAAATTATAAAAATATTGAAATACGTATTAGATAGAAAGCATGATGGGTCGTGTAACAAAATAATGATTTACACAAATAATCAAGGACCAAAAAGTTGGGCTCAACTAATAAGTGGTTATTTTGATTACAAATTAGGAAAAAAAGTATTTGATCAGATAATAGCAGCATTTAAGGTAAGAGGAGAGATAGTAGAGATATGCAGAACAAGTACAAGTAAGTCAGTGAGTGATTTATTTAAATGTACAAAAATACCGAAAAATACGCAAATATGTTTTCTAGATGATGTTCATCATCCAATGATGGAAAATGAGAATGTTTATTATATAAATGTTAAACCTTATCATTATTCAATGTCTTATTCTGAAATGGCAATAAAATATTATGAGAAGTTTTCTCCTATGATGCCTTATCATGAGTTTTTATCTAAAATGGAGCATTTTATGAATAGATATAATTATACAGTAGTTGATAAAGGTAAATCAGAAACAGAAGTAGATAACATAATAAGCAAACAAATAATGAGACACTTAGGTGAGTTTTTCAAAACTAGTAAAAGATACACGATAAAGAAGAAACATAGAAAGAGTAGAAAAAGAGGTACTAGAAAATCAAGGCATAAATGATACAGTATTTAAGTTTTTGAAATAATTAAGAGCAATGGAATAGGCTGCAGTAGAAATAAATAATAACAATGCAGAACTAAATACAATTCTTTTATCAAACTTTGTAACTTTTCTATCAACAAGCGGATTAAATCTTATTAGCAAAAGGATTGAAATATAATATTTTATTACAGTTTCTAGAGTTGAAAGATAGTCCGGATTTACAGAAACAACACCTGTAAATGCTATGAAAAATAGCACATAAGATGTGTATAAAATACTCAAATAGACATTTTGGTGCCAATTCATATTATCAGTAAAATCTGAAATAATCTTAGAGATATTCTTTAATTGTGCTTTAATATATCGTATTTCGAACATATAATTTATAATACGATATTAATTATTAGACTGATAATGAGCTAGAGTTCTTGCGCTAGCATCTGTTGCCTCTACATATTTTGGCATCCAAAAATATGGTATAGATTTGTCTGTATTTGGAAAGAATTGGCTATATATACGCCTATAATAAAGCTGTTCAACTGTAGTGGGTGGCATATGATCTTTTGTAGCAAACTTTGTATAATCACTCAAATCTTCATTTTGTCCATGTAGCTTGTTTGTTATAACTTCGTACCAACTTTCACCTTCACCACTTACACCATCACTAAATGCTTCCTTTGATCTCCACAATATTTGTGGTGGAAGAAGATTACTTTCCATACTATCAATAGCATATCTTAGAAGAAGCTTTTCTGGTCTAGACCTAATTATTTGAGCAATGTCATTTAATCCTTTACTTTTATAATAATTAGCATGTCTATCCCAAACTTGACAATGAGTATTGTAACTAGATCTGGGGTTTCTAACAGCAGCAGGGATATTTAGATACTCAGTAACAAATGTCTTATCTAAGAAAGGTGTTCTTGGTTCAAGGCCATTTGATGAAATTGACCGATCTGATCTAAGAACATCAAATGTATGAATATCTTCTAGAAGACGCTTACATTCATTATCAAACTCAATATCATTTGGTGCAACCAACATATAAATATATCCTCCTGTTAATTCATCGCTGCCATCTCCATTAAAAATAACTTTATGAGGATGATTATGAGAAATGTATTGTCCAATTAAATAATTTCCTACACTAGCTCTTACTGTGGTAGTATCAAAACTTTCGATATTATAAATTACATTTGGAATAGCATTAAAAAACTCATCTTTACTAAGAATAACTTCATGATGAACAGAATTAATATGACTGGCAACAACTCTAGCATATTCTAAATCTTTCGATCCAGGCATACCAATACTGAATGTGTGTAGTTCTGGCACAAACTTACTAACAATAGCGGCAATAAGACTACTATCTAACCCGCCAGAAAGTAAACACGCAACAGGCCTATCAGTTGTTCCTACAATACGTTTCTTAACTGCAGTAATTAGATTTTTATAGATGTCTTGACATGCAGATATTATAGCATGATCACCAGGAAAAATATTCTTAAGAACATTAGGATGAAATTGTAGTGAAAAGTATTGTTGATTTCTTTCAGCGACTTGCCATCTAGAGTGAACCTTAAATGGTTTTTCAAGCTTAGTATATGTACCCGGTTTTACAGGACTTATATTATTATCAGCAGTTGTTCCAGTTAGTTTAGATAGAACCTTCAGTTCTGATGCTAATGCAATAAATGAACCTTCCTTTTTATCTGTAGCCTCGAACAAATATAATGGTCTAACCCCAAACGGATCTCTTCCAAAATATAGTTTATCTGATATACTATCGCCATAATAGTCATAAATATGAAGAGCAAAAGCAAATACTCCATCAAGCATTTGCAAAGTTCTTTTCATTCCATAAAGATTGTACATATGAATAATAATTTCACAATCGCTATTAGTTTTAGGTGTAATATCAGGGTGAAGATCATATAGTTCACGATAATTATATATTTCGCCGTTGCATATAAGAGTAACATTACCTATGGAAATAGGTTGCATAGAAAGTTTGTCAAGTCCATTAATAGCTAGTCTATGAAAAAAGAAATCTGCTTCTTGAAGTTGAGAAGTTTCGGTTTGCTCTGGTCCTCTGGGAGCACCGGCAACAACAGCTTCAGAAAGGATCTTATCATCAATACGAGCAAGACTTTTGTTGATAATAGCAAAGATACCACACATTCTGTTTGAGTTATATTAATACTAGCTAATGCTTTAGATTGTTTGTAAAATAATATGAGAGTAATATATATCATGTCTGAAAAAATGTATGGAGTAGTAAATGGAGTATATTTTTGTAATACCGATAGAAATGCTGAATTAGATAGAAGATTAATGGAAAGAAATAGACCATCAGCGCCACTTCAGCCACAATTTAGCCAAAGACCAGTATCTACAAAATATGCTTTACTTCCAATTGTTGACAGAAGAGCAAAAGCAAGTGTTCCTCTGGAAAAATATCCCAATTTTTCTGTTCAAAAGGTATTTAATCCAGGGAATGGTCAATCACCATGGCAGGGATTTGCTACAAGCATTGATGCAGAAAGTGTTTTGCGTAATCAGTATTTTGCTCTACAAGACTGTCCTCAATCAAAATGGATGCCTTCAACAAATAGTGATATGTATCAAGTACATGCAGTTGGTAGACAGGAGCAGCAAACATTTCCCCTATTATTTAAAGAAGAGAGATTTGCACCATTTAATCCTAATACATGTAATTTAGGAAAAGATATGTTTAATAACTTTACACAAATACAGGTAAAAGATAGCAATTGTTGTGATAAAAAATGTTAGATTTATTGTAATATTATCGTCAATATATCTAATGAGTGAAATAAACCCTGATTTTGATGCAACTAGAGTAACACTAATGTATTTGGCAAACTCTGTATATCAAGATGAACAAGAAAAAAACGAACCAGCAAACAAAAAGAAAGAAAAGGAAGAGTTTAAGTTTTACAGAAAAAGAATACATGCTCTTTCAAAAGAAATGTTAAAAGGGAAATATCCTAATGAATCTCTCAAGAAAGCACATAAAACCTTCGTCAAACATATGATAAACTATTTCAAAGTTACTGATAGAGCTGATTTGCTTCAAGAAGAACATAAAAATAATATTATAGACTCTCCTGAAATCGCATGCGAACAACAATTACCATTAGACGCAACAATCGAAGAAGCCAACCAATGTATTATGAGAACTAGTTTACAGCCAATTGCTACAATGGATCAATTTGTTAATATTAGAAAAGTTAAAATAGAACAACCAGATCCACCTAGAAGAAAAAATATAAATATTAAAACAGAAGACCATAAAAGAAAAGGTATTAAAAAGAAAAAGAAAAAGGAAAAATTGAAATAAATGTAATTATAAAAAATTATTTGCATTAAACATGAAGCTCACAACACTAAGCAAAACCCAATTGAGGCGTGTCTTCCACAAAAAAGTTGCGAAATATGTATCTCAACATGATCCATATCGATTTTATCTAATTGATTATAAAACAGACGATTGTTTCTATACTCACACATATGAAAACGGAAAACTATTAGGAAGCGGTCAGGGAGAGTATGAATTATTTGATTTGGGAATAAGCGGAGCTGTTATGGAAGTTAAATATAATAATATTGTTTCCTCACCAAATCCTGAAAGTCCTATGCATCCGGATAATTCCTTTTATCCAAAACTCAAAAAATATCTAGTAGGACCATTTTATACACAGGCATTGGATCTAAACAGTAAATGGCAGCCGATTCTATATCAACATCTACAAAAAGAGAAAGCATTTAAGGTACTAAACTTCTATGATAGAGATTTATTTGATAACAGGTCTTTGTAGAATAAAATAATATATAAGTATAATGGTAAGAGACCTAATCTCTTTTGGAATAATTTTTATTTTATCTCTTGTAGGAATAAAAAATAAATATGTAGGTAGTTTTATTAGCATATTAATAGCATTATTTGTTATTTACAATACAATAATCAATAAGAGATTAGAAATTGAAAATAATATTTTTGTTATTGCTAAAGGAGTTTCTGTTTTGTTACCATTACTTATATACGCAAATTATTACTATTTTAAAGATAAAATAACCTTACCTGGTATATTTTTTACATCTTTAATGGTATTAAACCTACTAGAAGTGTCTTTTTTAGTTCAATTTAAATGTAGTGAAACCTTATCATATATAAATGGTATATTTGTAACGATTTTGGCTTTGTATACTCCTATATTCAAATATGACAAGAGACTATCCTTATATTTGTATGATAATCACTGGTTTTGGAGTATTTCATCATCGATTATGCTGAGTGTATTTTATTTATTTAACAATTTTTATTCTCTAACTAGATATGTTAAATTGCTAATCTTTTCAATAGTTATGCCTACAATATATTCTTTTATTAGTGGTGATACAAAATTGTGGTTGCCATTAAGATTTTTTTCATTAGCATTTATTTTTGCAATAGTATCTAATAACTATTTAACTACATTAGTAACTAATAATGAACATATTACTGATTATACATCAGATAAGTATAATAATTTAAGATTAATAGGAACATTTATTAACTTTTTGTGTACGATTTACTTAATAAAAGGAGGTATTTCTGGTACATTTCTCTCTACTTTGATTTCTTAAACTTGTTGAAAGCAACATTCTATTTATAGGATAAAGGTTCTATCAATAGAATCTAACATACCTTTGAGGTGTTTTAAAAAAATATGAAGAGAGAAAATCAATTAAAATAGATATTTCTGTACTTTTCAACAAACTTATCAGGTATTCTTTTTGTTTTAAAGTATTCAGCATCATGTTTACCGTTGAGCATGTTAATTATAAAATATAATGTATACATTCCACATTCACTTTCTCCATACTGATGTTCAAAGGGGTGATTTTTATCAAACTCTAGTTGCATATTTATAGAACTAGCTTGTTCTTCTAATCTTTTTTGAAAAGCTTTTATTTCTTTTTTAGGTGGATCCCCATTACTATCAAAATGAAAGTGAAATGGATTACCATTTTTTGGTTTTAAATCAATAAAGGAGGCGATCCAATGTTCGCCGTCTTCAGTATGAGGATCAGTATTGTATATAATACCTATTTTGTGCTTTCTTTTCTTAAGCAGATTAGGTATAGAAAAACTACACATTTCATCCCAAACACATTCGTTATGTTGTGTAACAGAATCAAAATCAATGGGTGTAGGACCAATAAATAAAAAATTAGGATGTTTCTTTTCAAAATGGGACATAACACTTGACAATTCAGTACTAGTTAACCATTCGTTAGGATTATCGTCCCATGTAGATGGTGCATCAGGTGCAAAAGTATATAAAGTCATTTCGCGAGAGAGATTATTCTTAGCAAATTGTTGTCTCATCCAACATTTTTCGTTTTCACATGTATTAGAAAACTTATTTTTGAAGAAAACCCATATATCTTGAGCTGAAGAGGACTTTATTTTATCGTTAGGATGGCGAACATTCCATAGTTCCTTCATTTTGTTTAATGAATCATCACTATAGCAGGTAAAATCATCTTGTTTTTCAGGATTTGCAGGGCTACATCTAGGTTTCATATCATTACCTCCTTTTTTATTTTTAGTTATTTTTCTAGTACCGTTTCTAGTTTTTCTCCTGTTTTTGGAAGTTTTACTAGTCATTGTAATATAATATTAATAGATAAATGTTTATCTATTGAATATAATAAAAAGTTAAAAAGAATATATTAGTAATTGTAGTATGAGTTTTAATAGTAATGATAACAAAGCTCTTTTATGGAGTCTAATGTATGAAGGAGGTGTATTTACAAATATACCCCAAGAGCAGTTAGCTAAAGTAAAGGAAATATTTGAAAGAAAAATAGCAAGTTTAAATGAATCAGAAGGATCCGTGTTAGCAAAAAATAAAAAGGCTATGATGGATATGGTTAAAGAGTTGGAGATTTTGAGAACAAAGCCTACATTAACAAACGTAAAAGAACGAAATTATGATACACCTGTTACATCAAATGATATTCAAATGAAAAGAAGGGAAACATTTAATAATAATTTGGAGAAAAGACAATCAGAGTTTAATGATATGATGACCGTGAAAACTCCTGATAAACCAGACTTTACTGATAGTCCAGATGACCCACCAATTGGATCTGAAATGGATAAATTGTTAGCAGATATGATAGCTAAAAGAAACTTGCAATTATCAAATGTTACAGCTAATCATGATGCTAGTGCAGCACAAGAATGGATTACAAAGGATAATAGTAACCCAGGTTCCTTTTCTAATACTATTGGTGAATCTACTGGGGCACCAACATTAAAAATTGGTGAGGCACTAGATAAAGGTAATGTAGTAGAAAATATAAGATTAGATGTAAAAGATGAGCTAGATAACCGTAAGCATGTAACTTTTGCAGATACAAACCCAGATATAAATGATAAAGTAGAACCAAGAAACGGATTATCTTTCTTTGAAAAGTTTAAGAAAACAGCAAGAGATAATAGAGAGATTATTGAAGAAATAAAAACTCTAAGATCAGAAATAACCAATAAACTTTCAAAAATTGATGAGTTGCTGGTAGAATTAAGTTGATATGTTAAATAATAGCATTGTATATAACGTTATTATTTAAATGAATTTTAATTGATACTGTCCATCAACTTCTTCTAGTGTACCTAGTTGTACAAGTTGTTGACGTTCATAACTATCAAAATCATAAACAGCACCAGTTTTTCTATCAAGAGCATATTTTATACCATCTGCTGTAAACTCTACTAGTTGATCAAGTGTTACTTGTTTAAAGTTTTGTTCTGCAACAGCATCAACATCTTCATTAGCATATGAACCTTCATATGAGAATCTGTTAGGATCAACAGAATTAAACTGGAAACATTGTAGTTTTTCACTCTGTCCAGCTTGAGAATGCAATTGACAATCAAAGGAAGCTTCTTTTACAGCCATAAGCAGTTTATCAGTAACTTCTTCTTTTAAAGTAGCAATTTCATACAAGGCCTCATCACTGCTAATAGGTCTATCACTTAATTTGCTAGTGTCTTTCAATCTCAATTCAATAGTTGCTTCACTGGATAATTGTTCTTCTGAGAACTCCATCAAATATAAAAATACATCAACAGTACGTAATTCTTCAGGCAAATCTTGATGACTGCAAATACGACGAGCACGCCCAATAACTTGCTGCATACGTACAGGATGCCAATATGGTTCCATAATATGAACATAACGAGTATTCTTTAAAGAAATACCTTCTGCACCTGATGCTGTAATCATGAAAACTCTTATAACTTCCCCAAAAAGATTGTTACCTGATATGAGACGTAATTGTGCTTCAAGAGTGGGAGGTATAAACTTCCAATCACCATTGAATACATTTCTAACAATCTCTTTTACTTCATCACTTTCAGTACCAGTGTAAAGTGCAAAAGTAGGTTTTCCTCTATCTTCTTCAGCAATATTTAATACCCAATTCCCGCCTTCTTTTTTGATTTTAAACTCAGCAAATCCATTAGCTTCTAAAACAAGTTTAAAAATACCTATACCTTCTAATGTTCTGAATTGACTGTAAACCATATGACAACCTCTGTGTGCTTCATCGGTGATATTATTTAATATCTCCAAAAACTTAGGACTATATGTTTCAAGGGCTTCTGGAGTCAAGAATTGCAATTTTTGTTCCTTTAACATTGCTAATGCACTTTTAATCCTTTCATCATAAGAGGCAGCATCTTCTACTACTTCATTGCCGATTTCATCAGCGTCTGTCTTTCCGTCAATATTCTCTTGACGCAAACCAGTATCTAATACATCTTCATCAGCGTTTTCAATAGCAATAGCTTCTGATATATCACCATCTTTACTTGGCATAGGTCTTTTAATATGTGGACGTGGGAATACAAAATTGCAGAAAGCACGGGAAAAGATTCTGTAAGTAGAAACAGTATCTTCAAATATATCTCCTTGCTGTTTCTTTCTTTTTCTTGCGTTATTTAATTCAAGTTTTCTCTCTGATACTCTTGCTTCTTCATAGATAGCAAATTGTGCATCACTCATAGGAATACGGACAACGTGGAAGTTTTTACCTTTAGAAAATCTAGGCATAAGATTTTCCTGAGCACTTCTAAAATAAGATGTTAATCCAACAATACGTCTTTTAAAAAGATTCATGTTAGTAACATCATTATTGCTATCAATAAATAATGCTTTGAAATCATCCTTTTTATCTGGAAGAGCCTTATATAAATCAACACGGACATTTCTAACACTAAACTTATTTTTCTTAAGAATGGACGTAATATGTTTTACAAAATCATCATCTGTCATTTCTCCTCTATCACCAACGCGAACACCATCATAATTACCACGGGAAGTTTTATTAACAAATCCAAATGGATTTCTTGTAATAGTTAGAGTGGTACCACTTGAATTATAACTTACTAAATCAGAGACATTTCCACCAAGGACAGTGCTTTTGAACATAGCTTTGAAAGTATCAGTAGTAACACGCCTTTCTGAATTAATAGTAAGAGGAAAATGCCAAGTTTTAATGTAACCTCTCAGCATATTGAATAGAATAGCAATTTCATTTGGATAATTAATAATAGGTGTACCAGATAGTAAAACAATCTTTACATTTTGAGCGGACATAAGTAAATTGTATATTTCAACAGAAGCAGAAGTTTTTGATCTCTCTAATTTATTAACAATTCTACTTACCAAGTTATGAGCTTCATCAATTATAACAACTGAATTATCAAAAGGATTGATTTTTCCATTTTTTCCCTTAGTCAATTCTATAATATGACTATCTCTGAGACCATTATAGGAAATAAATTGGTATTTATATCTAATCATTTCATCTATTTGACTATCAAGTGAGGTTTTTTCTACGTCATCTAGTGTTTCAAAATTAGAAGATTTACTTGCATTAACAAGCCATGCGCCTCCATTTCTTCTGATGTATTCTACAGTAAGATTTAGAACACTTGAAAGAGTATTAATATTTTCCGCAGTAGCTTTTACAAACTCCCAATACTGATTTTTACGATACATAGTATCACCACATTTTTTAAGTTCTTCATAGTAATTTCTTCGAAGAGATGCTGGTGTCATAACAACAACCTTTTTATCATTTTTCATACCTTCTGCAATAGCAATAGATGAACACGTTTTTCCCGATCCCAAGCCATGATATAATAACGCACCTCTATATGGTGTATACATATTTATGTAATCGCGTACAATTTTTTGATGGCCCATAAGACTAAACTCACCATCTTGTCTTGTTTCACATGAAGCAGATTTGGAAGCCTCTAATAATTCTGCCTTATATGGTGCAAAGAGAGAATTAATAAAATTAATAAATATTTCCCGATTATTCATGTAGTAAGAAGATGCTTTAATAAGAACGTTAGGTTTTTGTTTAGGAAGTCGTTGAGACATAGGTACATCACCGATTTGTACAAGTCCCGCGGGAAGTATTCTAGTGACACCAATAGGAGATTTTCTTTTTCGCACTCTTGGTTGCTTAGCAACTTTGGGAACAAGTTTAAGTTTCTTTTTTAGTTTTTTAGGTTTTTTAGTTTTATTTACAGGTTGTGCATCAAGAGCAACAGCCACAGGTTCTTGTTGAGCAGGAGTTTCTTGCTGTTGTTGAACTGGATCAGGCAAAGTAGTAGCAGGTTTTGGAAGAATAGGTTTAGGTATTTTAGCTACAGTCTGAAATCTGTCAGCGATAGCATCTAAGAAGAGATCTCTATTAAAAGCAGGATCTACTTTATTTACAACACGAGTTTTTAATGCAACTGCTTCTCGTTGTGCCCCTCGCTTAACTTTAACATCTACTCTATCAATTTTAACAGGCTGATTTTTAACACGTAATTTAGCTAAAAGTTCGGCTGACATCTATAATAATTAGACATAAAAAGTTTTATATCCTTCCATGTTATAAAACTATGGATGATAATATTACCGAAATAAGTATTCTAATAAAAAAATTAGAAAATAATTATGATTTTATTAGGCATCGTGTTGAGGAAGATGTTGAAGAAGAAATAGCTAATCTTCTAGCTCTTCAAGCGCCTCTTCGCAAGCCGTCTGTTCGGCCTTCTTTTTTACGCGATGAGACCCCGTACCAAGAAGCACAAAGACTGGTTTCTCAAGAGATACGTCAGCTTGTATTGCCTCAAAAGATCCGTAATCTGAAAAAGGTACGGCATTCTCTGGAGTAAGATTATGAATTGATTGACCTAGACATAAAAATACACCCATCTCATAACCTGTTTCAGGATCACGTTCCCTCAATTCCAAATAATCCGGAGTTGTCTTGAACTCTTTCTGAATCTTTACTTGCAAAATGTTTTTATAATTATCATCTACTCTTATCAACCTAGCCCAATCAACATATTTTTCAAAAATACTCTCTACAAATATCTGTGCCATTTGAAATCCCGGACCACACACAAATACATTTTTAAACCACCCTTCATCATCGGTAACATCTATTTTATTAAAATCCAGAAATAATGCTCCAATAAATGCTTCAAATAAACAACCCAGTTTTTTTAGATTTGTTCTTGCATTTTTCTCTTCAGTTGTTCTTGATAAAATATACCAGTTATTAAGACGCATTTGGTATGCTAGTTTACCTATATGCTCATTCTTAACTAGTGCAATCTTCTTTTCTGTCATAAACCCCTCATCTGCTTTTGGAAATCTTCTATATAAGTAATATTTTGTAATCAATTCAAGTACACCATCACCTACAAACTCCAACCTTTCATTTGATTTTGTTCTCAGTGGCATACAATCACTTGGTTGTTCAACAATAGTTATATTATTTGCTTCATTTTCAATAGCAGGCCGCTTTGTATAAGATTTATGAATAAATGCTCGCTTATAAAGCTCTAGATTATGCACTGTTGCATTTACACCATACTGTCTTAGAATAGATTGAACATCGCTCAATGTAATCTCTTTATTTTTAGGATTAAATGGGTTAAAAACCAGTCCTTCGTCTGTATTAATAACATCATCATCGTTTAAAATCTGCTTTTGTGTTTCACTATCCATGATTAATTAAATACAACAATTTATATTTAAGCGTTTTAGATATAATCTCTAATTAGCTTTTGAGAAATAATATTCAGATATATTATAAGATGGTTCTAATGAACGCAGGTAAAAAAGCTCGCAATGCAGCATCAATTACAAACAGCGGAAAGATTTTCGGTACAATGGGCGGACTTGTTCCCCATATTGGCGTAGATAACTCTGTTCGATCAATGCAAAGAAGTCGTGGTAACACAAAAATGTTGCCAATGTACACTGTAGCACAAATGAAAGAAAAAGGTCTTCTTTCTGTAAACCCTCAGGCATCTGGTGGTGTTGGCAAGAAAGTACTTATGCATTTCTCATAAGCTAATTAATTAACAAAAAAATAACTTAATAATCATTTACTTATTAAACTAATGATTATTAAGCTAGATATAAGAGAAAGTGATTTAGAAGTCGCTTTTGCTTCTATATGCGGATTAGATAGTTCTTATAAAGATAATATCACTATTGAAAAAGAAAATCTACCTATTGGAGATATTATTATTAACACAGACGATGGTAAAGAAATTGCTATTATTGAAAGAAAAACACTACAAGATTTGGCAGCTAGTATACGAGATGGTAGATATAATGAACAGAGTTATAGATTGAATAACTGCAAACTTCATAATCACGCAATATATTACCTTATTGAAGGTGACATAAATCGTTTTAGACCATCTAAATACGGGAAAAATCCTATTACCAAAAAGGCATTGATTTCTGCTATGACAAGTATTTCTTATTTTAAAGGGTTTTCTCTCATACGAACAAATAATATTAATGAAACAGCTGAAACTATTCTTCAAATGACTGATAAAATAGGTAGAACCAAAAAGAGTTCCTTTTTTTATGCTGATGATAAAAGTGATAATGATAGTGAAACTAGTTATTTAGCAGTATCAAAAAGAGTAAAAAAAGATAATATAAATAAAGACAATATTGGTGCTATTATGATTTCCCAGATTCCAGGTGTAAGTACAAACTCTGCTTCTGCTATTATGGACAAATACAAAACCCTTGATAATTTAATTAATTCTATGAAACAAGATCATAATGCTTTAAGAGAGATTATAACTAAAACAAAAACCGGTAAAACTAGAAAACTCTCAAAAACTTGTACCGCAAATATCTATAACTTTCTTTTAGGTGATGTCGTACAAGAAATCAATATCGAATAATTACTATATTTTAAAACTATTATATATATAATGATCTCTGAAAACGATTTATATAAGGTTATTGGATTGGCTGTTGTCGTTCTCTTTGTAGTTTCTATTGGTGTTAAAATGTTTAGATTTCAAACAAAAATTGTTGAAGGCATGACAAACGGAGCAAACTCCACCGATATAGACAAAAGAGCTGCTGCTATTGATAGTAAAACTGATGCAAATGATACTACACTTGCTCTTCATAAAAATAGATCCGCATATGAAGACATGATTGTTGCATTAGAAAAAAATTGTAGCGAGTATATACTTCTTTCTATTAGTGATAACGCAGAAGCTATTGCAAACAACCCTACATCTGATGAAAATCAAAAAATTATCACCAGTTTGAATAATTTAGTTCAATTCAGATCAACATTAAATACAGCAATGACCATACTTGATAAAAAGTAATCATTTTATGACTAATTAACTACATAATATGATTTAATCAGCTACTCTAATTTGAACCTCATCTCCTGCATAATAACCTTCATCTACTAGTTCCTGAGTGTATGCTTGTCCTCCCCAATTAGCATCCATTGGATTTGGACTTACACTAGACTTATCGTTATACATTCGATCTAAAGGTGTATTTAGACCAACATACTGATCTTGAGGATCATAAGCCGGATAGCTATTTTTATTATATGGCATATCATCTCTTCCTGCATCTAATAATTTTGTTACAGGCTGTTCACCTTGTGGTAAACCTCCCATTAAATTATCTGGTGATGGACGAGCATTATATGTAGGATTACCTTGAGCATCATAACTTTCTTGTAAGAACAAAATTGGGCATCTTATTCCTTGACTGCGTTGCCAGTCCATAAACTCTGTATATTCTTCTAAACTATTAAACTTTATTGGATTTACACCTGGTACATTTGCTAAATTAGAGTTATATAAGTAAAACTCATTGCCTTTTTGAATTAAAACATTTGGACATCTATATTTTTGTTTTTCATCACTGAATCCTTCAATACATTTTCTTCCATATGTTACATAATATAATCCCAATGCAAATAATAGACCTATTAACAGTTGTTTTAGCATACTATATAGTTTGTCTAGAAAATATATGATATTTCTCTTTTCTCACGTTACTTTATAGAAATGAAATTTATAGTTATTGGACCAAAAGATGCGTTAGCTTTTGACGATGAAATTGATAAACATCCTGTTGTATTTGTCAGATTTCACAGTCCATCATGTGGTCATTGCACTTCAATGAAACATGAAATGGACAAACTTGATAATCATCCTAAAATAAAAGATTTAGATTTAGGTGTTATTGATGCTGATTCTTCTATTACAGGTAATATTAAACATCCTATTGGAGAAAAACAACATGGTAAAGGTGTTCCTGCAATGTTTATTTTATTTCCTAATAAGCCTGAAATAGAACCAGAAGAATATGAAGGTGACAGAACAGCTGATGAGATGGCTAATTTTATTGTCGGTAAATACCCAATGAGTGGTGGAAAAAAAATCAAACGTTATTGTAAAATGAAAGGTGGAAATAAGCCATGTGATGCGAGCGATGATTTTTGCAGACGAAAAGATGGGGAAGGTGAGTGTGAAAGTTATATGGAGTTACAACACTTAGGTGCAGATGTCATTATGAGGGATTATGTAGAATGTGAACCAGAACAATCTGCATCTTCAGCTCCTGTTGCAGCAGAACCAGCTCCTTTTGCTTCAAAACCAGCTGCTAGTCCTATGCAAGCACCACAATCTAATTTTGGAACTTACAGAGCTGATGATGGTGTGGGAGATGCACCATGTAAAACTCCATGTGGAGATCACGGAATTGGTCATGGATTAGCTAGTATGGTAGGATTAGGTCATCTTACACATGCAACATGTGAAGGAGCAGATAAAAAACAGCACAAATGTAAAAAAGTACAAAGTGCTGGTGCTGGTAAGAAACGTAAAACACGTAAGCACAAAAAGAAAGCTAAAAAGGCACACAAAAAGAAAACCCATAAACGTAAACCAAAGAGAAAGACACATAAGCACAAAAAGAAAGCTAAAAAGGCACACAAAAAGAAAACCCATAAACGTAAACACAGAGGTCACAAGAAGAAATAATTTAATAAATATTATCTATTGACTATAATAAATGATATTTATTTCACCACCATTCGGTAACTATTTTAATTTACCAAAAACTACACCTATTAGAGGAAGCTTTACTTTAAATGAACGACCTGGTAAGTGGTCACAAATATTTAAAACACTGCGATATGTACCGTATCTTGGTTGGGTTAATAAAATAGGATTAAGAAATCCCGGTATTGATTATGCTATTAACACATATAAAAAGGGGGAAATAATTAGTATTGCAATATTAGACAAGGCTGAAATTAAACCTATTTTAGATAAAATACCAGAAGATATGGACATTGAGTTAAATGTTAGCTGCCCTAATACTGATAAACATATGGTAAATGATGGATTAAAACCATTTTTAAATGATAAAAGGAAATGGTGTATAATTAAATTATCACCAACAGAGTCTTATAGTAATATTAATAGATTCTATGAGTGTGGATTTCGACAATTTCATGCATCAAATACATTGCCTACAAAGAGTGGTGGTGCTTCAGGAAAAATACTGAAACCGTATACACTTACAACAATTAAGTATTTAAAAAATAATTTTTCTGATACTGTTATTATCGCAGGAGGAGGTATATACGATATCAAAACCTTAAAAGAATATGAAAAAAAGGGTGCTGATCATTTTTCTATCAGTTCTATATTTTTTAACCCTTTCAAAACAGCATTATTCTTTTCAAATATATATTTTTAATATATATAATGATTAATTCAAAGAATCGAGTTATCTTTTTCTTATTTGGTTGTATTGGACTAAGATTGTTTATGGCTTATCTACCTCAAATACTACCAAAAAAATATTTCAAAGTTATGGCAGCAGTTGTTACATTAATGGGTCTTGATTTTCTTAGATTATATTTTACTAATTCACGATTGAATGCGTTTGAAGCAGGAGGCAAAACCTGGTGGGCTGATTTGAGATTAATTCATGGAGCACTTTTATTAACTGCAGCTGTATACTTAATTCAAGGTAGTAAAAATGCATCTATTCCTTTATTGATAGATGTACTTTCTGGTATATCATTTTATTTTATAAGAAGAGCTAAAATATTTAATTAAATAAAATTAAAATAAATTGCTGAAGCAGCTAAAAATACATATACTAATAATTTTTTATAAGACCAACCTTCTTCTGTAAAAATAAAGAATAATGCTCCTCCCAGTAATAATTTTACTATCTCTCCAGTCATTCTAAACTCTGATGTATCCCAATGTTTTAAGCTCCTATTTAAAAGTAAAGCTATATAAACTCCTGCCAATGACAGAAAGATATATGCACCCCATTCTTTTATACCTAGTTTTTTAATGTCTTTAATCAATGCATTTCTATCGCTTGCATGGCTTATTACATATATTACTACAAATGTTGCTAATACAAGAGATTCAGTAATGATAATCGATGTTGATTTTAATTTTAAACTATCTACTAGATAATTGTCAAACTTAACAGCACCCCATCCTACAAATGTTGCAGCAACAAATAATGCTACTAATCCCATTAAGCTTTTTGAAAAATTTTCACCAATCATAAGTATATAGTTAACAGAGAAAACTTTGTTTGTGTTAATAAGGAAAATTGAATTAAATATTATATGATAATTTATTTCAAGAAAAATGTCAGACAGTTTTAAGCTACTCAGTTTTAACGTTTATGATGATGAAGTCAATAAGGATAATGAAGAAGACAATGGTGGATTCGTTCCGTGTAAAGATAGAGAGTTCATGGTTCAAATGTTTGGTATAAATGAAAAAGGTGAAACCGCTTCTATATTTGTTGAAGGATTTACTCCATTCTTCTATGTTATGGTTGACGATAGCTGGGGAGATCGTGAAAAAAATGGATTTATAGGTGAACTCTATCAACAAATAGGTAGTAAATATTGGGAAGGAACAATTGTGAAATCTCAATATGTCCAAAGAAAGAAACTTTATGGTTTCACAGCAGGAAAACTAAATAAGTTCCTTCTATTGAAGTTTTGTAATGAACAGGCAATGCGAAAGTTTAAAAATCTATGGTATACAAGCACAACAATTAAAGGGGAATATAAACGTATGCTTACTAACTTCGTATATAATGATTATGAAACTACATTGTATGAAGCAAATATTCCACCTTTGCTTAGAATGTTTCATATTAGGGAGATGAGTCCATCAGGATGGATTGCATTGCCAAGAAAGAAAGCTATTAAACATAAGGCAGTTAAGACAACTTCTTGTACACATGAATATACTATTAATTATAAAAGTATTGTGCCACTACCACATAAAGAAGAGCGAGTTCCTTACAAGATATGTAGTTTTGATATTGAAGCTAGTAGCAGTCATGGTGATTTCCCTCTTGCTATTAAAAATTATAAGAAACTCGCACAGAATATCGTAGATGCATGGCGTGAGAAAAATGATATGGAAACTTCAGAAAATTATCTCAAACGTTGTATTAACACTGCATTCAATTATGAAAAGCATCCTGTTTACGGGGTAGATATTGTTTATCCTAAGAAAATGCCTAATGCTGATCAGGTTGAACAAATGTTTCAACGATGGGTCAAGATAATTCCATCTGCATATAAAGCTCATCTAGAAGATGATGGTGACAATGGTGATTCTGATGATGAGTCAGTTGTTACTCTTGACGGCGATGAAGGTCAAAATGAAACTAGTATTGAACAAGAAACAAAATCATGGATGTTTAAAAAGAAACGTATTGGATCTTATAAGAAAAAGGTCTCAATTGCTGAAATGATGGAGGATAGTTCCGCTGATAGAGATATGCGTATATCTGAACTAACAAAAACACTTTCAGCGATATTTCCAAAACTTAAAGGTGACATCGTGACATTTATTGGTTCTACATTCTTGAGATATGGCGAAGAAAAGCCATATATGAACCATTGTATTGTTAGAGATACATGCAGTGAAATGCCACATGTTGATAACGCAGTTCTTGAAAGTTATCCTACTGAAAAAGAAGTCTTACTTGCTTGGACAAAGCTAATTCAGCGTGAAAACCCTGATATTATTATTGGTTATAATATATTTGGTTTTGATTACAGCTTTATGTACAAGCGTTGCAAAGAGCTTGGTATTGTCCATCCATTTCTTAAACTTTCTAGAAATAAAGGAGAAGTTTGTCTTAAAAAAGATTGGAAAACTGGAAAGGAAACTCTTGAAAAAAATACTATTGTTATTGCTAGTGGACAGCATGATCTTGAGTTTGTTAAAATGAATGGTCGATTGCATATTGATTTATATAATGTTTTCAGGCGTGATTATAATCTTACCAGTTATAAACTAGATTATGCTGCAGGATTCTTCATTGGCGATGGTGTGAAGTCTATTGAACATATTGATGGTTGTACAAAAATAACTTCTAAGAATCTTACTGGATTAGATGTAGGTAGTTATATTAATTTTGAAGAAGCAGCTCATTCTGTTGATAATTATAAAGATGGTGCTAAGTTTAAAGTAATTGAAATGGACAAAGATGCTGGCACATTCTGTATTGAAGGAATTGAAACACCTGATATGACAAAAAAGGTGCGTTGGGGATTGGCAAAGGATGATGTAACTCCTCAAGACATTTTCAGAATGACTAATGAAGGTCCAGATGAACGTGCTATTATCGCAAAATATTGTATTCAGGATTGCAACTTAGTTCATTATCTCATGAACAAAATTGATGTTATTACTGGATTTGTTGAAATGTCTAGTCTTTGCAGTGTTCCGCTTGATTTCCTAGTAATGCGTGGACAAGGCATTAAATTAACCAGTTATTTGGCAAAAAAATGTCGTGAGAAAAAAACACTTATGCCTGTTTTGGATAAAGCTAACTCTGATGAGGGATATGAAGGTGCTATCGTACTTCCGCCAAAATGTGATTTGTATCTTGATGATCCTGTTGCATGTGTCGATTATAGTTCACTATATCCGTCATCAATGATTAGTGAGAACATCTCGCCTGATAGTAAGGTCTGGACTAGAGAATATGATTTGGATGGCAATTTGATTGCTGAAACAGGTGAAAAAGATGATAGTGGAAATTATATTTATGATAATTTGGATGGATACAAGTATGTTGATATTACATATGATACTTATCAGTGGCGAAGAAAAAATAATAATCCTAAATCTGCTATGGAAAAGGTAAAAGTTGGTTATAAAACATGTAGATTTGCACAGTTTCCAAATGGTGAATTAGGTATTCTGCCAGCTATTTTGAAAGAATGTCTTGCTTCTAGAAAAGCAACGCGGAAACTTATTCCACAACAAAAAGACGATTTTATGAAAAATGTATTAGATAAAAGACAGTTATCAATCAAAGTTACTGCTAACTCTATCTACGGTCAAACAGGTGCTAAGACCAGTACATTTTATGAAAAAGATGTTGCTGCGTCTACTACTGCAACTGGGAGGAAACTTCTTACATATGCACAGCGTGTTATTGAAAGTGCGTATAAAAACAGAATTGTTGAGACAAAAGATTATGGCGAGGTAAAAACTGATGCAGAATATGTTTATGGCGATACTGATAGCGTATTCTTCAAGTTTAATTTGAAAGAACTTGATGGTACACCAATAATTGGACAAAAAGCACTAGAAATTACTATTGAACTTGCTCAACAAGCAGGAGAATTAGCTACTAAGTTCTTAAAAAAACCACATGACCTAGAATATGAAAAATCATTCTTGCCATTCTGTCTTCTTTCTAAAAAAAGATATGTAGGTATGCTTTATGAAATTGATCCACATAAATGTAAAAGAAAATCCATGGGAATCGTACTCAAGCGTAGAGATAATGCTCCTATTGTAAAAGATGTTTATGGTGGAATTATTGATATCTTGATGAAAGACAAAAATATTGAAAAAGCTGCATCTTTCCTATTGAGTAGTATGGAACAACTTATTGCAGGTAATGTTCCTATTGATAAATTAATTATCACCAAGTCTTTGAGAGGAAGTTATAAAAATCCTATGCAGATTGCTCACAAGGTTCTTGCAGACAGAATTGGTAGACGAGATCCAGGAAATAAACCATCTGCTGGAGATAGGGTTGCATTTGCATATTTTGAGAATGATAATAAGAAGGCTCTTCAAGGTGAAAAAATTGAGACTCCTGCATTTATTAAGGAAAACAAACTCAAGATTGATTATGCACACTATATTACTAACCAAATTATGAAACCTGTACAGCAAGTATTTGCTCTAGTTCTTGAAAATATGAGCGGGTTTAAAAAGAAGTATGGGTATACGTTGCGTCGTTGGAAAAAACAGTTAGCAGATCTGAAAAAGAAACATCCAGATAAATATGATAAAAAATTAGAAACACTTAAAAATAAAGAAGTAAAAGCTTTGCTATTTGATGATTTCCTTATAAAAATTAAAAATACTAGAAATGGTAACCAGAGTATAGCGGATTACTTTGCAATGCATAATTAAATATCATGTAATAATTATTTTTTATGAAAATATATTATAATGCACAGAGCATATGAAGCACGAAAGAAAAAAAAAATAGCTGAAGCAAAAGCAAAAGCTGAAGCTGAAGAAAAAGCAAAAGTTGAAGCTGAAGAAAAAGCAAAAGTTGAAGCTGAAGAAAAAGCAAAAACTGAAGCAAAAGCTAAAGCTCAAGCTGAAGCAAAAGCAAAAGCTAAAGCTAAAGCTCAAGCTGAAGCTGAAGCTGAAGCTAGACGTAAACACGAACTAGAAATAGAAGCAGAAAACCAACGTTTAATAAAAGAAGCAGAAGCCAAAGCATTAATTGAAGCTCAAGAGAAAGCATATGCTTTAAAAAAACAAATGGAAGCCAAAGCAAGAACACAAGAAAGAAATATGTTTTTTGATAGAAATAGATATACAAAAAATGGAAGAAAAGCAGTAATGAAAATGTGGAATCTATAAAAAAATCGATATATATTTTATAATGTGGAAAATGTATGCTGCAAAAAGGGCTGCTAAAAAATTAAAAGAGAAAGAGGAAAAAGAGGAGAAAGCCGCAAGAGTTTTACAATTTAATTTGAGAGCATACCTTAGACGAAAAAGACGATTAGAAGAGATCAGAAAAATTGCAGAAGAAAAGGCAAAAGCTGATGCTGAACGAGCTGCAAAAAAGGCAGAAGAAGAGGAAAGAATCAAGATGGAAGAAGAGGCACAAAGACAAAAAGTCATGGGGTGTTGTTTGCCATTTAGAAAAAGATAATTACTATTTTATTAAAGAAATATATACTATAATAAAATGGAGACAGATTTAGAGTTTTTTGAAAGATTAATGAAAGACCACGAGATGAAAATGAAAGATAAAAATGAAAATAAAAATGAAATTATACATATTATTAATCCTTTGCAAGTTAAAAAAGTAATTGCGAATAAACCAAAAAAAGATACCAAAATGAAAATGGTTTTTGAATAAAAATACCAGAGTATATTATATATGTCAATTCCTATTTATTTAATTAGTACAATAGTAGACGAAAAACAGTTAACAATGGTCGATATAGCAAAAGCGGTATTTACTTCAAAAATGAACGTGAAAGTTACAAAAAAATCAGGTTTGATAAAGATGGTATTTAATAATGTCTATATTCTTAGAATTGCAGATCAAGAATTATATAATGTACTTGATGGTAAACCAAGTGGTATGATAAAAGGAGGAAAAAAAACCAGGAAAAAGGAAGGCAAATCTAAGAAAATTATGAAAGGAGGGCGAGCTTTTAAAATTGCTTTATTAGCATTATTTTACTTTATTATGAGTAACTTGGTTACTTACAACATTGCTAATGACAGAGGTACACAAAACCCTAAGTTGCCATTAAATTTAAATACTGCAACATCTAATGAAGAAATTCAAACTATTTTAAGTAATGTTGAAGAGATTAGACTGTCTGATAGTAATGGAAATGCTTTACCTGGTGAATTTATACAAGCTCTTCAGGATATAAAAAGCAGATCAGGCGAAAGACAACTTGTAAGTAGTAGCTCTGAGTTTCAACCTGATGAAACAACATTATTTGCTGAAGTAAAACTACCAAACTCTGGTCCAACCCAAGCGTTAATGAATGTAACTAAGAATCTAAAACTACACGAGAGACCATTTTTAATTTATCCAGGTAGTGGTCATGATGGAGCAAGAGGTATATCTATGTATGGAAGCTATAGAAGAGAAGGAAATAATATTACTGTAACTGGATTATTCGATGTCCAAGGAGAGAAAAGAGATGCTAGATTTCCCACTGCAACACACGATTCACGTTTAGCAGAACTTTACAAAAAAGCCGCCGTGGAGCAGATTTCTACAATGTATCAATTAAACATGTTAGACACAAGTAAATCTAGTGACACTGGTTATTTTAATTTTTTAGCAGTAGAAACTCCTGTAATACCAACTGGCTACAATCCTTTTGCTGGAAGAAGTGATATGTTTCATCAAGATGGGGTAGGTTTTATAGAACCAATTGACGGTGAAACAAATAAAGAGCTATTACTTAAAAGACGGGTAAAACATTATCAATGTAATATGTGTGGTAAAAGAATGAACCCTTATAATGTTCACCTGACAATGACATATGAGCAAGATGTAATGACTGCTAATTTTCAGAATAAGAGAGATCATCCTCAACTTGAAGGAGAAGAAGAAATTACTGAAATAAATACCTCGTCAGAACTTTCTCAGCAGCAAACATTTTTTATGAATCAACCTGAAGGAACAGGTCATTCTGCTGTTGCAACAGGGACACATAAAAATCGTATGATTTCATTATTCTTTGTAACTGAAAACGGCGAAGAATGGAAACCACCAACAAATACAACACTAGTTCCAATATTTGAAGATATTGATTAAAAATAAAAATAAAAATTAATAATTATTAGATTTTATTTTTACATTTTTACATTTTTAATTATTTGCAAGAATACTTGCCTTTTTGTTTTCAAAATCATATTTACTAATAATTCCCTCATCAAGTAGACTCTTAAGAGAACGAAGCTTTTCCACCCAGTCATCAGAAGCACCTGTCGAAGTTATAGTCTTAGGAGGAGAAACCTTAGCTGGCGGTGAATCAAACATCCGGATAGAGTGATACACACTGCTAGACGGCCAAAGCTTCCTGGTGCCACGCATAATCCTAATTTGGATGTCCTTTCCAAAATGAAACTCACCTTCATGGCCCTTCTTACTACTACGACAGAATCCAGGCCCTATAATAGGTGTTTCGCCGTCATAGTATGGTTGCATCCAAACGGATGGCATAAGACTCAGCACCGTTTGTCCGAATGAATGAGCGATTGAACTTAGAGCCCAGGCACCAAATCCCTGGCGTCTCCCTTTCTCGCTAGGGGAATTGTTAAACTCGTCCCTAATCTTTTCTGCCATTTCAATCGTGCTAATAGAGTAAGGCGTAGAATATCGTGAAGGTTCCTGAAGAACCAGAACACATCGCTCACTTCCTGCGAAGTGAATTGCTTGTAGTGCTCCCCATTTCATCGTCCTAAGAGTGATGTGCGGTGAATTGTTCCCTAGGAATGACCAGCTAAATCCCCTTGTAGCAGCATCACCATCACAATCTTCAGATCGAATCTTCCATGCATCACTATGTGTCTTAGTGAACTCATACATTACCATAGGTTCATTGGCTGAGTACCTAAACTCTAGCCTGTCTCCTGGTTTGATATTCTTTAGATTCCTCGCTAGCTCTTGAATTGATGTAATTTTGCTGAAATCACTGTATGGATCTGATGACCATGCTGCAAGCGAATGGTTACTCTTACGGTTCTTTGCATTCTTAGCAGCACTAGTTAGTGCGGCATATGCATCACTTGTCCGAACAGCCGAATCATAGTCACTTGTTGGTACTACAAATGTAGAACTGGGTCTGTTTCTCTGTAGAGATTCAACTGTTGCAAACTTAACAGAGAAGTCTCCTAGTAGTTTACGAACCATAGCAAGCTGTCCGACAGTTGAACCCTTCCCTCCTGCTCCCCATGTCTCTACAGCAGCCGGCTTTCTCTGCTGATAATTTTTGGGATTAAGAGTCTCTCTGATAAGACCTTTGAGTGCATTTTCATTATGAGCATTCTCAAGCCAGTTCAGAATTGCACCATTTGCCTGCTGGAGATGAAACGAAATACGCTTACGGTCACTATTAAGACCAAGATGAGACTGGCTAATCATCTTTGCGACAATCTCAATTCTATCCCATGGTAGAACTGGTTGTCCAGCTGCCTGGTAATCATTGCATGTTGAAATAATCCACTCAACAGCAGCTGAATACTTATTTCCATAACTATGCTCACTAAGATGCTTGAGAATAACTTGACACCGATTGCGAACACTCTCAATGTCGGCAAGCCTAGTAAGCTTATCCAGAAACTGGAACATAATGTCACTTAGATTTGTAAAAGCTTCTTTCATCTCTTTTTGCTTATTTGACAATGGATAAGTCAGATGGCTATTAGTATGCCCTACGTGATGCTCAAACTCTTCACCATCATTTGTAACTGCGTATCCATGCCTAAGTTGAATATCAGTACACAGTTCTAGACGAAATGGTGGGATAACAGTTTTGGTGTGATACTTCATCAAATTAACAATCTTATTGAGTAGACGATTTGACATATTTGCTTCAGGAAGACCATTGAATATACCGATCTGTTCGTCAGTAAACACTGTCGGGCCTGATTTTGCAGCATAAATCGAAAGATGGTGCAGGTTTTCAGTGCATGTATTACAGTGGAAACTTTCTTCATGCCAGCGCATAATTTGGCGAATCTGCTTCCTCCACGTAGCAACCTTCTTTGATTCCTCTCCACCAAAGTCACAGTTAAACTGAACTACAAATGGGTAGACATTGCCTTCTAGATCAGTCGTAGTAAAGGCTTCAGCAGGGTTATTCTTTGCAACGCGAGTAAACTCGTCGAATGCATCGCTCTTCTCCTCAAAGGTCATGATATTAACAGTGTGGTTGGTAGTAGACTGACTGAAGGCCATTTTGTTATAGGTTGTCGATATGTACTACAATGCTACAAGCAATCAAAACTTTTCAATTTTTCTAAAAAAAATAAAAAGTAATTAATAAAAATAATATATTTTTATATTTAACATAATTTATGGTGGTTGTTATAATTTTAAAGATAATCTGGTTAGAAATAAAATAATTATTATTGTAATGCAACCGATACCAATGTTAGGTTTATTGCCTTATATATATCTTATGTATAAATATAACAGTTTTAGGGCATATGCCATATTCTGCAACGGCATGTTATATCACGGTAATGATAAAAATATCCAACTCAGATGTTATGATATTTTATGCAATTGTTTGATAGGTTATTATAGTTTCAAAAAAAAACGTCAACCCTCATTTAGAGCTGGTTATTTTGCAGTTGTTTCATTTTTGTTAAACAATTTATTATTTTATAAGTTTAAAATTAATGAAAAACAATCATATATTATCCATGTGTTATTTACACAATGGCCAATTGGTTATCTTTTATTTAAGGAATTGAGATGTAAATTAGAATGAAGTCCAGACAAACTTTAATTAAATAAACTGTTTAAAATAATTTATTTAATCAATAACTTTACATTCAATCTTAACATTTTTAAGTATTTTATTTGTATTTCTATCTGAAACATCTTTCATAGCTACTGCTACTGTTTCTGCATACGCTTCTCCCTTCTTTTGATTTTGCAACCAATCAGGATTGTTTTCTACAAATATTGGGCCTGCTTTTTGAGATACACCTGTTTTTGCATGTTTTACTAGTGTGCTCCCATCATCATTTGCCCATCCTTCTTCTTTATCTTTTATATACCACTTCTTTTCGTGATGATGAACAGGTCTATCAGTTACAGTATAATCTTTGAGATTCTTAGTAATTATACTTGTTATAGCCTTAGGTTCGTTATCTTTTAAGAGAGATAAATCAGCCATAGTAATTTTTAATTGTTTTGCAAAATCTTGTATGGAAGTTGCATTTTTACAATCTTCATTCAAGAATAGCTGGATATTAAAGTTTGTATTATTACTATTCATATTCATATTGTTATTATTTCCAGCAATACTCAATTTCGCATTTTCTTTTTCGGCTTTTAATGCTTCAGTAAGTGTTTTGTTTTGCAAAACTAATTCTTTCATTACAGTTAATATTGTGTTCATATCTGTATCTTCATTTTTGGTAATAATCTGATTTTCTTCATTACCATTTATGTAAGTACATTTATTTTGATGTCTGTAGAAACTACTATGATGTTTATATGTTTTTCCACAATCACATTCCCATATTTTCGTCCCTTTTGTGCTTTTTGTGCCATTTGTTGTAGCATTATGTAGCATTTCTGTAGCATTGTGTTTTTTCGTCTTAAGATGGCGATTCCACATTCCAGAATGACACGTAGAATAGTCACATTTTTCACAACGAAAAATCTTGTGCTTTTTTTGTGCGTTTTGTGCTAAATTATGTAGCATTTGTAGCCTATATATATGCTACATTAAAAAGCACAATCTTTAAGTTTTTTAACCGATTTTTAATGAGCATTATATGCCTTGATAAACTCCCTCCATAAAATAAGAGTTTAGGTTTTTATTTGCCTCCACTTGTAGGTATTTTTTCAAAAAAAAGTAGTTTTCAAACCTGATTTTGTATATGTAATGTTTTTCTCTGTTATTTTTTGTTTTATAGGAATTGACTTTCAAAACTACAAAAAAAAGAAAAAAACCTAAAGAGAAAAAAGACAAAAATATATAGTATGAAAATCCAAATCGCATCAGATCTGCACATAGAAGTATATAATAAATATCCAATTATCGAACCAAAAGCGAAATATTTATTTTTAGCTGGTGATATAGGAGAAATTGGAAATGAGAAATACGAAGAGTTTTTAAATTATGTCAATCAACATTGGGAAAAAGTAATAATGATATTAGGTAACCATGAATATTATAGTAAAGATAAAAGTTACGAAGAAAAATTAATAGAGAACAGGGAGTTTTTTAAACAATTTGAAAATATTTACCTATTAGAAAAAGACTGTATAGAATTAGAAGGATATAGAATTATAGGATTAACATTATGGTCTAAGTTAGTAAGCAACCGACCAGCAACAAAAAGAGTAAAGAAGAGAGAAAATAATGAGTTAACAAAAATAGGAATAGAAGGACTAAATAAAATACATGAATTAAGTAAGCAATGGTTAATAAATAATTACGATAAAACAAAAAAAACTATAATAGTAACACATTATCCATTGTCTTTAGTAGATAGCTTTGTGCGTCCAAAATGTTACTCTCATGAACCAATAGAATTGTTAAAAGAGTTTGCCAATGAATATTTTTTAGATATACCTGAAAAACAGTTGATTTGTATATCTGGCCATACACATTTTAGTCATAATTTTATAAATATAGATTTGAATAAAATACAATATTTATCAAATCAGTTAGGTTATAGTGGTGATAAAGATTATTGTGGGTTTAATAATGATGGTGTATTTTATTTAAAATCTATGTAATAATTATATGGTACGAACCAGAAAACGTGGTGGAAAAAAAATACAAAAAGGTGGAAATCCAGTTGTCGAAGCATTTAGCCATGCTGTTGAAACAGCAAAGGATCTTGGTGGAAAGGTACAAGAAACAGCAAGAGGTGTTCATGGAGAAGTTCATGGTATCTTCAGCCGCGCACATGCAGGTGTAGGTGGAGTCTTGAAAACTGTGGCACCTGCTCAACCTGAATATAAAGGCAATGACGAAGACAAGAAAAGGATAGAGCAATTTGGCATGGTGTCCGGTGGTAGAAAAAAGAAGAAACATACTAGAAAACACAAAAAGAAAGGAAAGAAGCGTGGAGGAACATGTCGGTCTCACAAAAAGAGTAAGAGATCAAAACATAAAAAATCTCATAAAAAGAAAGGTAAAAAGCGTGGAGGAACACGCGGCCGTAAGGCAGGATGTAATACATGTGGTTGCCGTAAGTAAACTTAAAAATAAATAATATATTATTACAAAATGAGTGAAAATATATTATTAATCATAAAAGAAAAAGAGCAGCTTAAGCCAAAAATAGCAATAGCACCAGGAGTATTATTGCAAACAAACAGAGTACTAAATACAAAACCAATTTCCCCAATTGTAGGAAAACAAATAAAACTTCAACCTAAGCCAGTAATAAAAGCACCTATAGTAAGTAAACCAACAGTAAGAACACCAGTAATTAGATCAATACCAGTAAGAAGAAGAAGAATGGGAATGAACTTTTTATAAGTTACCAGAAGGATCAAAATTAGGTCCAGCTGCTCGAGTAATAAAAGGTGATAGTTCAAATTGATATCTATAAACTCGTTGTCTATTTCTAGGAATTGGATTTTCTCTTTGATCAGTTCGCACACTACTAATAAAATCTTCTAAAGAGTTAGCATTTGATTGTACAGTTTCTTCAATAAGTTCTTCTTCATCATCATCATCATCCTCAATATCTTCTTCTTCAACTGTATGTGCAGTATTAGAATCAAGATGTGTTCTAATATCGTATCTACAAACAGGACATCTGACACTAGTTCTAAACCAAGTTAATAATGATGAAGGTTCAAAATAATGACCACAATGTCTAATTCTATAAACTCTCGAGTTAATGGTAAACTCTTCATGTGATATAGGGCATCTAGTATATTGTGGTTCGCTAGCACTGGCGGGATCAAAAATAGTATTATATTGTATAAGTTCTGTAGAATCTCTAATTTGTCTATCAGTTGGAGCAACAGTTACAGGACTAAGACCGGCAGCAGTTATTTCATTAAATAATGCGACACCTAATAAATCGGCTATTCTATTAGCAATAGGTGTAGCCTGTGCGGCAGCATCATTAGACGGGCTATCAGAATCATAACTTCTATTAGGAGATAAATTGGCACTAATAGAAGTACCAAATAATCTATTTCTAATTGCAGATCTAGGAGTGTTACTATTAGATGGTCCTGTATCTTCTTCATTTATGACATCAAGATTACTTCGAACTGGAATAGGTACAGATGCAGAGGGTGCAGGAGGATTTTCAGTTGAGAGTCTTGTAGAAGGCCATGAGGGAGGAGATGGTCTAATAGTGGGTGAAACACCATTAGTAGTTGTAGTAGAAGAAGAAAGAGGTTCAGATGGAGGTGTTCTATTAGGTCTAGCGATAGGGGACTGTCTGTAATTTCTTCTAATATTTCTAGGAGGACTAATATTTCTAGAAACAAATCTAGGTCTGGGTGATATACCATAATAATTAGGAACAAATCTTCTAGGTGGCGCGATTTGATATGTTGGATGATTAACAATATCACTAATAGTTTGTTCTTGAGTTGTTAAAATAGTGACAATATCGGACATAATACGCCGCGTTTCACCTAGACTAGTAATATAATATCTCAGATCTTCAGCATTCATCCTGTTTAATTAATATAAATAATATATTTAAATCAATTAATCAATTAGACCAATAACAGCACAAGCAATTCTTTTACCGGCATTACCAGTTTTAATACTTTCTGCGTCTCCACCTTTACCAAGGTCATCTTTATCCTGATGAATAATGATCATTCTACCGATAATGGAGAGGTCACTTTTAGGATTACATGAAAGATTCTTAACGGAAATTGTACCAGTAGCACGTCCATTACTAGAATGTATATTACCAAGATCACCGGCATGTCTTGTTTTGCTATGAGGTCCACCGTGATGACTATTAGTAGGATTAAAATGTGAACAACCACTTTCACATCCCTTAGTTAGGTCTCCGCACGTGTGGACGTGGAAACCGTGATGACCACTACTAAGACCAACAATATTATAGCGAATATTGCATCTATCATCACTAGAATAAAAAAACACATTACCTTTAATATTGTTCATATCAATAACAGCAACAGCCCTATGTTTTTTAGAGCCACCTTTATGTTTTTTGATACAATCTTTATATGGTGCACAAGAACTTCTTGCGGAAAATCCTTTAATACCTTTTTTACATTTTTTTCTAGTAAATCTTCTAGGAAGTTTAAATATTTTGCCATCACTTTTTCTGCGACATTTTGTTAAACGGCGCTTATTTGAATGTTTGCAGCAATGAGGTATGGTCATATATATATAAAAGGTAAAATATTGTAAACTCGTTTAAATAGATTATACGAGATATAAATATATACAAATGGCAACATCGCTGAAATCTAAGTATCATGATAAAGGAATGACAGGGCTAGCAAATGTAGGAAATACGTGTTATATGAACTCTTTATTGCAAATATTGTCTCATACATATGAGTTTAATGATTTTTTAGCAGAAAAAACATACGAGAATAGATTAAATAAAAAGCCAGATTCAGTGTTGTTAATAGAATGGGATAAACTTAGAGAGATGATGTGGAGTCAAAATTGTACAATAGCTCCTTGGGGATTTGTGAAAGCAGTTCAAAAAGTATCAGCACTAAAAGGTATGGAATTATTTACAGGTTATAGTCAAAATGATATTCAAGAATATTTGTTGTTTTTAATAGACGCATTTCATAATGCGATATCTAGAGAAGTAGAGATGACTATATCAGGCAATGTGAAAAATGATAGAGATATAATGGCAAAAGAATGTTACAAAATGATGACAAATATGTTTAGCAAGGATTATTCAGAGGTAGTAAAACTATTTTATGGGATTCATGTATCTGTAATTCAAAGTATAGACACGGGAGAGCATTTAAGTGTACGTCCAGAGCCATTTTTTGTATTATCGGTTCCTCTTCCAGAAGGAAATAGAGTATTGACAATAAACCAATGTTTAGATGAATACTGTAAGTTAGAGCGTATGGAGGGAGACAACGCTTGGTATAATGAAGATAAAGACAGAAAGGAGAATATAGATAAGGGTATGGTATTCTGGAGTTTGCCAAATATTTTAATAGTTCATTTGAAGAGATGGAATTGGCAAGGAAGAAAGGATAATAGATTAGTAGGAACAGAGTTAGAAAATGTAGATTTTACAAAATATATACATGGCTATAATAAATCCTCATATGTATATGAATTGTATGGTGTATGTAATCATAGTGGAGGATCAATGGGTGGACATTATACAGCGAATGTTCGTGTAGCAAATAATGAATGGTATAATTTTAATGATCAGAGAATAACAAAAATTGCGAATCCTCAACAGGTGGTAACAACACAGGCATACTGCTTGTTCTATCGTAAAAAAAAATAAGGTGATACATATATACAATGGATATTAACATGAACTCAATAACAGGCGTGCCGTATTCAACAAATTACATAAATGAAACAGCGGCGAATCCAATGGTTTTAATCGTGTTAACAATAGTAATAATAGCATATTATATATTATTTGCAAGTTTAGGTGTAGCAGGTGGTAAATCAACAGGAGAAGCATCGAACGGAGAAGGGATAGTATTTTTAGAAGTACTATTATGGGGTGTATTTGTTCTTCTAGTATTAATGAATGGAATGACTTACATATTTAATACAGATATAACAGCAAGTATTAAGAACTTATTTAGTGGACAACCAGAAATAGACATAGTAGTAGATCCAGATGATATAGCAGGTGATTCATCGGGTGGAACCAGTCCAGTACCTGAAATAAAACTATCAAAACAGGTATTCCACGTTCCAGATAATAAATATAGCTATAATGATGCAAAAGCAATATGTACTGCATATGGTGGTCGATTAGCAACAATAAAAGAGATGCAAAAAGCATATGAGAAAGGAGCAGATTGGTGTAGTTATGGATGGTCAGATGGGCAGATGGCATTATATCCAACGCAATATGATAAATGGGCACATCTTCAGACAATAGATGGTCATGAGCATGATTGTGGGCGACCAGGAGTAAATGGAGGTTATATAGCAAATGCAAATGTAAGATTTGGTGCAAATTGTTATGGATACAAACCAAAGATAACACAAGAAGAGGCAGAAGCAATGGCGATGGCCCCATTATATCCAAAAACGCAAAGGGAGATAGCATTTGATAAAAAGGTAGACTATTGGAAAAACAAGTTAGCAGATATAGAGGTAGCACCTTTCAATCATAATAATTGGAGTGTAATTTAAGTATTTGATAATTTTATTCAAAATAATAAAATTATCTTCTTTTAGCGACGGATAGTTTCGATCTATCGACCTTCGGGTTATGGGCCCGACACGCTTCCACTGCGCCACGTCGCTATATTAATTATAGTATGTTCTTTAAGTTATTTAAAAAAAATTATTTACGAGACCTTCTAGTACCTCTTTTTTTAGTTTTTTTGCTATTATTAGATTTCTTTTTTCTAGTTCTAGATTTGCTACTAGATTTGCTACTAGATTTGCTACTAGATTTGCTACTAGATTTGCTACTAGATTTGCTACTAACAGATGATACACTGTCATCATCAGCAGCCATTTTATAGAGTTTATCAAAAAGATTATCATCAACAACAGTATTTTTATTGTCAAACTCATAATATTGCTCTTGCATAGACTTTTGTAGGTAAAGAAGTCCTGCTGGTACTGCTAGTCCTTTCAAACTAGATACTATAGCAGAACCGCCTTCCATTGTTTTTTCTCCTCCTTCTGTCGTAATAGGAGCATGAGCTAACATAGAACCTTTTAAATTAAAACCTCCACCAACTAATTTACCATTACCTTTATCACAAATAACTAAATCGTTAACACCAAAAGCTTCTTGCGACATAATATATATAACAAATAGGTTTTATTATTTAATCCTTTTTGTAGCTTCTTTTAATATCAGTAACATACTTAACCTCACGTTTCTGTTTAATATATTTCATAATTTTTTTAACGTCTTCTTCACTTTGAATACAATCCATCAAACATTGTTTTACATGTGTGTAAGTAAGAGCGGATTGTTGTCTAACATTAGCAAACTTAAGTTGTCCGTCAGAAATATTAACTGTAGCATTTGAAAGTTTGTTAGTATCTACATATTCCATGATTTCTTCTTGTATTTCTCTCCTCTCCTCTCTTAACTCTTTAGCTCTGTTATTAAGAATCTTAAGTTCGTTATCAATCTCAACCCATGCCTTAATACTACCTTGAAAGTCGTCACTCATTATGTATATAAAAAACAGATTGTATCTATATTCTTTACTCAATAATGTAGAATATATTACTTCATTATTGAATCAATTAGAGAGCTCTGCGAACAGACTTAGATACCTTTTTGGCAGTCTTACGGAGAGTTTTGGTTGCCTTGTGAAGATCCTTCTTTCCTTTGCGGGTCTGGAAGAACTTCTGAAGTGCAAGAAGACCAAATGGTAGTGCTGCCTTAGCAAGAACGGACCCACCCTTCTTCTTGTGGCGCTTCTTGTGTGACTTTTTGTGGTGCTTCTTGTGGTGCTTCTTCTTGTGGTGCTTCTTGTGTGACTTCTTGTGGTGCTTCTTGTGTGACTTCTTGTGGTGCTTCTTTGCAGTGCGACGGTGTTTGCGTTTTCCACCAGTCTGGCCATCCTTTGCAGGTGCAGTAGATTCGCGACCATTTGCAGATTTCTTTGTTGGACCGTCAAGTAAAGATTGTGCCTTTTGGAGTGCTTTATCCATTATATATATGGTTTAGAAAATTACGAAACCTTAGAAAAAAAAGATTTATTTTTTAAAAGAAGTACAAAAATTCCTAAATGAAGAAGGAAACTAATGATAACAAAAATTAACGAAAGATAAATATACGGATATATATCAACCAAAATTAAATCAATTAGCGGAGAAAGCAGGCCTTTTAGTTCATTTTTAACATCTTCCCTCTTAAGTATTGTAACGCATGCATCAGCTATTCTACCTTCCATTTACTTTAGTATATCATAATTTTAATAAGTTTCAATCTCATATTTTTTGTGTTTAAAATATGCAATGACTACGTATGAAGCAACATTAGAGTTTCCATTCGAAAAAATGGTTTTAGGACAACCTCAAGCAATGCAAGGGGGTGGTTCTTATTTTACTAAATTAACAGTTGATAATTTGCCAATTCTATTACAAATGCCTAAATGTAATATGAAAAATGGTATCATTAAAACAAAACGTGTAACATATTGCGATTTAATGTATGGAAAAAACAATTATGAGAAGTTATTATCTGAATGGGTGGAAAAATTAGAAGAAACTTGTCAGAATCTAATTGATAATAAAAAACATTTATGGTTTTCAAATGAATTAAGTAGGGATGATTTAGAAACAATGATGTCATCATTAGTTAGATTATATAGGTCAGGCAGCAAAGCATTAATGAGAACATATATAGATACTTCTAGACGTAATGGTAATTTAAAATGCCACATTTATGATGAAAATGAGCGTATTCTAGATAGTGATAAAGTAACTGATAAATCAGTAGTAATACCATTAATTCAAATAGAAGGAATTAAGTTTACATCTAGAAGCTTTGATGTGGAATTAAAGTTAGTCCAACTGATGGTTTTAGAAGAAACAGAAGAAATAATTTTTAATAAAAACTGTATGATTAAAAGACGCTCTCCTGTGCCAGAAAAGGTGAAACTAGAAAATACTTTAGAAAATGATAAAGAAGAATCAAATGCAAGTGAATCTATGTCAGATGAAAATATAAGTCAAGAAAACAAGATCGAGATCAATACAAGTGCAATAGATTCGACGCAAAATATTAGTGAAAAGATTGAATTAAAAGAAACAGAAAATAACAATCATATTACTTTAGAAAATATTGAGAATGAACTAGATAATGCAGATAAAACAAGTAGTGCATCTTTAGGAAACAATGAAATTGAAGAAGTTACTTTATCATTAGATAATTTAGATAATGCAGAAGTTGATATTGATAGTGAAAATAGCAGTGAAGAAAAGTCAATAAATGATGATGTATCATCAATAACGACAGAATTAAGTGAACCAGAATTAAAAGAGATAACTATAGAAGTTCAGGAAGAATTAAGCCCAAAGCCTGGGATTGAAGAAGTGGAATTAAATGTTAAGGATAATGATGAAATAATGACTCTAAAAAAACCAAATGAGGTATATTATGAAATATATAGAGCTGCTCGCGAAAAAGCAAAACATATGAGAAAAGTAGCACTTGAGGCATATTTAGAAGCCAAACAAATTAAGACAAAATATATGTTGGATGATTTGGATGAATCAGATGAAGATTTAGATTTTGGGGAAGATGAAATATCAGCAGTTGGAAGTAGTTAATAGATAAAATTGTAGAGTTGTGAAATTTTTCTTCGTTGACTTAATATATAATGAAGCTGTTAAAAGAACTACAGAAAACTGTCAAGGCTCATCATGTGCTTGCGGCTTTAGCTGGTATAGTACTAATTTATGTGTTTTACAATTACTCTAACAAAAAAGCTGGTTCAATGGACGGTATGAAAGGAGGACGCATGGCAACTACCCCAAGTCAAGTCCAACACGCAGTCCAGAGCTCTGGTGCTGCTCAACCTGCTGCCCCTGAAGGTGCAAACGAACAATATGCACCTGTGTCTGGAATGGAAAGCACACAGGGTCTTCCACCTAGCTGCTCTGCTGGTGCTGTACCAAATCCTGCTGAGCTTCTTCCTAAGGACCAGAACAGTGAATGGGCACGATTGAACCCCGCAGGAAATGCTGACTTTAACCAGGTTAATCACCTTAAGGCAGGTCATCATGCAGGAATTAATACCGTAGGATCATCTCTTCGTAATGCTAACTTGCAGCTACGCTCTGAGCCTCCTAACCCAACAAATCGTGTCAGTCCTTGGATGAACACAACAATTGAGCCTGATCTCATGCGTGTACCTCTTGAAATTGGCTGTGGTAAGCAATAAATAAATAATTTCTTATTGAATCAAATATTAATTTCAATAAGACAATAATTAAGTTTTTGATACATATAATCTAATTATTTATTAAGCATAATGAAAATAAGTTTTACAGGTTATTTATTAATAGGTTTACTTTTAGTAATATGTACTAAAATCTACTTTGACAGCGATTATTTTAATTTAAAATGTATTATCTCAGACGTAGATGGTAAGAAATATTGCGTTAGAGAACGACAAAAATTAGAATTAGCAGCTGATAAGTTAGCTTCAGCATCAGTAAATATGCAGAGACTAGTAGATAAATGTCATGAAAAATATCAAAATAGAGAAAATGTAAAAAGATTAAAAGAAGGATTCAACCCAAAAAGGATTCAAGAAACTTTGCCAACAAGTCAATATACAGCATATAGTGAAAATAAAGGTGAGAAACTAGCCTTTTGTTTAGATAAAAATAAAAACGGGAAGGGTGGTTTGATAGATGATAATACACTAATGTTTGTGGCTATACATGAACTCGCTCATGTAGCAAGTGAATCAATTGGACATACAGATGAGTTTTGGAGAAACTTCAAGTTTTTATTACAAGAAGCCGAAGAAATGAGTATATATACACCGATCGACTATAAGAAAAATCCTAAAAATTATTGTGGTATGGAGATAACTGACAATCCTTATTTTGACTACTAATTCCATTTACACCTTTGAACATTTACAACGCTGCTTTTACCTACGTTTATTTGTATACAGTTCTAATTTGATCGCTTCCAAGAATATGTCCTGACCCTTTCATATCAGTATAACATATTTCAAACACGTTGTTGTAAGAATTATAATCATAACATAAACTTAAACTCGGTTGATTATCAAATGAAAACTCAAAATAAAAACTTGTATCATCTGGCCTCGTTTCTATATCCATCATAATTTTGTGTTTCTTATCGATAATCGGTGTAATTATATTGTATCTTTGATCGTGTTTATGAATTATATTTACATACTTATGATAATCAACAGCATTTTTATCTTTATACTTATACTTGATGTGTCCATCATACTCAAGTATGATATTTACTATTTCATATGGAAGTTTTTTCGTATTATTTTCATTTATAACTTGTCTTTTATTGTCATCATGGAATATCCATTTATTATTTAAATGTTTAACAATAGCAATATATAAATAGTTTATTTTATCCATTACTATACATAATACATAATAACTATTTATTATTTTTATAAATGGAAAATGATACTTATGTAATTATAGTGTTTTATTCAGGTGTTTACATATTAGTTTGCTTTGTATTATTAATTCAAGAACTAGATCTACAATATAGAAGGATGATTCGATATGCGTTTTCTTAAATGAGAAATGGAATAAAATGTTTAACTTCTAAATCACTGTTTTCAATTTTAAAAGTGTGATTTAACATCCAATATTCGTTAATAGGAAAAAATGCATCACAATCATAATCACCAGGAATATTTGTTATATAACAGTCTGATATGCGTTTTCTATAAGCAATATATTCAGGTGCCATAAAATGTTTATATATTTTTTCACCACCAATAATCCACGACTCATCAAAATCTTCTTTTCTACAATAATGAAATGCGTCATCCGGATGTTCTACAATAGTTACTTTTTTAGATATCAAATTATCTAAACTAGAAGGGTCTAACGTAGTAGAAACAATGACATTATGACGTTTAGGTAAAGGCTTTGATCCAATACTTTCCCAAGTATTTCTTCCCATAATAACAGCATTATTACCATCACCAATGGTAGTTTTAGAGAAGTACTTAAGATCTTCTGGTATATGCCATGGGAGTTTATTTTTGTACCCTATACCAAAGTTTCTAGTTGCAGCGGCAATTATTTTGAAGTTCATATGATATAGAATAAAATCACATTATCTTTATATACAATGTCTGATATATACAAGATTTTTCAAACAGTCAATAATGAAATAGAAACTATTTATGTATTTATTGGTGAGAGATTGGTTGGAAAAGAGGATATAGACGTAGAAGGATTATTTGGTTTAGAACCAGAAAATGCTCTTTTTTCGGATATTTTCTCTCCTGAAGAACAAATAATAGTAGATCAAGACAAAAATAAAGTTAAGTTTGTTCGTGACCAGATACATTTAGATGACACTGTTGAAACTATCAAAAAAAAATATTTAAGGGCAGCAATTGGAAAAGAAGCAACTTACTCAGGGTTATATCTTTTTGCTAAAACAACTGAGAAACTTGATCCTAAAGCTGTTTATCAAATATTAACTCAAGATGGTCAATTAGAATTAACTAGAACTAGATTAATTCAATTACTTTTAAATATTAGCTATGATCGAATTGATGAAATAGATGATAAAGATATTTTTGATTTTGATGATATTATCTCTCTTGATCTAGAAAATAAAAACTCACATGAAGTTGATATTCCTATCGGTCAAAAGTTTGTAGCTAGAGAAAAGACATACCCTTTCACAGTTAACCCATTTAATGTTATTGTATACGACGAGTTTTTAGAGAGAAATACTGAAGAATTACTTACTACAACCAATCAAAATGTATTAATGGATAAACCTAATATTACTTCAAATACCATTTATGCATGTCATGCATTAGATGTTCTTCGTTTTGCAAGAGAAAATCGTTTATCCGAAAGAGCTACGATTGATATATATTATCCATATCTTACCAGCGAAGAAATAGAAAGTCTAGAGCAATATGAAAGCAAAAAAGCTAAGCTAGATGCAGAAACACAACAGATGATCGATAATGAATCATGGCAAACTAACACAGAAAATATCAATCTCTTTTATGATATTAATGGTAATAAACAGGGTAATATTATGCCACTAGAAAGTGGTATTCAAAGTATATCAGTAGAAATAGTACCTGAATACAATTATAATCTTCCATTGGATGTTGTATTCAAATTAATTCATGCTGAAGAGAGAAATCCTTTAATAAAGTACAATCCCGGAAAAAGACAAGAAAAAATATATAGGTTATATACTGATAAAACAGCAACAAATGGTAAAAAAATACCTTACTTGTCAAAAGGTTCAATATTCAAATTAATGAAAACGATTGGTAAATCAAAAGAAGTTTCTATTTATATCCAATATACATTTGAAGGAATGACAAATACTATGATAATTGATTTTTCTAGCAATGGATCTATTATAATACATGCAGAGTTCCCAAGAGCTCTTAGTGTGAAACAGGCAGAAGATCTGATTATTGAACACTGCAATCCAATCATTTCAACTATACAGAACTTTTTATCACAACGAGGTTATAATATGAGAGGATTTACTACACTGGATGATGATAATATTGTTGTAAGTAACATGGATTATGTACTTCGTTCACCAATGAAGAAGAAAATGAATCTAAAAAGTCTAGCCAAATGTATGTCTTCAGTATTCAATGTCATATCAGATGATATCAATGAAGGTGCACAATTGAGATTTAAACGCGTTGCTAATTATAATGAAATGGATAGCCAAGAAGCATACATAGTTGAAATGTTAAATAATGGTTCAAGAGATATTGAAGTAATCCAAGGTTTAATAGAAAACTTTGGTATAAAAGATATAGAAGAAGCTAGAAGTAAATTAGCAGATTTTGTATCTAGACAGCAGGTAGTACAAGCAGCTTTTAAAAATCGCCGCGTTAAAATTAAAAATAATCCAGGATTTGAAACAATCATAATAAAGGAAAGATTTGAAGCAAATGTAGTTGTTACTGTGAAAAAGATAAATAATATTAAATATCTTGATACAATACCAAAATATATAACAGCTTTGTTAATAATAACACAAAATATAGATGACACATTAGTAGATAAAACAAAAATTAAAGCTATGTGCAAAGGGTCAAAAATACAAGATGTTGCAGTAAAAGAAGATGTAATAGCCAAAGCAGAAGAGCCTGTACAAGTGCAAGCAGCAGTTTTTGGTAAAGTAGATGAAGAACCAGATGAAGAAATGCAAGATGCTTTGTTAGATATGTTGGTAGGTAGCAGTGACGATGAAAGCAGCGAAGAAGATAGTGATGAAGATAGTGATCAAGAAGGAGGTCATAATGAATTAATGGGTGGCGCTGATACACCAGAAGATGCAGTAGGAAGGGATATAACTGGAATGAGTTTAACAAATCCTAATCCAATACAAGAGAGATTAATGCAACGAGAACCAAAACTATTTTTAAAGAATGTACCAAAAGGATTCAAATCATATTCAAGAAGTTGTGGTTCAACTGTTTATAGACAACCTATTATTTTGACTCCTGAAGAAAAGGAAAAAATAGATAAAGATCACGCAGGTTCTTATGATAATGCTATATCTTATAAAAGTAAATCAGATGGAAAATTATACTACTATATATGTCCAAAATACTGGAGTTTGAGAGATAATGTAAGTTTAACTCAGGAACAAGTAGATAGCGGTAAGTATGGTAAATTAATACCTGATAAAGCATCAAGTGTTAGTGAAGGAGAAGCAATTTTTAAACTAAATCACACAGATAAGACAGGGAACTATATTGAAAATTATCCAGGATTTATGGAACCAAGCAAACATCCAGGTGGTCAATGTATACCATGTTGTTTTACTAGTTGGGATAAACCAAAACAACGAAGAATGCGCGAAAAATGTAACGGTGGTCTTCCAGACGATGAAGTTCAAGATGTTAATGAGGAGGAGGAGGGAGACGATGCGGCTGCGGTAGTAAAAGGAAAAACTAAAAAGAAACGTAAACTGAAAATTAAACCAGAAAAAGCAACAGTAGCAAAAGTAGATGAATATATACTTGGGCCAGAAAGATTTCCATTAGATCAAGAGCGTTTCGGATATTTACCAATAGCAATACAAAAGTTTTTACATACTGACAATGAAAAATGTCAAATAAGTTCTACAAATAAAAATATTAGAAAAGGTTACCCATGTTTGATAAGAACAGGAGTAGAATATAGTATGAATCAATCTTTCATTGCAGCTATAGCAAATATTTATGCAGAATATAATAATCAGCAAGTATTTAGTATTAAAGAAATGAAAGAACAATTACTTCGCGGATTAACAATAGATCTTTATCTAGAATTGCAAAATGGTAATTTGGTAGAGATATTTGATGATAATAAAGAAGTAGATATAGCAGAGTTTAATGGTACAAAAATACATGGATCTTTGAATATGACTAATCCAGAAGAACTAAGTCTAATGAAAAAGATAGCTCGTTCATATAAAAACTTTCGGAGATATTTGGAAGATGATGAAATAAAAATAGGATATGAATATTTATGGGATTTAATTTGTTTTAAAAATCCAAACTTGTTTCCATCAGGGTTAAATATAGTTATACTAGAAATTGCAAATGATGATATTACAAGTAATGTAAATGTCTTATGTCCAAGCAATCATTATAGTAGTTCCTTTTTTGATGTTAACAAGAAAACATGCATATTAATAAAAGTAGATGATTTGTATGAACCAGTAATTATCTATGAAGATACAGGTAAGGAATACTCTATAAGTAGAACTTTTAGTTTGAAGTATAAAGGTTTATTACCTAATTTAAAAGCAGTATTGGATACAATAAAATCATCATTAAATGACAAATGTGGTCCATTGCCAAGTATACCAAAAAAATATGTTTTCGATACAAATATCTCTCTTGAGATGGTTGTGTATCAGTTAGAATTGAAAAAATATACAATTGAATCTCAATTAATGAACTATAGCGGTAAGATAATAGGAGTTATAGCAAATAAGAAAGGTTTGACAGGTCTAATACCTTGTTTTCCTTCTCCGCCAATGCCTGATAAATCAGGTTATATATGGAGTGATGCTTATCAAGGTATTTCATATGAAGCTACCAAAGCATTTTTAACTACAGTACATAATGTAACAAAAAAGATTCCATGTAAGCCTGCAGTAAAAGTTAAAGATGATGGACTAATAGTGGGAATTATTACACAAACAAATCAGTTTGTTCCAATTAATCCACCGGTACAAGATACATATGGAAATGATTTGGAAACACTAGAAGATATGGATTACATAAATGTAAATAAACAATCATTAACAGATAAAAGTAAAGATACAGAGCGAGAAAATTATATAAAAATGATAAAGTTGGAAACAAGTTTCTTCGATACTTTCAGAAATACAATAAGAATGATGTTAGGACAGTATAAACATCGTAGAATGAGAGAAAATATAGAAAATATAATAAATGATACTACAAAAACATATATTTATAAATTAAGATTAATTGATAATAAGCTAAGAGAATTAGTAGGTGATAAGATAAGATTCTCAGAATATTCTGATGAAACATTACGTGATATAGCAGAAGTAACAAACTGTTATTTGAATGCTAGTGAGAAGTGTGAAGAAAAAGCCTATTGTGTAACAACACAAGAAGGTTGTGTTTTACTAATACCAAATACTAATTTAATCAACAGGCAGAATAATGAGGCAAAATATTTTGGTCAAGTTGCAGATGAGCTAGTTAGATATAGCCGCATAAGATCTTTTATTATGGAGCCAAAAGCGTTTCTTTCTTTTTCAGAGGTTAAATATAATTTGAAAGACAATGAAATAATACTTCTACAATCATTGTTAACACAAGATTATTTTGAAGATCTAATTCCAATGACTGAGAATAGATATATAAATCAAAACACATATGAAACTGCGGAACCACTAGAAACACAAGCATATACTAATGAGATACGTCAAAAGAAAGCGGTTTCAAGAGAAATGCGTAGTTGCCCAAAACCAACTATATCAAAAGTAGCGGGTAAATGGAATAACAAGTTTCCAGCTGAAAGTAAAGAATTGGTATTTCCAGATAAACCAAACAATTGTACATTTGAAATCATGATGACTATTTTAGAAATTGCTAATAAAGATACAGGAAAAAACTACTCTTACAACGATGTAAAAGAGGTACTAGCGGATGAATATTTAAGTATATTTGATGATAATGACAGATCAATAATAGATTTGTTGAAGGCAGAAGGAAAATCTACTATGATGAAACAATTAGAAGCTGGACAGATAAGTATAGAAAATATGATTATGAGCGATGATTATTATGCAACTTTGCTTGATTTATGGATATTAGCAAAACGTTTTAATATACCATTAATCTTTTATTCAGGTACTAAACTATTAGAAAATGGCGAAGCAATAATGGTAGCAAATAAGGTAGATACAGATTCTTATTATTTTGTAAAAGTACCAGGTTCTAGACCAAATGTTGTACCAAAGTTTAGATTATTGGTGAGTGGAAACCCGCCAACAGCTCTAATAGATAGTGAAGAGCTGGCTATAGATTTCAGAAGTGACATTGCAAGACAAGCAGAGAATACATCTATATTATCATATCTGGAGCATTTTGAAAAACCCAAACCAAAAAAGAAAAAATTTAAAGTTGTTAAAAAGATAAAACCAGCAGCTACAGCAGCACCAAAAAAGAGAGGAAGACCTAAGAAATTAAAGAAAAAATTAAAATTAAAAAGTTCATTGACAAAAAAGTAATTGAAAAATATAATTCAATATTAGTAATTAACTATATTTTTCTCCATAAATCAGGATTATCGTCTATAATTTTTGCAACAGCTAGTTTGCATTTAACTTTTGACAAAGGGGCGTTTCTTTTAGTAAAAAAGCTAGGGTCTTTCCTGTATTCAACTGTAGTATGAGGTTGAAATGAAAAATTACAATTATAAACAATCGACATAGCCTTTAAAATATCCCAGTAATCACATTCTACATTATATCCCCAAGAAACCAAGTCATTATCGTCATCAGGATACATATCTTTATCAAAGTCTACAATTTTATCAATAACATTTATTTCAAAGTTAGATGACATCATTATATCTAATATGTCACTATAAAAAGCATATGCATCTTGATATGTCATATAACAAGCAATAGTTATATGTGGAACATGTGTTGTTTTAATCCAGTTTTCATCTTCAATAATTAACCAAACTCCATAACCATACCCCATCTTATAAAATATATATAGATATATTTATTCTATAAGATCATATTTGAACATCTGAGTATTTTTCCCCCAACTTTGATCAACAGGAAATTGTGTCTTTATATGTTGTCTTTTTAAAGTGATATGCTGACTTGCAAATATAACACAACTATTTTTACATTCACAATCTAATTTTTTGCTTAGCTTTTCATTAAATCCATGATTAAAACATAGATTACTTATATAAATGATGTCATAATCAGAAATATTAAAAAATAAAATATTATCATGAAAAAGATTGATTTGTTGTTTTCTATTTTTATTTTTAATACTATTCACTAACTTTATAGATACATTAAATCTTTCTTCAGACAATTCAACACCATGTATAGTAGAAAAAAGATTAGTATTTTCTGCAATATATTTTACTACTACACCAATTCCTGAACCTAGATCGCAAAAAGAATTGAGTTTTCTTTGTGGAAACATTTTAATTAATTGGTTAAATCCTGATTTTTCAAGTTCTCCATATGTTGGATTAGAATCTGTGTTCTTAAAAATACGCATCTCTTCTCTAGAAACACGCACTATCCTATTATATTTATTACCATACATGATATTAAATATAAAAAATATATTTTTATATTGAATAATTTAATAGTTTATTTAAAAGTCCATGTTATAATCATCATCTGCACCAGCATCTTCTGGCTTGATGCTATGAATGTTAGTATTCATAGTAAGATTTGAAACAGAACAAGGATCACCAGTAATATTGAGACCAGCAAATGCCTGTTCAATTTGATTTGCTGTATCAACAAACTCTATTGTCTCAGCTTTTACTTTACTAATCATGTCAGTATCTAGTACTACATTGAATGCACTTGTACCAAATAGACCTTCTTGACCACACATAACATTTGCTGATACACCACGCATTGCGTCTAGTTCACCGTGTCTAGCTGCACGCAAGAACATCTCAGGTGTTTCCTCAAATGAAGCTTTTGCAATAGGACCAATATCGTCATTGTTAATTCCATGACGGAATATGGAGATCATTTTGTCTGCACAAGTCATTCTGTCACATAGAATACTCAAGTGATGATAATTAATATAAGTATTATCAAACTCAATCACCTCGGAAATCTCATTAAAGATAGCTTGACGTGCTGCTTCAATACCAAGTGTACGATATATTTCTTGAATATCATTAGTAATAGTGCGATATTTATCGATATAATCTAGACTAAGCAGATCGATCAAGTTTGTTCCAACACTATCAAGGACCCATGTTTCCTGTTTATTGTAGGCACCATCTTCATAAATCATAGTGTCAGTTATCTTTCGAGGGATAAGCTTATCAATTTTTTTAATACCACGAAGAACAAGATTGTCTAGCAGTTGATCTTGGAAGTTTTTAAGCATATAGATTTCATCTTGCTGATCAAGCGGATCAACCTTCTTAGCACCTTTCTTCTTGAGAACATTGTTAAGTCTTAGTCTGAAGACAAGATTTTCATCATTGTAATCACTAAAGACACATGAAACTTGGTCACGATAAGCGTTCTTAATAGCAAAGTTGATATCATCCATATTCAAGTTTCTATCAAGCATTTCTTCTGCATTCAACTCCATGCGAATAACCCATTTGGACTTTTCTTCATCATCATCGGGCTTATCTTCTTCAAGACAACCATCTAGAACTTCTTCAAATGACTTGTATTGTGACATAAGAATTGCATCAGTATCAATCAACGATGAGTCATCATCAGGATCAAAGCAAATCGATATTGAATTAATAACTTCTCTGAGTTTTGTATGTTCAATACGATGCATAATTCTCTGAGCATTTTCTTGATCTTTTTGTTCTTCTGGTAGAAGATAAATAGTGCACGAAGGATTTTTGGGATTCTCTGATAGAGATAGAATCTCTTCAATCCGTGGCACACCACGAGTAACATTTGACTTACTAGCAACACCCGCAAAATGGAAAGTATTTAGAGTCATCTGAGTAGTAGGTTCACCAATTGATTGAGCAGCAATAATACCAACCATTTCACCTGGTGCAATAATTGCTTTTTTATACTGTGTAATAATCAATTCTATAAGAGTGCCTAGTGCTTTGCGATTAAATCGCTTTATCATAAGAAGTTCTTTTGGTGATAGGTAGTAATAATAAGTTAGTTTAAACAATTCCGTGGGCTTTACATATGAGATATTTTCTAGCTGCTTCATTCCGTAATCGATCATTTCGAACGCCTCATGTGGAGTAATATCAACAATGGAATTAGCATTTATAAACTGTTGACCTTGTACATTTTTAATAAGATAAGAGAAAGCTACTGGTAGATGAACCTGTGCATTATCCAAACCTTTGAAAACTTTCATGAGTACTTTTTCACGCATTTCAATAAAGTAATCAATCATCTTTTTAGATCTGGCAGAAGTTTCCTTCTTTTGTTTTTTAAGCCTTTTCAAAGCTTCTTTAGTGTAAGAAGTAGAGAATGCGTTATTGCTTTCATCTCCAGGCATCTGAAAATGTTCGTAAATCTGCTCAAGAGACATCTTAGTAATGGGTAGGATCTGATTTTCAACCTTAACGGTATCAAATCCATCATCACCATAAGCAAACTGAATAATTTTCTGTTTGTTATTGCGAACAGTCATATCATATTCAACCTTGATATCTTCTAGACCCTTAACTAATCGTCTTTGAATATAACCAGTTTGACTAGTCTTAACAGCAGTATCAATAAGACCAACACGACCACCCATAGCATGAAAGAATAGCTCTTGAGGAGTAAGACCTTCAATAAATGAGTGTTCAACAAATCCGCGAGCCATAGGAGAATCATCATACTTAGAATAATGTGGAAGAGTTCTGTCTTCAAAGCCATATGGTACTCGTTTACCATCAACCTGCTGTTGTCCTAGACATGAGATCATCTGTGAAATGTTGATTTCAGAACCTTTGGAGCCAGCTTTAACCATAATTACAAATCGATTATCTTCACTCAAACTCTGAAGACCAATGCGACCTGCTTGATTTAATGCTTTTCCCAAAATATTATTTACCTTTGTCTCAAACTCTTGTTCATCACTCTTACCAGATTTATTTTCGAAAATACCGATATGAGTCTGGTCAATTAGGGATTGAACCTCTTTCTTTTTGCTAGTGATAACATCAGCAATCTTTTGGTTAGTTTCATCGTCAGCAATAAGATCACTAATACCAACACTGTAGGCAGAAGTTTTCATGTATTCTGTTACAATATTCTGTAGATCATCAATGAAATCAGCTGAAGCCATGTTTCCATAGTCATTGCAGATTCTATGAATAAGACCCTTAGAACCATCTCCTAGTGTTCCTTTATCAAGTTGACCTCTTACATAGTCACCATTTTCAATTTCAAGAACACTATTAGATGTTGCAAAGTTATCATCATCCTTAAATTGTTTTGTTTTGTATTTAAGGGAAAGAGGTGGAAGGATCTGAGATAATACGTCAAAACTCGAGATATTTTCGCCAATAGGAAGTTTATCAACATTAATCTTTTTAAAAGCCATAAGTAGATTCATTGCATCTCTAGGAGTAAAATTAATATTTTTTCTAGTCAATCGGTAAGAACCAAGAAGAGAATCTTGGAAAATACCAACAATAGACTTGTTATTAGCAGGCGAGATAATCTGCCAAGGCACAGCAGCCAGATTGAGGAGTTCAGAAACGCTCTCAATATCTTGTGGCATATGCATATTCATTTCATCACCGTCAAAATCCGCATTATATGGTTTGGTATCACCGACATTCATGCGGAATGTATCACCCTTAGGCATGATTTTAGCGATGTGGCACATCATAGACATTCTGTGTAGGGTGGGCTGCCTATTAAATAGTACAGCATCACCATCCATCATATGTCTATGAACAATATCACCTATTTGAAGTTTGATAGATTCTCTGTCAACATTTTCCAAATAGATGTTTTCGCCGCTATTTCTAACCAGTAACTTAGCACCAGGATGAATAGTAGGTCCATTTTGTACTAATTTAGTAAGGAAAGAGATGTTACGTTCATTAACCTTTACAGGTCTTGTAATATTCTTAGCAATCTTAATAGGAACACCTAGTTCACGAATAGACAAGTTTGGATCAGGGGTAATTACAGAACGAGCTGAATAATCAACACGTTTTCCCATAAGATTACCTCTAACACGACCATGTTTACCGTTAAGACGTTCTTTAACAGATTTAAGTGGGCGACCAGAACGTTGTGCAAAAGCAGCAACACCTGGGATTTTATTATCTACAAGTGTGGAAACATAATATTGTAGAAGTGTGGTCCAATCATTAACAACTTGACCAGGAGCATTACCTTGGATTTTATCACGCAAAGTATTATTTGTTTTAATAATATTAACTAGGATATGACTGAGATCATCTTCGCTGCGCTGTTGTGCATCGTGTTTAACAGAAGGACGAACAGCCGGTGGAGGTACAGCAAGTACTTGACAAATCATCCAGTCAGGACGAGACCATAGAGGGCTAAATCCCATAAAGCTGACATCCTCATCTGAAATGCGTCGCAATATTTTTAGACAGATTTCAGGCGTAAGCGTAAGGGTAAGTGCTTCTTTTTGCTCGCTATCTACACCATCAATAGAAGCCCATTCTGCGATAAGCGTAGCAAAACCTTCGCGCTTAATCTTCTTAGGCTGTTTGCATCCACAACCGTTATGTGTTTCATCACCACAACGATCAACCTTTTTAATTTCATTAAATACAAAGCTCCATCGATCTTCAGCATTCATATCCAAAACATGCTTAAATCTTTCTTTGCTGATAAGTAGTTTACTACATTTAAAGCAAACACATCGAAGGATTTTCATAACAGTTGTCAAGTATTGAATGTAAAACAATGGACGAGCGAGTTCAATATGTCCGAAATACCCAGGGGTCTGCATGTAATCAAGGCCATCTGTTGGGCATATCATTCCTGGCTCAAGAACACCCATACGTGGATCAAATAGACCACCTATTACAGGTTTATTACCATTAACATATGTATCACGGCTTGTAATCTCAGCAACAGAACCATTTCTTATCTCTTCCGGAGACAAAATAGAGAACTGTATACCGATAATTTTCGAAGCCTTATTTTTCCTAATTGTTCCGTTTGTACGTTGCGACATGCTTCTTATATATTGCGAATAATATTTAGATTGTTTATACAATCAATTTTTTAACTTTTATAGTTTAATAAAATACATGATAGCCACAAAATTGAAATGTTGAAATTGATTTAGAATAATATCAACATTACAAATAAGAGATATGGTAAAAGGAGATCGCAAATCTAAAAAAAAATATAATCTGCGCAGAAAGAGCAAGAGAGATCGCACATATTCACGTGCTGAATCTTCAGGATCTGAATCAGACTCTGATTACACAACTGGTGATGAATATGCACACGATGAAGACTTTGACATGAAAGAATATCGTAATTTCCTTGCAAAAATATTTCCATCTAAGTATGCAGAAGAAAGAGCTGATAATACGCCTTCACGTAAATCACGTCGTCGATATCCGGATACATCTGATGAAGAAAGAAGAATCACTAGAAAAAAACGTCGCACAAGAAAAGAAATTAATTATAAAGAAGAATCTACAACAGATGATGAACCAGAAGAAAATGTTATTCTTGAAACTACTGAAAAGAAGAAGAAAAATAAATCTTCAAAAAAAAGAAAGAGTAGGAATGAAGAAGAAGAAGAAGAAAGTATTGAAGATACTGAAAATGACAGTGAAGAGTATGAAGAAGAAGTATTTGCTGATTTGCCGGAATTGATGGATGAAGAAGGCAGTCAAGTAGAAGGTGGACCAATGACATTTAATATTGTATTTAATGGGAACTCTATTGGAGGATTAGGAGGTGAAGAAGATGAAGCACTTTTATCAGAAGAAGCAGAAGAAGAAGGAGAAGAAGCAGAAGAAGATGAAGAAGACGAAGGTGAAGGGGAAGAAAAAAAGAAGAAGAAATGGGATGATACTCCAGAAAACAGAATGGCAATTGAAAAAATGAGACAGCTTCTTGAGAAAACAGAGAAAGAAGAAGGCAAAGATAGTGTAATTTATCAGAGTTTATCTAAGACTTTAAAGAATGCAGAGAATGGGATAAAAAAAAATACAAAAAAGAAAGATAAAAAGCTTAGGCTTAAAAATACGCGTGAGTTTAATAAATTAATGCAAGAAAAGAACATGATGAATGATCTTAAATATTTCAAAGAGAAACTCACATTGCCAGAGCAAAAGAAGGTTTTGGAAGAATTAACAGCAGTTATGGAACATTGTCATATTGAAAAACCATATCGTCTTACACTTTTAGATGCGGATATTCCTCCTGAATACAAGGCTGTAGCATATAAAAAAATAAATACTCTCAAATATATGGAACCTGGTGGTGGAGAATATTATAAAATTAAACAGTGGGTCGATACATTTATGCAAATCCCATTCGGAAAGTATAAAAATCTGCCAGTTACACTACATGATAATGGACCACAAGAGTGTGCAACATTTATGGAAAATGCAAAGCAAACACTTGACAGTGCCGTATATGGTATGAATGATGTAAAGTTGCAAATTATGCAGATGGTTGGTCAATGGATTACTAATCCAAAGGCAATGGGAACAGCTATTGCAATTAAAGGTCCAATGGGAACTGGTAAAACTACTATTGTAAAAGAAGGAATCAGTAAGGTTCTAGGACGCGATTTTGCATTCTTAGCTCTTGGTGGTGCAACAGACTCTAGCTTCCTCGAAGGTCATTCTTATACATATGAAGGATCAACATGGGGTAAAATCATTGATATTCTAGTACAGTCTAAAAGCATGAATCCTGTTATATTCCTTGATGAGCTAGATAAAGTCAGTGATACCCCAAAAGGTGAAGAAATAATTGGTATCCTTACACATCTGACTGATACAACACAAAACTCAAAGTTTCATGATAAATACTTTTCAGAGCTTGATTTTGACTTGAGCAGAGCATTATTCATATTCAGTTATAATGATGAAAAGAAAGTAAATCCAATTTTGAGGGATAGAATGTATCGTGTAGAAACAAAAGGATATGATGCAAAAGAAAAAATTGTTATTGCTAATAATTATCTTCTACCAAAAATTAGAGAACAAGTCAAGTTCAATGAAGGAGATATCATAATACCCGATGAGGTGATGAAATATATGATAGATCATAATACCGAAGGTGAAAAGGGTGTTAGAAACCTAAAAAGATGTTTGGAAATTATTCATACAAAACTGAACCTGTATCGATTAATGAGTCCCGGAACTAATCTATTTGAAAGTGAAATGGCACTACAAGTTGAGTTCCCAATGACAGTAACAACACAAATTGTTGATAAGTTGATCAAAAAAGGTGAGACAAATGAAACTTGGAAACATCTATATATCTAAATAATTAATTGACTAATATTAATCAAAAAATTATTATCTTTGTCCAAACACTAATAATCTTTTTATTTGTTTTTATTTTTTCTTATTTTTATACTTACTTTGTTACTTTTGTATACTTTTCTGCACCAGCACTATGTCTTAGGGTCCAAATGCTACTTCTTTTCCAATCATTACCTACACTTTTTTCACTCATTATGTACAAATCCCCATTATTCAACTCAATACTAAATAGCTTTCCCCTACTCTTATTTTTCTTCCACCACTTATAGCACAAACTCATACTCTTTCCTACCCTAATTGCTATGACTTTAGTACGCTCTGTATCACCATGCCAGCCTATACCAGTCTTCTTAGGGGTGTGATAATTGTTACCTTCACATATCAAATTGGTACTCTTATTATCACACCACTGCCCCATACCAGCTATAGCCAGCCTCATATGACTAAGTATGGGGACCTGGCTCCAAGGTATAATTGTCCCTTTCGCATTCTCATAATCAGCCTCTTGTGCTGTATCACTATACACTAAATTGCTTCTGGCATGCTTGTTTAGTACCTTTTTCCTCCTATTACACTTATACTTAGTGTCCCAGCCCAATTTCTTATGATTATCATAGAGCTGGTCGGCAATAGTCTCCGGTACAAAGCTCCTAACAACTAGTACTGAAGCATCAACGAACCCATCACGCCCCAACTCGTCCAAACACTCTTCATCAACTAACTCATTCAACCTATAAAGCTCACATTCCCTCCCATAAACTTCAAGATTTTCCTTAATTTTTTGCAGATTATCAGTAGTAAACCCTTGTCCTGCTGATAATTTTTCTCCTATCATTTGCATACCAGCATGATTCTCGCCGGCATCACCAAATGTAAACGTTATAGTACTGTCAACTACCCTATCAATTTGTTTTGCTTCAGCCATATTTTTGCTCGTTTTTGTAACGGATATATAATCACTAATTTTCGCTTGACTCATATATGTATAGTGAAAAAAGGATATTTAAATCAATTTTTCGGGTATATAAAAATATGTATACTTTATATCGCATTTTTAAATACTTAAAAAAAAATACGTTTTTACATAAAAATCATAAATAATGTTATTAATTATTAATTATTTATGATTTAATAGTTAGTTGCTAGAGTACGATTTCCTCCGCGAGAGTTAAGATATTTAACTTGTTCAGGAGTTCTGCATACACAACCAGTAGAGGAACTGTATGTACTTGGGCAACAGTTAGGACTACTTACATTTTCTCCTAGCATATCAAGTCTACCATTTGGAAGAGGAGGAACTAATCCAACCTTGTTACCTTCTAAACGATGGTGCATGTTGTATTTGTCAGTTTGGTTTACCCAGCTACCTTTTACATCTTTACCCATAGTGTAGTCAATGGCAGCACCGCCAATAGCTGAAGCTGAAGCAAAACCTTCTTTTATGCCTCCTGAGCATGTGCACCAAACATTGCATGCAACAAATGCACCAACCAACATACATAAAAGAATAATTTCAACGCGAACCTTATTTCCTAGGATTTTAATTTCCATTATATAAATTACATATAGATAAAAAATTACCATCTGGATAAACTGTTTCTAATATTTTCCTCAGACAAGTAGCGATCAATGCAACGATTATAATCACCTACTCTTATTCCATTAACATTAAAATATCCAGTATCTGTAATTAAATGATATGAACATTTTGGTGACTCTGTTTTCTCAATAGAAAGATTTTCTAAATCACTGCCTAAATTATCGACACTTAATTCAACATTTTTATTACAAATAATAACTTCTTGATCATCAATAATGATCTTATTATATTCATTAATATCACTAGTATCAATTTTTACAATACCTGTTATATGTTCTCCTGTATAAAGAATATCGTTAACATCAACCTCACTTATTTTTACACTTCGTCCATCTTCTAAATCAATAAACGTATCTGGATGAAGACCACCGTCTAGATAATGATGAATATTAGATTTATCAAAATTAAAAGGAATAAAATCACAATTTTTTCTAATATCGCTCATATCTTCTTCATCTATTTCATCCCAATCGGCGAAAATACAATCCTTTATTTTAATAGTTTTTGTATTTGTATTAATACAATAAACGTACTCTTTTCTATAATCATCTATATATTCGCTAGATGGATGATCTCTAGCTCTTATCCATCCACGCATACTATTAAATACCATATGATTTCCTGTAACAATGATACCATTTAATTTATAAATATCACTTCCTCTAGATGTTGATTTCATTATAGATGTTACTATACTCCCATCATGCAATACATCACCTAGTTTGAGATCTTTAATATTAGTTTTTTTACCATTTTTTTTAACAATTTTTGTATCTCCATCAAAACAATAACCTGGTACAGGTGGAGGACTTTTTAATCCTGCAGCACCAAAAATATTGTTCATAATTACAATCATAACTACAATAGGAATAAGTAACACAGCCAAAAACGCTGCCATTCCTAATCCGGCAACTAAAGCAGGAGGAAAAAACCATGCAACACCAAACAGTGCTAATATGATAGAGACGATTGTCCACATAAGATTAATTATGAGTTCATATGTAAACATGAAAAAACTTTCTAATGTTATAAATCCTCCATAAACGGTAAATATTGCAGAAACCATAGTAGCTTGAACCTTACCAAGAACACTTCTAAACATATTAAAAAGTTTTACTATAGGTAACATAATATTGAGATTTCTTGCAAATAAGTCTTCTCCAACACCTTTAATGGAATTACGCATTCTATTAAATAAAGCTCTTACATCATTTAAAGCATCAGCCAGCTCTTTAAACGTTTCTGTGATTGTTTGCATTAGATAATAGAATGGTGCTAGAGCATATTCAGCAATTTCACTAAGAATATTTTGTGTACAGCTTTCAAAGTTTTGTGCAGTAAAATCAAATGCACTAGTACCTTGAGGTGGATTAATAATTCCAGCAAATGGAATTACAGAAGGACTACATCTTTGATTATTCCAATCATTAATAATAGGCTGTACATCATTCATAACTTTGAAATAGCTGAATACTACAAATACTATAAGGCAAATAATAAATGAAATTAAAATATCACCAGCATATCTTGTAAAATATGAGCTTTTAGTATATAAATCATCAATTTCTTTATAGATATTAGCCATTGTGTATATATTAGTTATGGATAATATCTATTATCTTTCTAGCGACTTGGCAGGACTACCATTATTATCTTCCCAATCGTGAAAAATCCATTGTCCAATAGGGATTGTATGATTAGAAGTAATCAGACAGCTTAATTCTTGACATTCTAAATCTACTTCTTTGCAGACATCTGGATGTTTATTTTCAATACAACTTTTTGCATATTCTTCTACACAAACAAAGCATTCCTCAAAAGGATCCCACATTAAATGTGAACCAGATACAAAAATATCATCTCCATCTTCACCATACTGTATTTTAAACATTTTCTCTCTTTGTTCACCATTTTCTTTAACATTAGACAATCTCATAACACTTTGAACAATAGCTCCATTCTTTAATTTTGTATTAAGAGGTAATTCAGATATTTTGTATATTTTGTCGTCATGTGTTTTAACTTTAGTATCAGGGTGAAAACAAAATCCAGCTAAAGCTCTAACCGCATCACCGGGTGCGCCATTCCACACACTTCTTGCTGTTTTAACTGAACCGTCTAGAGTGTACATAAGAGTTGCTAAAATCCCTACAGTCTTACCTATCATATCTTTTAATTCTACCATAACTCTTTGGAACTCAATAAGTATGTTCAAAAATACACCAAAAACATTTTGAATAATAGATGCGACAAAGTTTCTTAAATTGCTAATAAATGCTCTAGCTGAGTTTAATGCTTCTGTTATACTAGACCCAAGTTCTCCAATAATACCTATATTATAATGAACTGGTTCTAGTAAATAACCCATGTAATTAGATTGCATATTTTGAATACAATATGTAAAATTACTAACTGTATCTTTTCCAAACACAGATGCAAATGGCATAACTACAGGATTACATCTGTATGTTGGCCAATCATCTTCTATTTTTTTGATTCCTATTGATAAAATATTGAATACATATAATGCAACAAATATTAATAATATAAATACTGTTAATGTTATATCACTTGCCTTCATAATAAATTATAATGCGATAATTATTATGAAGTTATTCTTTAATCGTCGTTTTTCCTTGGCCTTGTTCCAGCGACCACACTAGGATCTTGTTGCCAATCAGGTCTTCCTCTTTCTCCCGTAAATCCTCCTGTCATCATTTTTCCAAAATTACCGTTTGGATATACATTATGCCATTCTAATCTTTTAGATTTACTTCCTCCTTGTTGTCCACCACAACTATTTGTGGCATAACAATCATATTGTCGATCTGTATTTGCTTGCATTTTATTAGAGTTACCAGTTTGACTTGCAGTATTTGCATTAACTGGACCAACGCTTTTGCCTCCAAACTTAGGTACTGTTACTGCTCTTCCTGAACCTTTTCCACCCTTTTTATTGAGGCGCTTTTTGTGGTGCTTTTTTTTAAGTTTTCTAGTTCGTCGCTTAACCTTATTCTTGTGAGACTTATTTTTGCGAGACTTATTTTTGCGAGGCTTATGCTTGCGAGGCTTATGTTTACGTGTTTTTCTCTTTCCACCAGAGTGCTGTATAGCTTTAGTTTGTGCTTTATTAGCATTAGCACTACGAAACTGTGCAGCTTGTTGAGGTGATTGTGCAAGTCTTCCATCTGGTCCAGGAGGATATGCATAGGTTTTGTATGGAGTTACTTTAGCTCCACCACGTCTTCTACAACCACATGATGATTTACATCTACATGGCTTTGGACAATTACATCTTCCTAGACAATTACATGATCTTCTGCAACCATGTCTTCTACCACCAGTATAACTTTTAATCTTTCTAGTAGCCATAATATAAATATTAGTTAGAAAAAGTTTCGTTTAAAGATTATAATTGTATTAGATTTATATTAAAATGGATAACAATCAAAGACTTCAGTTAGATAAACTAATTCGCGCAAATAATGTAGAAGATGTTACGCAGGATATTCGAGATAGGAAACATAGTCAGCTAATTAAAGACGATATAACTACTATGGTAACATTGAAGAAACAGTATGCTAGACTTGCTAGAAGCAATCCAAAACAGTTTGATATGATGCTTGAAAGTAAATGTCAATTTTTATTTAACAATTATACTGATATTTTTAATAGAGTGAAAAAAGATGAGCTAAATCTAGATATTATGTGGCAATTTCTTGAAGTTTTAAGAAACATTGAGGAAGGAAGTGTAGATCAACATGAAGGTGCATATCACATAGGTAAACTTTTGAAAGAGATATATATTGATAGTGCTAATACTCGCTCTCAAAAACTGGACGAGCTTGCTGCTAAACGCAATAAAAGCATTCCAAAGAAAAAGTCTGGGAAAAATATTAGTTGGTCAGAGTTTAAGAAGATGACAAATAACATGAATAATCCAAATAATTTTTGAAAAAATTGCTTTAAGATAATTAGATGATATAGTAATCATATAATTAACAAGATGCCCTATATCGCAGTTTTAGTTGAATCACCAGCAAAATGCGGAAAAATAGAAAAGTTTCTAGGACCTGGTTATAAATGTATGGCTACATTTGGTCATATTAGGAGTCTAGATAACTTAAATAATATCGATATAGCAAATAATTTTAAGCCGACTTTTACTGATGTTTCTAGCAAATATAATCAAATAAAGAAATTAAAAAGTTTTATAGCTCAATCGGATGATGTGATGTTAGCGGCGGATGATGATAGAGAAGGAGAGGCAATTGCATGGCACGTATGTAAAATGTTTAATCTTCCAGTTAGTTCTACAAAAAGAATAATATTTCATGAGATAACAGAATCTGCTTTAAAACAAGCTGTTTCTTCACCAACTCGTATTAATATGGAACTAGTAAGGGCACAACAAGCACGACAGATTCTTGATATTCTAGTGGGTTTTAAACTATCGCCTATTCTTTGGAGTAAAATCCAATATAAAACAAAGCGATCACTATCAGCAGGTAGATGTCAAACACCAGCTCTTCGACTTATTTATGATAATCAGGTTGAAATAGATAATTCTCCTGGGAAAAAGGTGTATAACACTACAGGTTATTTCACATCACAAAATCTAGGTTTTAGCTTAGATTTTAATCATGAAGGCGAAGAATCAATGGGTGATTTTCTAGAAGAAAGTGTTAACTTTGATCATATGTTTGACTGTGGGAAAGTAAGAAATACTACTAAAAAGCCGCCTTCTCCATTTACAACAAGTGCACTTCAACAAGCGGCTAGTAATGAATTGCGTCTTTCTCCGAAAGCCACGATGGATAGCTGTCAGAAGCTATATGAAGCAGGTTACATTACTTACATGAGAACTGATAGTACAACATATAGTGCAGAGTTTATTGCAAAGGCAGGTAAGTATATAATTAATAAATATGGTGAAGAGTATAAACACCCCAATATCGAAAAATTATCAGAGAGAAAAGAAGACAAAAAATCGAAGAAAAAGAAGAGCAAAAAGGATGAGAATAATGCTCAAGAAGCTCATGAGGCTATTCGTCCAACTAAGATAGAATGTGATAGCATTGATGAAGGAGAGAAGCTAGGATCTAGAGAAGTGCGTTTATATAATCTAATTCGACAAAATACGCTAGAAAGTTGTATGGCTGATGCAAAATATAAAGCAATAACGGCAAAGATAACTGCACCAGAAGACAATGTTTATAAATATTCATGTGAGCAAGTTATATTTCCAGGTTGGAAAATTGTAGGAGGTTATGATGAAGAAAGTGCAGATTATAATTATCTTAAGGCAATGAAAAAACAGAAACTAGAATATAATAAAATTATTTCAAAAGTAACAATGAAAGAACTAAAAAGCCATTATACAGAAGCAAGGCTAGTTCAACTACTGGAGCAAAATGGAATAGGTCGTCCTTCAACATTCTCTAGTCTAGTAGATAAGATTCAAGAGAGAGGATACGTAAAGAAAGACAGTATTAAAGGAAAGCCAATAGAATGTGTTGATTTTGAATTAGAAGGGGATATTATTACAGAAAATGCAAATACTAGAGATTTTGGTGGGGAGCGAAATAAATTGATAATCCAACCACTAGGTCTAATTGTTATAGAGTTTCTACTTGAACATTTTGATCCACTATTCAATTATGAATATACAAAAAATATGGAAGATACTCTAGATAGCATTGCTAAAGGCGACAGTGTGTGGCATGAACTATGTAGAGACTGTTTGACACAAATAGAAACTTTATCTGAGCCACTAGGGTTAGTAGAGAAGGTAACAATTCCAATAGATGAAGATCATGTTTATATGGTGGCAAAGTATGGTCCATGTATTAAATGTACAAAAGGAGGAAAAACGACATTTAAAAAGGTAAAAGAAGGAATAAATCTGACAAAACTAAAGAATGGCGAATATACACTTGCTGATATAATTCAAACAAAGGCCGCTGCAAAAAACGATAATATCATAGGAAAGCATAAAGACAGTGATGTAGTACTTAGAAATGGTCGTTATGGCATGTATATAGAATGGAAAGGAAACAAAATAAACATTACAATTGAAAAGGACTACAAAGATGTAACACTTGATGATGTTCGTGAATATTTAGTATCACCAATTATTCGCGAAATTACTAAAGATGCATCTATTCGTGTAGGTAAATATGGAGATTATATATACTATAAAACATCTAGAATGAAGAAGCCACGATTTCTACACTTGAAAAAGTTTGTGGGTGATTATAAAACAATGGAGAAAAAAGAATTGATAGAATGGATAAATGAAACACATAAAATAGAATTATAAACGATAAGAATTAGGTATTCTAACTTGATAAGTTCTTTGTATTTCATTTTTTAATTGATTAAACTCAATAGTAAAGTCAAATGGTATATTACCAAAATCAACTAATCTACCGTCATGATACCGGAACTTAACTTCGATTTTACTTATCTTTTCTTCTGGAACATCAAACATGGTAACATTTTGTAGGAATCCGTTTCTGGAATCAACAGTTTCACCTAATGGTGTAGTTTTAACAGGTATTTTTGCAAAAGCATTATTTACATAACCATTATAATCATAGCTATTAACTACACAGTTAGAAGATTTATTAGCTCTAGTGCATCTATTTTGATAAAGTTCACTATAATCATATCCTCTATTTGCAGCACTATTAGTATTTTGAGAGTAAGGTTTTAGTTCATCATATGAATTGTATTTTTTACATTCCATATAGATACTTCTTTCACCTGTAAGAAATGGAGCCATAGGAGCAGTAATATAATGAACAGGTAGATCAGGAGCAGTAGGACACATCCAAATACCTTTTCTACCTAGGAATGCGAACTTTATTGGTGTAGGAAAAGAGATTACAGGATCATCATCATTGTTTACAGAAGGAGTGCTTGTATATTTTTCTCTATCGAATCCTAAATAAGAAGGCAATCCCCATCGGTTATATTGTTCCCACATATTTGGTTGTTCACAATTATCCAGTGTATATTCTTCTCGTTTATCAAAAACTAATGTGAACTCATCCATAATATTACCAAACCAATATTTCAACCCAACTTTATCAAAAAAAACACGCATATTAAGATATTCAGCTGGTGGAGTAATACATTCTTCTGATAAATCTGATGTTGGCCAATAAGTTTTCCAATTCAAAATAATAAAATCAGAAACGGCTTGGTTCATTCTATCTTGTATTTCCATAGCTAGTTCTTCTGGGCAAAAATATCCATCTTGAATTGTAATAGTAAATGTACCATTTGCATTATAATGATCTAGCAACATTTGATGATATAATTCAGGCACAACTTCTGGATCACTACTAGTTTTTGGATTAATCATAAAAGATAATTTTGTATTTTGATAATCATTTTTAAATGTTGGATTATTAACAGGTAGTTGTATTTCTACTAATCTCATTGATTCAACATTTTCCATAATTTGCGGCAACTCAACTTCAAAATGATTAGAAAATGGCCATTTCTTAATGTCTCTATCATCAGAATGAATTGTAACCAATTTTCTATCTAACACATATGTTTGTTCTCTTGGTATTAAGGGTCTACTAGAATTGACATTAAACATTGTATAAAATATATAGACATAAGAAAAAACAAATAATCACACAATAAAATCAAAATATAGGTTATACATAATGGTTCAAAAAGCACTAGGATATGATATAACAAATATGACATTAGTTGCATTTGCAGGAATAGTTATCAAATTATTTTTAGGAGGAAGTTATTCAGAAGACGGTAGTAGCGGTCCTGCTGGTGCAGCAATGTGGGGTTATGGATTAGTCTCAATTGCATTATTAACAATAATGGTAATTTCTTTTGGCTTAACAAGTCGCATGGCAAAAGTTCAAGAACTAAGTACAATAGCATTTGTTAAAGCATTATTTATGCATTCATTGCCTTCACTACTTTTACTAGGTATTCTAGTCTGGATAATATACTTGAATGCCGCATACTATAAAAGAATTAATCAAAATAAGGTTGCATCTGAATATGCAAACTATTCTACAGTATCAACAGTACTAATAATTATTCAAATAATAGTATTGTTTAAATATCTTGTTGATGAGCTTAAAATTGGAGAAGGTGGATCAGAAGCAAAATTAGATATTGAACAAGCTCTTAAAAGTAAATTAGCATCTGTTACCTATTTAGTGAGTTTAGGCAATATTATGCTTGCAGCTATAATGAATATTATTCTTGAGTTTTTTTCTACGGACGGGTAATGTTAAAAAACTTGAATGTCAATCCGCAGCTATTTTCAGTTTCCCAAATACCTGAGATTTTCACTAATATCTTATTAGTAATAATCTGATTCTCTTCATTATTACAAAACACTCTAATGTTATTTGTCATAAGCTGCTCTTTAAGTTTATGTGTTTTGTTCATATACTTATCATATTGTAGCTTTTCTAGTATTTGATTCTCCAATAAAACAATCTTATTTAATTCGGACTCATTTTCACTATAATCGTAAAAGTATTTTGATTTATTAAAATACTTCTCGATACTTTTTGGCTTAAGAGTTAGTTCCACATAGATTCCGTTCAGTTTTACAAAAGAGTTACTATAACCAATTCTTATAAATGAACTATTATCCATAACGGTATTTTTTACAGAAGGAAAGAAATGTATATTTTTTTCATCAAAATCGTCAATAATAAGATTCATATTAGATATTATTATTGTGTAAGTTGTTTTTAAGTTGTGTTTGCTGTTAACACGCGAGCAATTAAATATGTAGTTGCTATTGTAGTAACATCAGGATCATCTTCCATATCAGTATCAAGTATTCTTTCACAATCGTTTAAACATCTTTCAAGGGAACATAGCTTATTATCTAGATAATTTAACCATAGCCTTGAAAAATTAGGATGTGTTTGTATTCTATCATTTAATTTTTTAATTATTCGTTCAATTCTCTCTGTATCCATAATTAAAGTTTCTTGTATTGAAGATAATAAAGATTACTCTTAAAGTCTTTACAGACAATGAAGTTTTATGATACTCTATTTGAAGATTATCTTGCTAGCAATGCAAAAATAAATCTACATCCAAAATTACAAAAAACGTATAAAGACTTTCCAAAAAAACTCTCAGATTTAAAAAATCTTATTTTTTATGGCCCTAAAGGTGTGGGGAAGTATACTCAAATGTTAACTGCATTAAAACAATATAGTCCAAGTGCACTAAAATATGAAAAAAAGATGATTACTGTCACAACTAAGTCTACTCATGTATTGAAAATTAGTGATATTCATTATGAAGTAGATATGTCTTTATTAGGTTGTAATAGTAGAGCACTATGGAATGAACTTTACAATCATATAGTAGATGCTATAATAGCTAAACCGGACCGAACTGGCATTATTGTTTGTAAATATTTTCACGAAATACATAGCGAATTATTAGAACATTTCTACAGTTACATGCAAACAACAAATAGCCAACTAGATATTAAGTTTGTTATTCTTACAGAAGAATTATCATTCATTCCAGATAATATTATTAGTAGGTGCAAACTAATACGTATTCCTCGTCCAAGCAGAACTCAATATAATCGTTGTCTCTCTAATAAAATTACAAAAGATATCAAACTATCTGAATTAACAAATATGAAAAACATTAATGCTTCTGTAAGACAATTAATGAGACCATACGAACGGGTATGTGAAAATATCCTTGAACTAATGTTAGATGTCGAAAAATTAAAGTTTATGGAACTAAGAGACAAGTTATATGATATATTTATTTATAGTCTTGATATTACTGATTGTATATGGTATATTTTAGAAAAGGTTATCTCTCTTAAACTTCTTAACGAAACTCAAATATCTTGTTCAATAGATAGAATATATCAGTTTTTGTATCTTTATAACAACAATTATAGACCGATTTATCATTTAGAGAGTTTTATCTTCTATTTGATAACGCAGATACATGGATTTACAACAAGCATGTGATATTTTAAATCTTACTCCTCAAAACTTCAACAAACAGTCTATCAAAAAAGCATATTATAGACTAGCACTGAAATGTCATCCAGATAAATGTAAAGATGCAAATAGCAATGAGAAGTTTAGGAACGTAACTGAAGCATATCAGTTTTTATGTAAACATGTCGAGATTGAATGTACTGACACACAAGAAGAAAGTTATTCTTCTATGTTTGCTAAGTTTGTCTCTTCAACAACAGGTATTGAAATTAATGAAGATAGTGTTACTTCAGCACTACATGGAATAAAAAAGGGTTATCAAAAATTAACTGTTGAAATGTTCAAAGAACTCAATCGGTCAGATTCTTTACAATTGTACAGTTATCTAGAAAGATATTCAAGTTTATTGGGGTTGGATAGTTGTTCGTTGAGAGAAATTGAGGTAATAATGAAAGAAAAAATGGAAAAAGACGAGCTTATTATCTTAAAACCTGCTTTAAACAATCTTTTCTCTCTTGACATCTATCCTCTAACCCATAAAGAAGAAACTTATTACATTCCTTTATGGCATAATGAGTTAGAATATGATCTCCCTTCAAAATCGCTTATTGTAAGAATTATACCTAATGTTCCTGATAATATTATTATCGATGAAAACAATTCTATTCATGTAGATGTGGTTTTAGATATTAAAGATATCTTTCATAAAGACTTACACGATATTTATGTTGGTAATAAAGTATTCCAACTAAAAATTAGAGATTTACAATTAAAACCTTTACAAACTATTATTTTTAAACAAAGAGGTATTCCTCAAATTGATACAAAAAACTTTTTCTCATATGAAAAAATCGGTGATGTTATTATTCATCTTGAATTGATTAATAAATAATATTTTAAAACTGTATTATATAGAATGCGTATGTTTTTCACAACTCAAGTTAACAACAACGGTTATGTTTACACTAAAGGTGGCTCAGCATTTAAACCTGATACTATGGCACAAGGAAGTTTGATCACAAATGCAAATGCTGTATATAAAAATAATGCTGGTGGAGGCTCAGGATGGTTTAGTTCTAGCGACGTCATTGCACAAAAGAGAAGAATTGCTATTGGCAAAAATAAAAATCGAGTTGGTATTCCAGATAAACAAGCATCAGGTTTTAAGAGTACAGAAAATAACTCAAGAAAAAGTGCTTTAGCAAGAGTACGTGGTGGAGGAGCTGTCGCACCAAAAAAGAAAGGAGCTAACCCAGGTAAAGCTTAATTAAGTATTTTGAGATGTATCTCTTTTATTAATTCATACATTTCATCTGTTTTATCAATATGAACTCTGACATTTTTTTGATAATTATATATGTAAATTAGTAACGCAATCAAAATGTTCGACAGTAAAAATAAATATATCGTCTCCATGTATTTAATATACTTATTATTTTTTCTACTATTAACTTTGTTATTTAATAATTAAATATTAAATTATTATATAATGGCTGACAATACTAGTTTAAAATTAATTGGTGGCGGAAATATAAAAGAGGGTCTTGTTCCTACTCATTTTTCTTTGTGGAGAGGACCAGGAAATAATAGAGCCAGTAAAAAATTACCAGAAAGACCTCCTTGTGTAAATGGTTGTAGAGATAATATCCTTGAAAATGGTTCAGTATATACTTATTGCAGCACAGTAACAACCTTAATTGCAAAATCTATTGCATTTATATATCTTCCACGTGTTGATGATCCACCTTTGATAAGACCTGGTTATTCTGGAAGTGATTCAGTTCATAATTTCTTGATTAATGGTGGTTGGGAATTAGAACCTTCTGGAAATATCCCTTGGACTACTGGTGGTCCAGGAACTGGTCCAACTAGAAGTGAAAATAATGAAAATTATTATCGTATTGTATATCCTAATTTCCCAGGAGAGTATATATATTTGAAAGTATTTAATAGTGATACTACAACCACAACTAATCCAAAATATGGTTTTATTGGTCCACAAAATAAAATAACAAAGGTGGAAATATTAAATACTGATGGAAAATCAGGTAATATTATTGGCGATTCAGGTGTTGCTGACTATTATGCATATATTAACAAAGTTAGTAGAGGCGAAGTACCTGGATTTATTTCAAGTTATAAAACCTGTCCATAATTTACAAATTAAATTATACTATTTTAATTACTATAATTTAATAACAATAATTTGTTGATAGTTGAAATGCATTTGCTGGCAATTTAGTTAATGATGTTTCTGCTTGAGTTGTTTCATTATTACCTAAGTTAGTTGATAATATTGCTCCTGAAAATATAGCTCCTCTCAGTGGAGTATTATCTTTTAGTTTTTTGTTAATTATTGCTTTATTTACAACATAACAGATATTATCCCAGTTCCACCCGCTTTGTCCAAAGAAAGGTGTTCTAGCATTTGTATAATCAATTGCAGGATTACCACTTGATAAGGTAATTCTTTTGCGAATATAAGGTGTTTCAATACTTAACATTCCCATTACTTCGGCTGATGTATCATTATCATTTTGAACCCAATTATATTTTTTATTAATTTCTTGAGCAACATTCTTTTTATTCAAAGTACTATAAGACGCTTCAGCACCTATATTGTAATACTGTGGCCATAATGTAGTTATTTTTATTGTATAACCTGCAATTTTTAATGTATTTATTTGATTTATTGTCTTTGATATTGTAGGCGAACCAGTTAATCCAAACTTAATATCTGTATGCTGTGCACCATTATAATTATTAACACCTACATTCTGTAAAGATGTACTGATTGTAGTAGAAAATAAATGGTATGCCATTCTTGCTTCATTTTGAGCAGAAGGTAAGGCTGCTATAACACTTTTATCTAATTGTGAGTTTTCTGTTTCAATAATAATTCCATCTAATGAGTATGACAAAAGTGAATTAACTTTGCTATTATAATACTCGTAGAACTTTACTGCTGACCAAAAACTATTTACTGCATTTGTATTATCAGATGTAGAATGTGAATAACCTGATATTGGTGACGTTGGAGTTAATGATGTTACAAATAGATCAGAAAAATAACCTGAATCAAAACTTACATAAGGCAGCATATATATTTTTTTGGATGAACCACCAGGAAGGGTTTTAATTTGATCAATTAAATAACCAATAGTTGACTTATCATTTTTATCATCCAATCTATAAAATGGGATAGTTCTATCGGAATCTATTCCACTTAAACTGTTTGCATAAGTACCACCTGTTCCAGTTAAAGCTTGATACATTCTATCTGTATTATCTATTGTCCAATCTAACCTGATATTAGGACTAGTAAATCGAATAATTATATTTTTCGTATTAAATGATTTTACAAATAAAATAATATTTGCAATATATGCCTCTAAATCTGATTTTGTAACAGTAGATATTTGGTTATTTGATGCATCTACATCAGTAACCGCAGGATATTCACACCATAAATCTAGTTCTATGTTTGGACAAGAAGGAAGACCTGCACCTATTAATATTGGATTATGCAAACCTGTCATACTATGTTGCTGGCTTTTACCTCTAGCCATTCTATGAAGTGAAAAATGTATATTATGAACTAAACCTGCATTTCTATTTCCACCACCAGTTAATTTTAAGTTATTGAACAATGATGTCATAATATAGAATTACAAATAAAAAATTGGTTATAATAACCTTTTATTTGTTTATATTTTGTATATTTTTATTTAGTTGCTATCACTGGTTGTTTTCTTGCGCCTCACAACACGCTTTTTAACAGTCTTCTTAGGCTTTACTTCCTGTTCAACCTCTTTCTTAGCAACCTTCTTAGAGAATGTTGGACCAGAAGAGCTGGATACGACTGAACCTTCATCATCATCATCATCATCATCCTCATCACTATCTTCTTCAACAACTACACCTTCCTCTTCATCATCATCAAGATCTTGCTGGTTCTGTAGCTTCTCTTTATCAGAACTAGATAGCTGGATGACACATCGCCCTGCAATAGATGCACGAGGCTTTACTACTGCCTGTACAAGTCTCCAAGTAACTCCAAACTTACCATTTACGAAGTAAACACCACCGCACTTGAGAACGCATGCTACATTACTTCCCTTTGAGATGAAATCAGACGGCGTAAGAGTAGCATCTGATTTGCTAGGAAATAGTGGTGTTTGATCTACATTGTAAATCTCGCAATTGAATGCATCGTCCCAGTAATCAAGTTTGACTCGAAGAGTTGGAGCTGAATCTGCTCGTCGCTCACCAGTCTCCTTGTCCTTAGGCCAATAGAGCATGCGATTAAAGAGGACATCTACCTGTCCCTCTGTTAGCTTTGCCTTATTGAACCATTCCTTAGAGTTCTTGATTGCATCGTCCATTACCTGCTGTTCCATTGCCTCCATCGCTTGAAGGAATGCAGTAGTCTCAGGTGTGGCATATGCATCCTTAGGGAACTGAAGAGACATATCATAACTGACACGTCCGCTGCTCTCATCGCGACGCTCATTTACACCCCACGTTAGCATCAGTGGAGTCGTAACCATCAACTGACGACGAGTAGTGTTATTTACGATGCTAACTGCCTTTCCTCCTGCCTTGTTAACACGTGGCTTATTATATCCCACATCCTTAGAAGGAGTGAAATCGGTTGCGTTAATAACGAGTGACTGAATATCGGTACTGCTCATGCTTGCTTATATTACTTTATATGACAGAGTTGTCTCTATTTCAATTTTTTGAAAAATCATGTTAATAAATCCCCAACTTAAAGAACAAAACTATTACTTAGAATATTGTAATAAAAAAATTAATATAAGTTTTTAAGTATGTAAATAAAGTAAAAATTATAACATATAAAAATAAAGTGAATAATAATAATATATATATTTTAACAGAGATGGCAGAAAGTATGTTTAAAAAAAATGAGACTGTGTGGTATTGCAAAGATAAAGTATATGAAGCAGAAATAAAAGCTGTTCATTATGATGATAAAATACCATATTATACTATTTATATTCCTTTGATAAAGGTAGAAAAACAAACCATACAAAATCGTTTATTTAAAAAAGATAATCTTTTTGAAGCTATAAAACATGTCTTGTAAATTAGTATTTGAATTAATTCAAACAAATACTAATTAAATTAGTAAGTTAGTTATATTATTTAAATGTCACAAGTATTTATTTACTTAGAGACAGCTGCCTTAGATCCAGCCTTAGCGAAGTGAGGGCTCATGTACTTCTGAAGATTGAAGTAAGTAAGCTCATCATCCTTCTTCAAGGAAAGAAGCTTGGAAAGCTTGGCATCAGCAAGAATGATACGACCATTCTTAGGATCCTGAAGCTTATTAGCACGAATGTATGCGTTAATCTCCTTCGTAACCTCAGTGCGGGCCATCTCGGTTCCCTTAGGCTTAGATAGGAAACTAGCAAGCTCCTCACTGATTAGTGTAGGCTTAACAAATCCTGATGGAGTGCGAGTTCCAGAACTCTTGCGTCCCTTCTTGCTGCGCTTGTTAGCAGCTTTCACCTCACGCACTGCCTTCTTCTCTAGGGCACGGAGCTGAGTACGAAGGGCAGATACCTTTGAGGTAACCTCCTGAATGGCGGCTAGAACTGAGGTGAACTCATTAGCGAGAGCAACCTCAGGTGCGACTGGGGTCTCCTCAACAACAGTGTTTGCTACAGGGGCAGCAACCTCCTGAACAACCTGGGTGGTCTTTTTGCTTGACTTCTTGGAAGTGGTCTTCTTTGCCTTAGAGGCAGTAGTAGTCTTAGAATCGTTCTTCTTTGCGGCACGGGGCATCTTATACCATATGTATACACAATCTATTTAAGCGTTTTAACGCAAAATATATTATTATGAGACGAGAACCCCTCTCATAATAATAATATGGTCTTAATTTTCCTTAATATTCACATATAACGCAAATTAATTATGAGCAACTGATTGATATAACCATGGCAATGCATCTCTTGCTGGTTGTGAAACTAATGTTAATGCACACAGTGCAAAGTTTGCTCCTAAAGACTTAGATCCATAATCCACTCCATGTGTTATTAATCTTTCTATTACTGTTACAGCTAATGTTCTTAACTGATCACGATCTGATACTGGTAACATATACATATTTAAATGTCTAAATATATCACCATGTGGTGGATATATCTGTCGTTTTGCTTCGTTTGCTAATTGTGCTCTGTAATTCCATATATCTACTAACTCTCTAATAAATCTTATAAGAGATACCCTTTGTAAACTCCACAACCAGGTATGATTTACATAATTTCCCAATTCATTTATAGTTTGAAATACTGCCAGTACACGTAACTCTAACTCTTTTGAACTATCCATTTCTTCTTCCTCTATTTTCGTAACTATTTTATCTCCGTAGTGCTTAGCCATTTGAAGTAAGTAATTACCATTGTCTAACAAATGTCTTGGTAATTCTATTCTATTATATGGATTTGTAAAAGGAGCACTACCCTTTCTAATTAAATTATAGAGAGACATAATATCAAAACCATATATCTTTCCATCTTTACACTTATAACTAATAAATTGTTCATTACTAATATCTTTTACTGATTCCATAGTAAAAAAGTCCATGTCATTTACACATATTTCGCGATTAATATATGCCGGTCCTCTGGCTCTTATATATTTTTTTAATAGTACTTTTCTACAAACTGCTTGAATCTTTATTGCATAAAATGACAAACGCAAATAATTATATATTCTTTTTGTCAATTCATCTTTATTTCCTCCGACACGCTGCTTATAATGGCGACACATATCTTTTAATTGTTGTACCCTATAATTTCTAGTGCACAAGTTTTCTTGCTCACCTGGTTTTAATATAGCAAACTCTTCATCAGAAACTCTTCTTCTTTTTTTTGTTTTCGGAACTTTTTCATTAAATCTTTTTAATTTTGCTCTAGGAGACTCCTCTTTCTCTTTGTTCATTGTTAGAATCTTGTTCATTATATAGTAAGATGCGAAATCTTTTAGGCTGTTATAAAAAATAATATTATTCTTTATAACAAAAAAATTGTAAATATTTATACAAATACGAAACCATACTGGTAAAGGAAGTTTTCCATTTCCTTCTCTTCTTTTTTTGTTTCAATAAGATTTTCTTTAGTTATTGAGTACTTTGTTAGATCAAACATATTATAAACATAATTCAAATTGTCATAATTAATGTTATTTACATAATTACTTATCCATTTATGAAAATCGCCTTTATCATGACTTTTATTTTTCAAAAACTTTGAATAATATTTCAATACTTTATTAAGGTCATATGTTGATGTTTCATTATTATTATAATCTGTGCCAGAAAGTACACATATCTGTTTAAAATTATCTAATGATAGTCTCAATGTTTTTAATATTCCTTTCAAGTCATAAATAACTACCGTTGATTTTAACAAGCTCAAATATCTCAACACTTTTGGGCAACCATACACAAACATATCCATATCTTCACTCATACAGGCAAATGCTATCTTTTTTTGAACCATCTTTGCACATACATAATCAGATTCTCCTTCTGATTCATAATAAGATACGCCCATTAACATCAACAATTGTTTAACACTATCTATATCATCCTGTGTCAGTCTAACAAATTGCTTTCTAAGTGAGTCTATCTCTGCTTCCAAATCACTTGTATCATCATCTGGGTTACAATTACGCAACACATCACTTATTCGCTTATATTCATTCTCTGCCGCTTTCTTCTCTTCTTTTCTTCTTTTTAAGGTTTCAGCCTTCTCAGGTGGAGGAGGCCCATCAAACACAAATATTGGCGTTATCTTACAGTGCTCTAACAATGCTACCATTTGGTATATTCCTTCTATCAAGTTATCATCTGTCTGAAATCTATACATATAAATGCTTGCATCAATAACTATAGTTTTTCCACGCAAATCCCATAATGAGATCTGGCGAATATTTTGTGGACAGTTAACCCTTAGAAAACGGTTAAGATTTTTAATTCCCATTGTCTTTTAATTACATATAACTTTATCTTTATTACCCTGTCAATTTTTTAATTAACTTCGATTAAACTCATCCTCAAACCACGATTTTTTAAATTGTAACTTTTTCGGATATTTTCTAGAAAAGATGGATCTTTGTAGCCTATTCTTATATATTCTTCTAGTTCTTTTACTGCTTTCATTGTATTGTCAAATCTTAACCATTTTCTATTTATTCTTCCACAGAATTGCATAAATGTATATGGATCATTCATCAAAATTGCCGTTAACACATAATACGCAAATACATTTGATTTCTCTCTATAAAGACTATATGCTATCCTGTTATCCCCTCTTATTACATTGTCATATACTAGATTCATATAACCTAACACTTTTTGAGCCTGTATAACAGAAAATAAACGCTCTACTTCCATTGTAAATAAAAATAATTTCTCAAAATCTTTCTCATCTTCTGCTACTTCTATGGAAGCATATGCTCCATTTATAATTCTTGCCCATGTCTCTACATATGCTTCTTCTATTTTCATTGAACTTCTTATATCAAACAAGGTTTTTATACTACGACTAATTGTATTTCTATATGTATCCGATATATCAAACCCAAATGCATGCATCATCTCATGAATATATACTTTGAACCATTCTTCTTGTCTATATATTATTGTTTCATTTTCTACACTACATCTTGTTGTTACTCCAGTATTTACATTTGATTGACCAAGTGTTACTATCTGATTATTTGGTAGTATCTTTTTGAAATCTGATAAATATAAATATATTTTATGTCGTCTAGAACATTCTTTAAATGCATAACGCATACAAATATGTGCCCACGATATAATTAACCTCATCATATCATGATATTTTTGATAATTAACTATATGTTCATTCATTAAACCAAAATATACCTCTACCACTTTCTCTCCTGGAAAATAATAAGTATAATGCAACTGTTTGTGAATATTTTTTTTAACATTTTCTTGTATTTCTTCTGGAAAATACGGTTCAGATGCTTTCATAATAATATTATTACCAGTTAATATTGACAATATCATATTGTTTTCGTTTGTTTTATCATAAAACGATAATCCTGATGATATTAGCTTATATAATCTATTGGAATATGGTCCTTTTTTTATATACTGCTTTGGAATATCACTAAGTATTTCATCTAATGTATCTTTATAACTATCAGCTACTTCCATGTTATATCTTTACCTTACACTATATTTTTAACTTTTTTATTTTATTTTCTCTCTTAGTTCTCTTTTTAAAGCTCCTCAACCATACTTCTAACTTATCCAACAAACCTTTTATTCATAAAGTGAACCTTGTCTTTGAGACCTTTGAAAATAATATCAAGAGAGAAATTAACTGTATAATAAAAATTATTTCTTCAAATTGTCATTATACAAATCTATGCTTATTTTTTATTTTGCTGTTGCAAGTCTCTACGTATCTCCATTAATTCTGTGAAAACTATCGGAGGTGATCCTCTTGAAAAATGTTGAAGTTTCGCATCATGCGTTGCTAGTAATAACACCGTTAAATCTTCATTTTGAGTAAACTTTGCATGCTGTGCACGTTTCATTTCTTCCTTATGACGACCGGCGAAAAAGTTCGGATCTATTTTCACTTCTGCTGGTCTTATTCTTTTCCCTTTGTATTTTCCAGATTTGCCACCAGCAGATTTGGCTCTCACTGGATCTACAGCTAATTCCCCTTCTGGATTCATATCTAGAGAGAATGATAAATAAAAATCTGGATTATTTTCTTTAAACTTAGATGCTTGATAATAATGTTCTACCGAAGACCATGTATGCCCATCTAATTTAAATGATTCTACCCAAAAGTTTGATAATCGTTTTCTCCAATCAGGTATTGCTGCTAGCTCAGAGTATTTTGATATCTCTTCTGGTTTTATTTTTTCTCCTGATCCTTTCCCTGGTTCTTGATTTGCTGATTTTGAATAAAACTGAAAAACTGTATTATTATCATGTAGCTCATAATTTCCTTCATCATCATCATCACCATCTGCACCTTGTTCTGGTGGAACTATATTTAATTCCGCCATAAATGATCTAAAAGCAGGTATTATGTAGTATGGACCAGCTTGTCTTTCGAGACATTTATCTACGACCATCCTTCTTATATCAAAAGGTATCTCTTCAAATGAAAATCCTCCCCTGTCTTTATATGTAATCAACCGATAATGCCACCCCATAAACTCAGTCAAGATATAATGTGTTGGCTCGAAACTACCTCTTTGTTCTAATATTGTGTCATTTAACTGACCACATAAAAGTACATTATCGTAATCACGTTGTTTATATGCTTCCAAACTAAACAAAATTAATTTTATATTTAACACACGTTCTAATGTAGAAATAGCCCAAGTCTCTCCCCAAAAAGTACATGTACGAATCTTTGTTTTAAATTGTTCTAAGTTTTCGACACCTTTCATAAACGCATATTCGTTTAATAGTTTTATTGCTTGTTTTTTCTCTTTTTTAACTCTAGTATGCGTTTTACCAACATCATTTGCTTGTGTAATTAATGCTTTTACTTCTTCTCTTGCAATTCCTTTTTTTGTTGCTCTTTTCTTTATATCTTTGTGTTGTTTTGCCAGATCTTTTAATACTCTATCTGCATCATTTAATTCGCCTCTTGCCATGATATACATATTTCTATATCCTTCAAAAACTCCCTGATTTGCCTCATTTGCCAATTTATCTCTTAGTTCAGCAACTGTTGTAGTTATACCTACTCTAGATAAGCCATCTCTTATAGTTGAGAATAAACAATCACCTCCACCTTCATTATCAACAAGTTTATAATTATTATTTCTCATAAAATTACTGATCCAATCTTGACCTCTAACTTTCTTATAAGCATTCCTTTCTTTTTTTGCTTGATCTGCATTTTGTTTTTGTAGTGGTGAGAATCCATATTCTTGAGCACCATCATCTTCCTCATCATCATCATCTTCCTCCTCTTCTTCTTTATCATCTTCTTCATCTACTTCATCTTCTTCTTCCTCCTCCTCTTCTTCTTCCTCCTCCTCTTCTCCTTGATTATCATCGGCTTCTCCTTGATCCGCTTCGTTCGCGTCATCCTTAATATAAGCTTTTGATACAAATGAATACAAAAGTAAATCTCCTAATCTATCTATATCAATATCACCATCATCATCAATAATTGCTGGTTGTTGTGAAGAAAGTATTTCATAAACTCCAATTTGACTATGAACTATTTCGTTTTTAATTATATATACTGGAAAAAATACCACATTTTTATCAATGAACATAAAATTGCTTTGACCAAGAGCAATAATTACATCTTCGCCAAACAGATTTAATTCATATAAATCTGCATCATAATCCCGATCTTCATTAAATAAATCTTTGGTTTCTGGATAATTGATAGTTTTATCTATCTTAGATTGAACCATTATATATACTAATGCATATTTTTTATGTTTTATATCAAATATGCATTAATGTTTTAATTATCAGTATATCTCAGCTGAACTAAAGCAGCATTTTCTTGATTCAATTCAAAAGCTACTATCTTACGTATAAGTTCTGTTTTACGCATTTTTTTCGAAGGAATACTGTAGTATTTCATTATATCTCGTAACTCACAAACTCTATAACTCTTGTATTCTTTTCTCAAACTTTCTTCATCTAAGTCAATAAAATATTCATCATTATCTTCATTATATTCATAATCACTAGTTTCAGGTGTTGGAATGTTAATATTATTATAATAATCCATTACTTCATCAATAGAATGGGTTCTCTTTTTTCTTATTTCATTGATATTATAAAGAAAATTTTCCATATATCTTTATAATATTATTTAATTCTGTTTAAACGTTTTAATTTATGCAAGTCTTTCCAGTGCCGCTTCTACTTCATCGCATTCCATAATATCCATATGTTTAAATACAGTTTTATTAGATAGAGACGAATAATTTTTTGTACTAAGTTTTGATATTTTTTTAACGTTTTCTATAATTGTCTTCTGAACTTCTGCTGTTTCTTCATTATTAAGAACAGTTAGTGCAAGAGGTAGTATTTCTCCAACTAGCTCTGATAACTCATCTACAATCTCTGTATTATCTTCAGTGTCAATATTAATCATAATTTTTTCTTGCAATTCTTCTATGATTTCAATTACACTATCTGCATCAATCAAATTATGTTTCATAGCATGCACAAAGAATGAACCAACTGCTCTCCTTTTTGAATTGTCTTTATTGTTTTTACAGAATTGATCATAATCCTCATCTGGTGATACATACTTAATTGTATTAAGCTGTGAAATATAACCTGCAACACTATTATTAAGTGGTGTTTTTACAAAATCATATTTAGTCACAAGCTCAGAATACAATTTGGCATAAAGTTCTGCATAAAAGCCATTTTCACTTGCAATGCTATACAAAGAATTAACTAGCTTTGTCATATCTTCTCCATCTACTTCAATTCCACTTTCTACAATAGTAGAAAGTTCTGAAAAGATCTTGTCTTTTAGCGCGTCATATGTTTTTGTACTAATTTTATTCATTGCTTTTCTTACATTATCAATTGATTTGTCAATTCCTTCGCGCTCAACTCTTTTTGTAGCTTCAAAGTTTCTAATCTCTTCCCAAGCTTCATCGGACAGTTCTGTAACCTTTTTATTCCGACGTCCTCTCCGTTGTCTATATCCATTTCCATCCTGCCTATCTTTTCTGATAAATTGTGGAGTTTTAATATATTCTGGTGCACCAACTTGATCAGCCAATTTTTGGATTATTTCCAATATTTCTGTTGATAATTCACACTTAAAACCATTGTTTATTAATTCATCAAAATCATTTAGATGATATCGTGTCATTGTTGCCATCATGCCTGCCATATTGAATGATAGTATTATTCAACGCTTCTATTTTAAATCAATTTTCTGTTGAAATATATCAACATATACATAATGAACTTAAACGATACGCTTGTTATTTATTTACGATAATGAGTGATACAACTGAACCAAAACAGACTACCGAAATAAAATCGATCGAAACTTGGGATGAACTAGAATGTGACGCACAGATTCTTAGAGGCATCTATAGTTATGGTTTCGAAAACCCTAGCCCTATTCAAAAGAAGGCTATTCTACCTATGACAGCAAAACGCGATATAATTGCACAGGCTCAATCCGGAACGGGAAAAACCGGGTGTTTCACTATTGGTACTCTAGCTAATATTGATGCGAGTAAAAGTGAGGTGCAGGCTATGATTCTTTCTCCTACACGCGAGCTTTCACAGCAAACCAAAAGTGTTATTGACGCAATTGGAACATTTGTGAAGGGACTAAAGACGCAACTACTTATTGGAGGTACATCAACTGATGAATGTATTAAACAGCTTCAAGAGAATACTCCACAGGTTGTTGTTGGTTGTCCTGGACGCGTTTATGATATGCTTCGCCGTAAGAAAATCAAACAAAGCACATTGAAGCTAATTGTTCTAGATGAAGCAGACGAAATGCTCTCATCTGGATTTAAGGAACAAGTTTACAATATTTTCCAATATATGCCAAGTGAGATTCAAGTAGCACTATTTAGTGCAACAATGCCTAATGATCTAGTAACACTTACTGACAAGTTTATGAGAAATCCTATAAAGGTTCTTGTAAAGGCTGAACAGCTAACTCTAGAAGGTATTTCACAGTATTATATTGCTGTTGATGGAGATGATGTAAAATATGAATGTTTGAAAGATATTTTTAGCACTATCAGCGTTTCTGCATGTATTATCTATTGCAATAGTGTAAAACGTGTTCAAGACCTATATGATGCTATGATTTCAGATAACTATCCTGTTTGCCAGATTCATAGCGGAATGTCAAAAGAAGATCGTGCAAATAGTTATAAAGAGTTTAAATCAGGAAAACAGCGTGTACTTATTTCTTCTAATGTCACTGCACGTGGAATTGATGTTCAACAAGTAAGTACTGTTATTAATTTCGATCTACCTAAGTGTATTCATACATATCTTCACAGAATTGGTCGCAGTGGTCGATGGGGAAGAAAAGGTATTGGAATTAATTTTGTAACAAAACGCGATATTCGCAAGCTTAAGGAAATTGAGCAGCATTACCAAACACAAATCACTGAAATGCCTCTTGATTGGGCTGACAAAGTATAAATATTATTACAATTATAAACATTCTCGTTAAATCAATTGTTATAATATATCATTTTTAGCTAGATATGGACTTTATAAATCAATTTCTACCATTTAATGAAAAATCTTCTAGTACTCCATTATTAGATTTCAAACTACCAATACAAACTATTGATTCATATTATGATATAAGTGAAAATATTATTAATGAAATGGAACTTACTAATGGTGACAATTCTATGTATCACAAAATATTTGATATGAAGACACCTTTTGAAAAACTTAATACTAATGCACTTGCAAAATATTATACAGATGACACAACATTTTTAAAAGATAATCAAACATTTCTCTCTTTAAAAGTTCCCAAACCTATTGATGATCAATCTGTTCTTGATATTATAGAACTAAGAAAGGATATTGCAGATGAAACTGGATTTGTAGAAAAATATCATTTTGTGGAATGGGATCAATTAAAGTTTTTAAACAATAATTCTACTTTTATGAAGTATCTTAGTTTATATGAAATTGCTTCTCCGTTAATTACTCTAGCATTACCTATTTTTATGCTTATTATGCCTTTCTTTATTATTAGATTGCAAGGAAATGCTATTAATTTTTCAAAATACGTAGAAGTTTTAAAAGTAGTTTTATCTAGGCATAGTATTGGACAAATATTTTCTATCGGCTCAGCTAGTTGGGATAAACGTGTATACATTATAATTTCATTCCTCTTTTATTTAGCACAAGTTTATTGGAACTATCAATCCTGCATAAAGTTTATCAAAAACTTTAAAATCATTCATGAAAAATTAGATACTATAAAGAATTACTTGAATAAAAGTGTCATTATAATGTCAAATACTATTAACAATATTAAACAATCAGGAATCACCACATTTAATAAATGGTATTTGCAAGTTGAAACATGCAGAGATTATATGAACAATTTGATTGAAAGTTATAATCAATTCACACCTTACGGTCTTTCAATTGGTAAAATAAGAGAGATTGGATATTTAATGCAGAACTTTTATAAATTATACAACGACGAATATCTGATATCAATTATTGATTATTCAATTAAGTTTAATTCTTATATCAAAAACATTTCTTGCTTTCAGAATCGCATTGATAATAAACAAGTTGAAAAATGCTCATTTACAAAAAAGAAAACTCAAATGAAAAAAGCATATTATCCTATTTTACTAGATGAACCGTTTGTAGCAAATGATATTCATTTAGATAAAAACATAATTATTACTGGACCAAATGCTGCCGGAAAGACCACATTTATTAAAACTGCGATGATTAATATATTGTTATCACAGCAATTAGGTTTTGGTTTCTATAAAAAGGCAAAAATACACTGTTATCAAGATTTGCAGTGCTATATTAACATTCCAGATACTTCTGGAAGAGATAGCCTCTTTCAAGCAGAAGCCAGACGATGCAAAATGATTTTGGACAATAATAAACACAATGACAAACATAGATTTTGTATATTTGATGAACTGTTCTCCGGAACTAATCCATATGAAGCTATTGGGGCCGCTACAGGCTTTCTCAAATATTTAAATACATATAATAATATTACATTTGTCATTACTACACACTTTTTAGATCTATGTAAAAAAATGGATGAGGATAAAAAAATCATTAATCTTAATATGGAAATTGTAAATGTAAATGATGATTTTAAATATACATATAAGGTTATCCCCGGCATTTCAAACGTTAAAGGAGGAATTAAAGTATTAAAGGATTTAGACTTTCCAAAAGAGATTATTGATACAGCAACAGCCGTAATTGATAAACTTAATATATAATTTCGTTTAACTTTGGTATAAATATTATACCCTTGTTTTAGAATAATATGAATATGTTTGGATTAGAAGGTAGTGGATTTATTGTAGCAATAGCTGTTACTCTATTATTGGCAGGCGCAATTGTGTACTATTGTAATACTAGAATTACTGCTATGGAGAAAGCTATTGTCAAACAAAACCAAGTTTTAGCTGATTTTATTGGAAATGTTAAGTTAACTTTAACAAATATACCTCCACCTATATCGGGTGGAGCACAACAACCAGTTCCCGTAACTAATGGAGCTACACAAGAAGCTGTTGATGCAGCCGCTGATTATTACTCTAATACAACACCAGATAACAAAATTGATGTGTCAGATGATAGTCAAAGTGAAGATGATAGTGAAGAAGAAAGTGACAGTGATTTAGATAGTGATAGTGATGATAATGAAGAAGATGACGATAGTAATGAAAGTAAAGTTGTTGAATTAGGTGAAACAATCGAAATGCCAGAGTCGATTAATCTCAAAGTAATTGGTCTTCAACTAACACCACCAACAGGACCTCCGCCTCCATCAATGGATGATATTATTGATAATGGACCAGAGATAACTGAAGTTAATGATATTGAAGAGATAATCGACGAAGATTCGAATATTAAAACTATTAAGCTAGGAGATATTAAAGATGAAGAAGAATTAGAGCAGGCTACATTAGCATCTAGTACACTTTCTAGTATTAATAGTGGCAGTGATGAAAGCGATACAAATCACGATGATGACGGAGAAACTGTTAACTCACAAGCACTTGCTAACGTCACTGTGGAATTAGTTAATAAAATGAAGGTAGCAGATCTTAGAGGCTTAGCAGTTAAGCTCGACCTTGGTAACGAAGATGCAGTTAAGAAAATTAAAAAAAATGCCCTCCAAGATATGATTAAGCAGAAAATAAATGAAACTGATGAATAAATATTCTTCTTGTATAGTAAGAATGAGCTGGGGAACTTGCTATTCAGGATCAAATAATATTCATTTTGATTTTCCTCCTATTATGGCTGACGGTAGAAACTATGCTACATATCAACCAGGAAGTAAAATAAGTGCTGATATTCGCCAGCAAGCTGGTATAACTAGTAACTGGCAGTACAGAAAATATATGATTGAAAATGCTGATGCTATTATTAAGACAAATCAGCTTGAGGCATGTGATCAATGTTGTTCATGTCCAGCTAGACTTAATGTAGGCCCAAACAAGGAGGAAAAGAACAGTCCTTTCCTTTACAAATCATGTGTTGAAAGTACACAGCCATACGGCTATGAAAATAGTGATATGAAGAATATGTATGTATCAAAGTATCAACTTGAATGCCGTAGATTTACACCAGTTATTACACAAGCCCAACTTTTACAAAAAGGATATCAAAATTGGAATTAATTAGTTAAAAACTTTATACTATAACTAATTAATGATTATCAGTTTTGATGTTGGTATAAAAAATCTAGCTTATTGTGTTATTGATAATAGCAATAATGAATATAAAATAACACATTGGGATGTAGCCAATCTTTGTGGTGAAAAACCTACATGTTGTCATAAAACAAAAAAAGGGATTTGTGGAAAAACAGCAAGTTATAATTTTAAACAACAAGACTACTATTGTGGTACACATGTTAAGAAAGTTCCAAATAAACAATTAGCGCCTGATATATATTATAAAATTGTTAAAGCTAAGAAACCATCAAAAAAAGCATTGAAACAATTAAATGGGGTAAATAATACAAATTATGATAAAGAAGAGCTGTGTTCATATGTTGAAGAACACTATTTATTGAAGAATATCTCTCTTAAAACAGCAAACCAACTTGATCTAATAGAGATTGGATGTCTCATAGCAAAGATTCTACCTGATATTCTACCCATGAATAAAATAACTACTGTTTTAATTGAAAATCAAATATCTCCAATAGCAAACAGAATGAAAACTATCCAGGGTATGTTAGCTCAATTCTTTATAGATAGAGGTATCACAAATATTGAGTTTGTTTCTTCTCACAATAAACTTAAGGCCTTTGATGTTAAGAAGAAAACATATGCAGAGAGAAAAAAATCAGGAATTGAAGTTACTGAGAAATTAATTAATGAAAAAGACTCATTAAAAGAATGGAAAACTTTATTTAAATCACATAAAAAGAAGGATGATCTAGCTGATTCTTTTCTTCAAGGGCTGTGGTATTTAAGTAAAAAATAACATTTGCGTTTCTTATCATTTAAAATTAAGTCCATATCTTTTAACAAATGGCAGAAGTTATTGATATTACAGAATTAGGAAATGATACACCTGTAATTACACTAAACAAAACTGGTGGTGATGATGGTTCAAGTGATAACATAAGTATTGATCTTGGTAGCAATGGAAGTTCTCTTCCAAAACCTTCAGTTAATTTTGGCGGAGGAATCGAGCTACTTATGAATGATAAACAAAAAAAATCTTCTGGAAAAAAAGGTAGTGATGAGATTGGTTTAGATGATATTAATAGTTTAGAAGCTGAGCTAAATCAGTTATCCGGCAACACCCCAGATTCTTCTGATAAACCCAAAAACATTAAGGCAAAGTCTAGATCGGGACTTTTTAATGACGCCTTGAATGGTAGTGGGTCTATCAAGCTTAATGTGGAAGACATTAGCTCTTCATCTGGTTCAGATAAACCTGGAATTGCTCCAACGATTGGAAAAAGCACGGCTGCACAAGCAATTAAAACCGATGATGGATTTGTTAAGTTTAATAATATTCCTATTAATCCCGATAAAGAGGTTGTCAGACAAAAGTTATCACCAGAAGAAACCTTGAAAGAAAAGTTCAAGATTTTAAGAAAGTTAGAATCGCTTGAACAAAAAGGTGTTAAGTTGACCAAGAAATACAATATGGAGTCTAACTTAGATGAAATGAAAGGTGAATATGAAATGATTGTTGCAGAAAAGGAGAGGAGCAATAGTGTCAAGTTTCAAGGGAAAATGCTCATGGCCGCAATTACTGGGATTGAGTTTCTCAACAATAGGTTTGATCCTTTTGACGTCAAACTTGACGGGTGGGGCGAGCAAGTTAATGAAAATATTGATGATTACGACGAGATTTTCGGCGAACTTCACGAAAAATACAAATCTAAGGCTAAGATGGCCCCAGAACTCAAACTTCTTTTCCAGCTTGCCGGGTCCGCAATTATGGTACATATGACAAATACCATGTTCAAGTCAGCTATGCCAGGAATGGACGATATTATGCGTCAAAACCCTGAGTTAATGCAGCAATTTACACAAGCAGCTGTTAATTCTATGGGACAACAAAATCCTGGATTTGGGGGATTTATGAATAATATGATGCAGAGTCAACAAAGACCTATGCCTCCTGCAAATGTAGCTCCTGGTCCTCCTCCTGCTGCAATGAAAACGCGTATTGATCGAAGTCAGAGATCTCAAGTACCTAGTAACAGACCTGATATGGGTGCCGCAAGAGGACAGGGTGCTATTAATCTAGATGATACATATGGTACTGTTGGTCCACAGCCTCCATCTCGCTCAAGTAAAAATGATGCACCTAGACGACCAGAAATGAAAGGACCTAGTGATATAGGTGATATTCTATCTGGACTCAAAACTAAAACTGTTAATGTATCCGATAAAAAGACTGTAAATGTTGATAACAGTAGCACAGTTAGCATTCAAGACCTAAAAGAAATGTCTTCTGCAAAAATCCCTTCTAGATCTTCTAAAAGATCAAAAAGTAACAAAACTAGCATTAGTCTAGATATTTAAATAAAATTGATTTAATCTTGTAATTAATGCTCAGTGCTACAATACAAATATGCAATGTTTAAGACCATTGATTGATCCAAGAATATATGAAACTGATATTATGGGAACATGGGGAATTGGACAAGCTCAAATCGAAACAGATAATATTTATGAAGCTTTAAATAAGGCGTTTAGTTTAAAAGCTAATGTTATAGTTAAGCCATCTAGAGGAAAGTTTTATTACATTAAAGGTATAAATAATAAAAAATCTTATATGCAGATAGAGTTACATGTTAAAAATAACGAAATCAATGAATATAAAAAAAATAGCAGACTCTGGTTAATAAATTATATATAATTAATAAAATTGATACAATATTAACAATTTTTTAATATTGTATTTCACACCGTATGATTGAAGTAGAATACCAAGGATACAAGATTCTTATTGGTAGTAATCAAGATGAGAACGACATGCTGGTTAAAACTAGTAATAGCAATGATTATTGGGCTCATGCTCACGGTTACTCTAGTGCTCATGCTATTATTGTCAACCCTACAGAAAAACGAGTCTCCGCCAAAATCATTAAGAGGGCTTGCTGTCTTATAAAAGCTAACTGCAATAAGTTAAAAAAAATTAATCCACTATCATTTAATTATACAAGAATTAAAAATGTAACACCAACTGAGGTTCCAGGTCAAGTAATCCTTAGCGAACATTCCAATTTATCAGTTTAGTTCTATTCCATTCATTATTTTTTCTAGATCATCATCTGTGATAAGAAGTTTATTCCTAGTTCTATTTGTTGGTAATTTAGCTAACTGGCAACCATTACACTTTTCTTTATCGCAAAATCTAAATGTTGGTGGATAAGTTCTATCGTAAAATACCTTGCACTTAATATGAGATCTGTATGAATGTTTATACATACATAAAGGATTTATTGGTATTTCTAGATCTTTTGCTAACTCTATTTCAGTTTTACTACAATGTTCTAAAGGAATTATATTACCAAACCAATTCATATCTTTATCATCTAATATAGTAGCAGTTTCTTCATAACTAGGCATAGGATTTTCTAGTGATCTATCGTTTTCCGTTAACGTTTTTACAACTGCAAAAATCGTTTTTCTTTTATTTTCTAACTCAGATTCTAATGCCTCTATAAGGGATAATAATCGAAACTTTTTTATTTCATCCTTCTCTCCATCACCTAGAAGAGTTGATTCAATAGTTTTTTCATATATGGATAGCTCTAAGAATAACACAGCTATAGAAATATTTAACATTTCTATAATCTTATCCCTCTTAGCGATAAAATCAATAGTGATGTTAATATCTGACATATATATTATCAAAATATTTTTACAAACAAAAATATTTTAAATGAATTATCGTTTTGAGTTTACTATTAATGCAATAAATATCATCAATAATGCTATGCCTAGAATGCTCCCTACTATTATACAAATTATCTGTATTGTATTTTTTTTATAACTTTCTCCATTCCATTTTGCTCTAACCATTATGGGACTATTACAATAAAGACAAGATAGTTTGCGTGTCTGATATATGTGTTGTTGTTGATCTCGTTGTTGTAATTGTATCATTTGCCATTCATTAATACACTTTGAATGAACATTATATCTACATGAGCAATCTGGTTGTATATAAAAGTTTTTTATAGATTCTACTTTATTTTCTGGACTTGAATCTTCAAAACATATTATACATTGAAGAGTTTCAACATTTTCTATATCAGACATTATACTATATTCCATTAATATTTTTAAATATTAATGTTTTCATAATTCTTCCGGTTTTATTTTGCACGTTTTTCCTATTGTTTTTGATATTGATTTTTTTTCTTTATCAGATAAGTCTGCGGTTGCCATGCCTGCAATTTCCACATACATATTTTGTTCTTTTTCATTAGTAATCCATTCCGGGTGTTGTTTTTGAAATACATCAGGCCATTTCTTTCTTATGCCATGCCTTGTCTCTGATATAACTTTATCTGGTTTATTTCCTTCCCAACCATCTTTTTCATCATTAACAAACCATTCATTTTTATTTATTGTATGCACTGGTCTATCTGTGATAGCTAATGGTTCTAGATTTTTAACTACTATGTTTGCTATTCCCTTTGCCTTATTTTGTTTTGCATTGATAAGATCGTCCATAGTCAACTGCAACTTTTTGGCAAAATCTTGAATTGTCATGGCATTAGAACATTTCTCATTTAAAAATACATTAATGTTAAAATTGTTATTGTTATTAATTCCATAATTATTATTAATTGTATTTGCCGACTGGCCTACACCATCTTTTAATGCTAATTTTAGATTTTCTTCTTTCTTTTCTAGTTGTTTACGAAGATACTCATTATGTTCTTTGGCATCTTTTAACATTTGTTCTCGCAATGCCTTATTTTCTTCTAATGCTTGTTGTAATTCACTCATGTCACTTACAGATTCTTTACTATTAGTCTTTTCTATACAATTCTTTTTGTGTCTCCATAATGTAGTTCTACTTCCAAAGCTTTCATTGCAAATATCACATGTATGATTACATTTTTTTTGTTTTCCTGTCCGTTTTGTCCGTTTTGTGTCCTTTTTTGTTTCATTTGTTTCATTTTGTTTCATTTCTAACTTTTTGTGTTTCTTCGTCTCAAGATGTCTTTTCCAATGCCCAATATGTGAGGTTATATAGTCACAATTTTTACAATGAAAAATCTCGTCCGTTTTTGTCCCTTTTTCGTCCTTTTTTGTTTCAAAATGTTTCATCTTGTTTCACTATACTTAGATTATTTTATTGCCCCTAAACCGTTTTTTTTCGAAAATCTTAATAGTTCCTTTTTTTAAGTTTTCGTCTTTACATAACTTGCCTACATAAAAAACTTGAATATTTTTTTGTTGCCTCCATATGTAAACATTTTTTCTTTTTTTTACTGTTTTCAAACCCAAATCCATAGATATAACTTTTTTTCTGATATTTTTTTGATTTTACTGAATTGACTTTCAAAACTATGTTTTTTTTAAAAAAAGTATCATACCTAGATATTTATAGAAAACTAGATCTACACTTAATCTTTTTACATCTAATTGCCTTTTAAAAATTATTTCAAGAGAGAAAATACAAAAATATTAAATATTTTATATAATTATAATCTACCGCCAGCACCAGATAAACCATCTACTACATCATAGTCTGGTCCAGGAGCCCACGATATATTTTCTTCTTCTTCTTCTTCTTCTTCTTGATATAAGTAAAACATGTGTCCTTCCCCTTCAATTTTAACTGATTGATATTCATTATATCTAACAAATACAGGACATTCTTTATGTTGAATGTTTCTATGGCGCCAATGCTCTATATCTTCACAATACTGTGCTGAATCAACTCTAAAATTATTAACAGTAAAATCATCGCTTTCTCTGAAAAGTTTGTTAAGACTTTTTATCCATATATTCTCTCTTTCTGTAGCATTGGATGCTGCTGATAATTCTTCTACTGTATCAGCTTCTTGTAGCACATTGGCTGCAGCTTCTAGATCCAGAACAGTATAATATATGTAATCGTATTTGGTTTCAATACCCATTTTATGTTTCTGATAATATTATTCAAATAAATAAAAACTATTATTTTCAATTTTATGAAAAATAAGTTATATCTACATTAAGAGGGAGAAAGTATTTAATTTTCCATTACATAATGTAGATAAATCATATAAAACGTATTAAGTTAAATTATTTAAAATAAGATTGTTACCTATTTTAGATGGCTTATAATAAGATTATTTGTAGCAAACATGATGTACTTTTAGGAATGATTAAAAGTGACACTAACGAGGAGGAGGTATCTTTTACATTAGAGTTTGACTTACATAATAATAACATAGATCTGCATAATGTAGTTAGTTTTAAATTATATGAATTGATAAATGCAGTAAATAAGGATGTAGTTGATGATGTAGTTTTTTCAACGCATCCTGATGAAGGAAAAAATTATATAGAAAGTTTAGTAGTATTAAAGCGGTTTGGTGAAGAGTTTGGTATACCTCAAAAATATATTTATTCAAAAACAACTATGATTGTAGATAATGAAGATACAGTAAGATTTATTGCAGAACAACTACCGTGTCCAAAAAATATAACGCTGCCTAATAATTGTCAGCCAGTAAGTGCAGGTAAAAGTACTTTGAAAATAGTAGTAAATAATAGTACGCAAGCAAAGGTAAGATATGATTTTAATTTAAAGTTGGATGACAATGTACCAAAATATATGGAAAAAATGCCCGGACTGTTAATGAAAAAGATGTTCTTGAGATTAAAAACATTTATAGAAAACTTAGCATAAATATATATGTCAGTGTATGAAAATATTAAGTTTTCTATATTAACAACTAGTTGTATAGGGTGGCAAGGATTATGTTATTTAATGGGTCGTGATCGATTTGATTGTATTAAAAATGTAGCAAATTATTTAGCTAATAAAAACATAATATATTCAAAAATCTTTCAGTCACTTTCTTGTGGAGCTAATATTTTAACCGATGATGAAATGCAATTTTTATCAAAGTTTAATGATGAAGCACCATTTAATGATAATGAATTATGGAATATTGAGTCATTAATCACAAATGTAAATATTTCAACAGGAAAAACATTAGAGATCAATAAAATACCTATAAAATCGGGAATGATAGCATTAGTTTATAAAGGAAAATTAGAAGGAGAAGACGTTATTGTGAAAGTAAAAAGAAAGCACATTTATGATAAGCTTTTAGACGGTATTCAAAAGATGGAATATGTAATGCGACTTAGCTTATATCTTCCATATACAAATATTTTATCATTACCTGATGTGTTTGAAGAAAATGTAGAGGAAATGTTAAAACAAGTAGATTTTAAAAATGAATTATCTGTGTCTCAAAAAATATACAATAATTTTAAATATGTTAATGATATTATTATACCAAAAGTATATCCTGAGTTTACAGAAGCAGATAATAGAATAATAGTAATGTCTTATTTAGATGGGAAGACTATACATGAACTGAATCCTATGGATAAATATGAATATGGAAAGATAGTTGCAAAATATAGCATGAAATCAATTTTATACGACAGGTTATATCATAATGATATGCACGCAGGTAATATATTTTTTATGGAAGTAGATGGAGAGAAAAAAATAGGCGTGATTGACTTTGGTGCAACTGGTACGATGAGTCGTCATCAGCAAAATATATTTTATGAGTTTTTCAAAGCAGGAGCTATTACTAGAAACTATGAAGGTGCAGCAGAAGTTCTAGTTAAAGACTTGGTTAATCCACGTGAGAGATTTGATAAATTATCATCAGAAGACAAGTTAGATCTTATGATTGAATTAACAAAATTAACTAGAGAATGCTTTTCGGCTGTTACTCAAATGGACGTACAGTTGATATACAATTTAAATGTAGCACTTCACAAATATGATTTAAAATTATCAAGATTCTTCTGTAGACTACAACTATCATTAGGTATAGCAGGTAGTGTAACAAATGCACTTTGTGAAACAGAAGGAGAAAATTATATGAATTGTGTAAGTGAAGCTGTAAAAAAAATGGTTGATTCTGAAGAAAGTATGTTTGAATATTAAATTATAAAAAAAATTGAATTATTTAAACAGATACATATTGTTTTTACATACAATAAACAATATGCATTTCATTTTAGTTGATGGAAGTTATTATACATTTTACCGCTATTTTGCGATGATGCAGTGGTGGGGTTTAGCTAAGCCTGATGAAGAATTGGGCATTCCTATAGAAAATGAAGCTTTTGTCGAAAAGTTTAACTCTACATTTATCTCAAAGTTTAAAGAGATTGAAAAAAAACTCAAACTCAAAGGACCAGTAATCAAGATTGTAGCAAGAGATTGTCCTAGACAAGATATATGGAGAATGCGTCTATTTGATACATACAAAGCATGTAGGGATAAAGATGATGGTTTCTTAGGTGGACCATTCTTTAAACTAGCTTATAATGCAGCTCAATATGAAGATACTACGAGGAAAAGCTTATTTCATCAAGCTGGTGCAAAAACAGTAATGATGCATCCGCGTTTGGAAGCAGATGATTGTATTGCAATAACAACTAAACACATTATTGAAAAATATCCGGATGCACATGTATGGATAATTGCAAGTGATATGGATTATTTACAGCTAGCAAGTGAAAGAGTATCTATATTTAATCTTAAATATAAAGATATCACAAAAAGCAAAAATGCAACAGGAGACGCAGAATGTGATAAGTTCTGTAAAATAGTCTGTGGTGATAAAAGCGATGATATACCAGGCGTATTTAAAAAATGTGGACCAAAAACAGCACTAAAATATTATAATGATAAGGAATTATTTGAAACAAAACTTGATAAAGAAGAAGGAGCAAGAGAAAGGTATAATCGTAATAAAAAGTTGGTAGATTTTGATTGTATTCCAGGTAGATATAAATATGAGTTTGAAACTGAAGTATTAGGGCTTAACGGTGGCGTCTATTAACTTTCCGTGTACCTTTAATTTTTTTCTTTCTTCGTTTAGTTTTCTTTCTTTTTTTTCCACCAGTTTGTGTTCCTCTTTCTGCAATAGGTTTCGCGATAGCAGTAGGCAGGTATGGATTTTGGCCTGCAGGCATATAACCTCGCGGATTGATATTTGGTTGATACGGATTAATCATACCAGGCTGTACATAAGGAGGCATTAATGGTCTTACCTTTCTATATTTAGATGGTGCTGTTCCATCAGCTACACCCATATCGCTAGTATACATTACAGGAGCTTTTTGACTAATTTTGTTACTACTTGGCAATCCATCATCAAAAAATGGTTCACCAAAAAATTGTTCCCATTGATCATTTATATCTTGACGTGCTACTTTGCATGATAGTTTAGTTCTATTGAGATATGTGTCATTTTTTTTATTAATAATATTTAATTTAACAGACATAACAAAGTTCAATTTGGTTTTATCTTTTGGTATACTACTAGTATCTAAGTCTAATTTACTTGAAATAATAGAGTAAGCTTTACCACCAATAAATATTCTGTTATTTCTTTTAAAAAATATGTCTTTAAAAAAATTAAAGTTATCTTTCGGTATGCCTTGTTTTTCAGCTTGTTCTAATGAGATAGGTTTAAATCTGCGTTTGCTAGTAGCATATTTCATAAACTTTGTAAAATATGAAAGAGAAGTAAAAACACTTAATGGATTCCCTGCTTCTGGAACAGCTTTAGATATCAAACTATTTGTTATTTTAACAGTAGGTGGAAAATATATAGTGGTAGACGAATCTTTAATAAATACCATATTAGGTCTAAAACTAAGATCTCGTTCAGTTAAGTCCCCTGTTGTAGTAATTTTAATAGATAATTTACTTGACATAATCTTATACTATGATGATAAAAGATTATGTATTATTTAAGTTAACTGATTGTATTGAGACATATAAGAAGCAAACGTAGCTTGTTGTTTATTCTTTTTTTGTTCTTTTGCTTTTCTTAAGACTTCAATAGCTTTTTCTTCTTCTTCATCACTAATAACATTATCTCCATTCCGATCAACCTCTAGAGCAATTCTATTAAGATGACTAGGTATTACACAAAACTGGCTATTATGATTAAACAAATGGTCTGTAAGAATAACAAAGGCGGCGGTCATTAATATAGAGTTTAATATGTCTTTTGTAGCCATAAAAAGCATAGAAAACAATATCAATTCTCTGGCAAGACCATTTCGTAGAGCCTCTTCTTGTGTTTTTGTAAAACCAAACTCTACATATTTGCTGCCAACATTCAAAAGTATCATAGTTATACCTGCTAAATAAGGACTATTATTAATAGAATCTCGTAATTTATTCATTAAGTCTAGCATATCTATTAATTTATAATTAGATTATAATCCAGCTTTGCGTATAGATCTTTTAATATGAGCTTTAATTGAATCGTGTGTATCTGAAAGCTTATGTCTAATTTTACGTTTATTACTGTTATAATGTTCATTAATAGTTCCTATCATTCCGGAAAAAGGTTCATATGTATTTTCACTAAGATAGGTAAGCATTGTTACCGTAAAAGCTAATAATATTAGAATATTCACAAATGTTCCCATTATAATATTATAATATTATTAATTACTCTTCGTCTTTTGGGCAATTTCCTCCACGACACGGTACGTCTATTCTTTTACTAGACACAGGTTGCATTTTCTCCATATTTGTCATTTGCTCTAATATAGGAGAAATAGTAAATGGGCAAATACCTCCGTCTTGCAAAGAATCACTACATGGGTTACATGCTTCTCCATCATATGTAAAATGGAATGGGTATTTGTCTTTAATTTCATCAAGAGACAATTCATTGCCATTACTATCAACAAACGTAGTTGGTGCTTTGCCTGGTTTTCCGGTACAGTTATTTTTTATTACTTCTAAATGAGCTTTGTATTGTGCATCCATATTTTTAGAAGCTTCTTCAATTTGTTGTTGATCAAATCCTTCAACCATCTCTTCACTTAAGAGAACAAATAAAATAGCTACGAACACTCCAGAAAGTGTAGAATGTAGTAAAGCAAATAACATAGCACCAATAAGGACGAATCTACCTGGTATAGAGTTTGCGAACTTTACTAAAACATTTGGTTTAGTGAATAGTAAAAAAGCAACGATGAGCATGACAATCATATCCATATGTTGTTTCATTGTATATATATATAGTATTATAACACTTTTTTGATAGAATAACAATTGAATTGAGTAGTCTAAGTAAATTAAAATATCTCAATTTTTTATAGATATGTCTTTCGCATTTGCCGCCGCTCCATTTAATAATGAAAATAATAGTAACATTGAATCATCAATTGAAAGAAAAAGAAATGCTAAGAATAAAACTGTTAAAAGACGTCAACCAAATTCTCAAATAAATAAAATGAAACAACAAATAGGATTTACGGGGATGGATGACGATGATGATAGTCTAGCAGATTTCACACCACATAAAGATTTTAATCCACCAAAAACACAATCTATAGGAGTGATGAGAACACAGGAAAGAAATGATCCTATTGACGATGTACCTGTTCAGCCACACTCAAAATCAATGTTTTCTGATGGACCAGTTACAACAACTGAAGCATTTCGAAATCTACCTTCTTTAGCAGCAGAAGATTATTATAAGCAGTTTGTGCCATATTATGATAGAGCTAATACAGGAACTATAAGCAACGATGAATTAACACAGAAACTAGATTACATGATTCATCTTCTTGAAGAACAGCAAGATCTTCGAACAGGCCATGTCACAGAAGAAGTAATACTTTACTCATTTTTAGGCGTATTTATAATTTTTGTCTTGGACTCATTTGCAAGAGCTGGAAAATATGTACGTTAGTAAATAAATAAGCAAGAGTTATTTTTGTAAGTGTAACTTGCATAATTGTAGAGGAAAAATGCAGTTGGACAAGATGTTTTATGTATTACATTATGTCTAGCATTAAAACCAATAATAGTATTCGAATCAGAAGTATTTTCGAGCCATACCAATTGTTTTTTATGTTTTCGTTTAATCCTTCTAAGCGTGGAACAAAATCCATTATAAAAAGTATCATTATGAGGACAGTTATTGATAGTCGCAATACATTCGACACCTTTCTTGCCATCAACAAACGAAGGCGTATTTCTGAATATATATAATGCATAAACATTGTGATTTTCGATAAGCGAATAGATAATAAGATTCTCTTCTTTTAATAGCTTTATAATTGTCATTATTTCTGTATTAATAACACAATCAAACTTTGTTGCGTACCCTTTTATAAAATCCTTGAAGAGAGAAATATTATTATTTGTAATGCGTAAAACTTTCATAGAAGCATATTCAAGTTTTAATTTTGGAAAATCATCTATTTCGTATGTTAATGTGTTATATGTCGTAAGAGGGATAATAGCAGTCATTTCTCCTTCTCTTTTAAATAAACAAACCTTAGTCGATTTATTAAGATGTCTAATATGATAATGATGTGTTTGAATTAAACATGGAGCTATACCCTGTTTTCTATTAGCTTTATGTACACAAAGATTATCAACATAGTTGACAGATAAGACATTTTTTCTATTTTTAAATGTTATAAATAGTGGTCTACAAGTGATAACTCCAAGTATATCTCTATCAATAATACTTGCAGATTTATCATGTAATAGTTTTGGCTTTGAATATACACTTAGAAATGATGGTGTACTAGTTTCAAGATAATTAAAAATATCATCATATTCTGGATTATATTCTGCATATTTATTTCGTAGGTAATGTTCTTTTATAAAAGCAGCAGATTTAATAGCTACATCAGTGGGTACATTTTTAACCGGATAAGTTTCAATATCAAGAGGTTTTACATATTTATTTGATCTAGGTAATTCGGAATCAATAATTTTATTTGAGAATATCCAATGAGATAGGTCATATATATGAAAAACTGGTTGAATGCTCCAAAATGGAAACTTAATTCTAAGAAAAAGATTAAATATTATTAGTAAGATGATAATACTTATTGAAATATATTTTAACATTAACATTAAGTATTATCAATATAAAAGTTATCAATATATAACTTATTGTGGTTTTTGTAAGATGTATATGAATTGGTTATTATATTTACATGCTTTCATTTCACTCTCGCTAACAAGTATGAATCCTGCATCTTTTGCAATTGCTAAAATCTCTTTTTGTGATTGCATAAAAAGTTTATGTTCATGTTTTCTTACAGAGCCATTAGCCTTACTTTTAAATGTTTCGATAAACATAGCTGTATCACCTTTAATATCAAAATTAGCTTTATAATCATGAGTATCAAATGAAGCGACTGTATTAGTTATTCGTTTTTTTGCATACTGTTGAGGATCAACCCCACCAAAAACATCAGCTACAGGTAATATAGGATCAAACTTATCTCTATCTACAAGATGAAGTATTAAATAACCTCCAGGTATTAACCAGCTAGAGCAATTATTAAAAAAATGTCTTTTATCTTTTATCATATAAATAGTGAAGTATAAGCAAAGAATATGCGTTAATGATGCAGGTTGAAAGTTAATATTCTTAGAAACGTCGGCAACTTTAAAATTGCAATCAGGATAATTTTCCTTTGCTTTTTTGACCATTGATGGAGAGATGTCAATACCACTAGCATTATACCCTAATTTTTTCAGTTGACCAACATGATGTCCTGTTCCTGATCCAATATCTAATATCACACTATTAGGGCCGGGTTTTGTGGTCATAATTTTTCCAATTTCATAATCATTTTTGATATTATTAAAAAGGAGATTATCATAAATATTTACATAGAAATCATCATATATTTCAGAGCCTCTTTTAACAATAAACTCTGCACTAGATTCAAAGCTTTCTACATTAGGTTTTGTTATATTGTATAAGACAAGTACAACAACAACAGTAAAACTAACATAGAATACTTTTTCCATAGTGGTAGATTTTTTCCATGATCTTAAAATACTAGAAAGGAAGTTTTTACGTGCCATCTGTGTATATGTATAGAGACGATTTTTTTTGTATGATTTAGATTTATATGACAGAATACGAAATAAATGATGTACGTAAAGATAGTGAGTTCAGAAAAATCAGTTTCTCTAAATTTCAAAAGACAAAGGTAAAAAAAGAATTGTTACAATGTTTAATAGCATCTAAGATAGAACCTGCATGTTATTGGTGTGCTGAACTAGTTTGTGCTGGACACTACATAGACATATGGGAAATAATTATCATGTTTACATCAAGATATATTCATTTAGGAAATCCTACATTACCAACTTACATTTCTTTAAGAATGGAAAACTTTAAAGATGTAATGTCGAATGGATTTGTTGGAAATGAATTAGCTCTTAGAAATAATCAAAAAATAAGACAGATATTTGGAGAAGTTATGGCAACATTATGCTTATCAAAAAAAAGGCATGTTTATGAAGCTGTTAAAATCAAAAAACAGGAAGAGTTTAATATGGCTCATATGGCGTCTAAATTAAAAGCACCAAATGTGTCTTATGGAAACAAATGTTTTTTACCAGAAGACCCAAAAGAGCTCTTCATATCTGTAAATGAATTAGCATATCATTTATCAAATGAGTCAAAAAATGCTTATAATGCATGTTATTGGGTAGAGTGGATATTAGAGTTCCAAACAATATGTAAGAAAAAGAAGGAAGAGATAATAGCAGAAAGAAGATCTTGGGCTTGTGTAGATTCAAAATATCAAAAAGATGGTGTATGGATAATATGGGATTTAATAAAAAACAGAGCAAAAGAAAAGGGTTGTCGAATAACAAATAAAGTAATAAATGCTTTAATTGATATGTTTTGCTTGAAATATACAGATGGAGTTAAAAAGAGGCGGAAATATCTTATTTATTTTGCAATTTCTCTCTTAACTGAGATGGTAGACTTCAAGATATCTATTTGGACTGATAAGAAAGTAGTTCAGAACGTTGTAAGTAAGATTGATCTTGTTTATAAAGAATGTAAAAAAAATGAGAAAAGACCAGCTACAGACTATTTATTTAATGGTGTTGAAAGAAGTAATCTTGATAAAACATTAGACAGACTTGAAAGAATGAACAAACTAATGGGTATGGGTTAATGTTTAAAATAAAATAATATCTGATATCCTTTTGTAAAGTTCCATGTATTTGAAGAACCAGGTAATTTCCAATTTTTGTTTTTATTCAACATATTTTTCCATCTCTTAGTTGTTAGTTTAGTAAATGCAGCACCATCATATATCATTTCTCTTCCATTACATGTTATCGCACATGAAAAATGTGTATGAGTATTATCTCTTACTACAGCCGAATCAAGTTTATATGTAGTATCATGATGTTTGATCATAGTTCTCTTTTTAAAGTGATTGGATTTAGCATAATTAGGAGAATACTCGCTATTGTAAAGTTGTATAATCACTATATCACTTGTTTCTTTGTTATTACCTTCTAAGAAATCAGATACTTCCATATTTTGAGATAATATCTTCATTCTAGGTGAAACTCTACCATTAGGATCAATATATTCAATTAGATCATTGTAAAAAGCTAACGGATTACCATATTCATCTACATCTTTAATACCATAATGTTGTTGTTTAAATGATTTCGGAATAGATCTATAGATACTGTGAATAATTGCATTAGTATTTAATGCAAGAGAAGCATTAGTTAGTAAATTATTTTTGTTTTGGACAGCTTCGATTGCAGCATTAAACATAATCATACTATTTCGTAAAGATTTAGGTGTTATTTCTTTGCCATTTACTAATTTTCCTTCAATCATTGCTTGTCTTAAAAACCTGAAAAACTTTCTACCTTTATCGCTTATAAAAAAACACATAAATAAGGTGTTAAACCAACAATTTGTATGGTATTGAATTGGCACTATTAGTTTTCCGCATGATATTTTATCATTTTTTAAAGCTTTTAAGAATGTTTGTTTTGCTAATTCACTATATACACTAGTACATGTTTGTTTTCCATCACGAGATACATTTATTTTCATATCATCTTTGTTAATAGTCCTTTCTAAAGCTGAAAAATCATTACATTCAAAAATTGGATGATATCTTACACTTCTTATAGATACTAGCTTTTTATTAATACTTGGAGAATAAGAGTTATTTTTTACCAAATCTTTCTGAATAGTGTGCTGTAATACAGTTTCTAATTCTTCTAGATTTTTTAGTGATGGTTTATTTATAAATCTAGATCTATATGTTTTGTATAAATCATCTTGAATAATATTCCTCGCTGTACTAGAGAGTATAATATTGTCTTTAGGCAGATGATTTCTTCTTCTTGTCTTTCTTTTATGTTTATATCTTTTTTGTTTTCGCTTAGTTTGTGTCATATAGTAATTAGTGAGATATTAAAGTATTTTATGCTTTGTAATATATAGATGGACCTTTCTGATATTATTTCAAAGTCACCAAATGGTATAAGTGTTGCTGACTCAACTCCTGAGTTAAGTTCTTCTCCAAATATGATTACTACAGTTAAAAATGCTTTAGATAAAACTGTTGAAAAAACTGAGGAAGTATCAAGTGGATTACCCTGGGAGAGCATTATAAGATATGGATTAATAATCATAATTTTAGCTTTTCTAGGTTTTAATTTATTTACATTTTTAGGAGGAGTTACTGATACAACTAAGGGTATTTTGGCGCCATTATTCTCATTCTTTGGATACGGAGTAGGAGAAACTGTAAAACAAACAACTAATGTTGCGGCAGAAGGTGCAAAAACAGCTGTAGATGTTGCTGCTGGAACAGTAGATGATGCAGTTACATTAATGGAAAAAGCAGTTGGAGTAAAAAATGTACAATTTAATAGAATTGATGATAAAACAACAACAACACAAACAGCATTAACTAATGCAATTAAGAAACAAAATTATAACGTTCCTGATCCTGATGAATCAGGAAGTATAACACAACAAAGTAAGTCTCCACCAAAATCAGGTTTTTGTTATATTGGTGAAGATAGAGGTTTCAGAAGTTGTATTAAGGTAGGGGAAGGCGATAAATGTATGTCCGGTGATATTTTCCCTTCAAAAGAAATCTGTATTAACCCTTCATTGCGTGAATAAATAATATATATTTTTGATAATATAGTTATATATATTATAATGACCAAACTTTTATTTACAAATAAAGCTACGGATAAAAACACATATGTTGATGTAGGTAAATATACTCATGGCGCCGGAGTTGGTGCAAAATCTAGACATGTAAGATCTGTATTAAAAAGAAAAGCTACACTAACATCATATCCTGAAGAGATTATTTTTAAATTATCTCAGTTTGGATATGAAGTTTATGCTACAAGAAAAGATGCTTTTGGAGGACATTCTGTTGCTATTTCAGAAGATGGACAAATTATTGCACTTGGTGCTCGTATTGATGAAGGAGTAGATTCTTCAGGTAATCCTATTAATAATGGTGCAGTATTTGCATTTGAATACAGAACACCTTCAGCTGCTGAATGGAGTGGAACCGCTTCTAATAATCCAATAATTGGAAAAGGGGATGATGACGGAAAAAGTTATGGAGCAGCCGGAGCAGCATTTAAAAAATACTGGGTACAATTAGGAAACAGATATGATATGCAAGGAACTGTTTCATCAACTGGAGTTGGTTCAGAGTTTGGTGCTGTTATTGATATGACTGATGATGGATCAATGATAGCAGTGGGTGCACCACGTAGTCATATACTGGATGCTAGTGGAGTTCAACAACAGAATGCAGGTAAAGTATATTATTATAAATATAATACAACTACCAAAAGATGGGATAAACAAAGCACTATAATTGAGGGAGACGGAGCAGGTGAATATGAGGGATATGATATTAAACTTACTGGTGATGGAGATACTATTATAGTTGGTGCTGTACTTGCAGAAAATCCATCTTTTATTACTACAGGTCGTGTTCGTGTATATACTTATCGTCAAGTTTCTGCAGCTGAATGGAGTGGAGCTGCTGCAAATCCAACAATCCAGAAGGGAGATGATGCAGGATCATTCTATTCTTCTGTTGTAAACAAAAAGTTTTGGGTTCAGAAAGGAGCAGATCTTTTTGGTACTTTGAATAGTCAGTTTGGGTTTTCTGTAGCATTAACTAATGATGGAAATACAATTATAATCGGAGCACCTAATCATGATAGTAGTACTGGAAAAACTGATATAGGTCGCGTTGTAATATACAATTGGTCAGGTGCAACATGGGTTCAAAAAGCAGAAATAGAAGAAAATGGCCTCTATAAAGAAATAAACTTAGGAAGAGAAGTAGCAATAAATCATGATGGTTCTATAATAGCAGTAACAGGTTATTTAGAACAGCCGGGAGTAACACCAACTTTTAGTACTCCAGCACCTAAGACATTTCCAGCAGAAGGACAAGGAGCAGTGATTATGTATGAATATAAACGACATAATGGCCAAAGAAGTAACATGCAAATAATTTATGGCGATAATAAAGGAGATAATTTTGGTAGTGCAATCAGTTTTTCAAAAAATAATCAAGTTGTTATTGGTGCACCACAATGGTGGTCATCAGGATCTGTTGGGTCAGGATATGCAAAAATATATAAAAAGGAAGATGGTGTGTGGCAAGAACCAGATGAAATAGATGGAGTATCTAGTGATGATAGTTTTGGGCATGCAGTTGCTATATCAGGTAGAGGAAATAGAGTTATAATTGGTGCAAGATTCAGAGACTATACTGATCCTCTAGGTATTTCAAGTGGAACACAACAAGGATCTGCAACTGTATATAATGTGGTGCCCTTAATTAAAAAAAATAAACCTTAAAATCGACTAATAATATTATTTATTCATTATGAATAATATTAATTATAAAAATATCATTGGATATGGACGCAAAGCTGAAGTTGTCTTTGAGAATCTCCAATCATGTTTACCGCCTCCGGTTGTTGTATGTAAGCTGTGATCAGTTTTTATGTCTGATGCTTCAGCTAGATCAGGTAGAAGATGCGGTTTTTGTGGATATCTCGCATCACCATAAGCATATTTTCTATTTTGTCTAATACCAAATACAGGAACCTTTTTATCTAAAAATAAAGTCATTTCTTTACCAGGAACATCGCAAGATCTAGTAGAAGTTTTACAATTTGCAATAGAATCATCTTTATGTCCAAGAAGAGTACTTCTGCCATTTTTAGACAAATAAGCATATCGAGATTTTTTAGTATCATGTGATCTATTTTTTTTATATTCTAATATTTCTGCCTTTCTTCGCATATCTAATTGATCTTTGGTATATTTATTATAATCTGGACATGCTGGAATAAATCTATCCCATGTTCTTGGTGGGAATGGTCCTCCGTTATATGGATTATGTGATGGCCAGTTACCTCCGCAATTATTAGTAGTCATTTATAATAGAAAAATAAATTATAAATAACAGTAATTTTAAGGATTGTACATGTCATTGGCTCCTGAGAAGAACCATCTAAGTGACAAATATCGTGGCATACTATTTTTCATATTTGAACCAATCATTTTAAGATTTGGCCCAGCATCAACAATGCTTTGTATTTGGTTTGTGCCTAATGCAGTATTAAAGTATCTGAGAGCAGAAGTATAACCGGAAAATCCACCATTGAGAGAGCAGTATACATCTCCATAATTTTGTTTTGGAATACTGGCAAGAATATGGCGCCTTACCAATTTACCATTAATATAAACATCAAGTTTATGTTGCTCATCAACACGAATAATAACATTAATCCATTTGTTGAGTGGAATATCTTCGACAATTATTTCTTCATCGATTTTATTGAAAGTATTCATAACAACAACAAGATTATTAGTACCAGGAGCAATGTAAAGACCTGGGGCATTATTTGGCTTGGTCATTCCGATTGGTACCTGAGTAACATTAACATCATCGTTGCCTTTACTGAATACATGTCTATATTCATTTTGTCTGTATTGAAGATCATCAATAAACATCCAGACCGACCATGTAAATACCAATCCATCTCTGTCATTATTAGATCTCATAATTGGAATAGCACCGGTAACATTAGGATCTTGAGGGATTTTCAACATCTGTTTAGCATCCACCATACCATTAATTAGTATTGGAGATGGTGAAGGTGAAAAAAGATAAGAAAGAATCAAAGTCCCTAAACGAAGTGCCATAACGAATAAAATGAGAACCAATAGAAGAAATGCAAACTTTGCAACAATGCTATTAGATTCTAAAAACTCTTTGGTTCCAGCTAAGTATTTGTTTGAATTAAACTGACTGAAACCACTAGAGCTATCTGATACTCTTGCGAATTGGTTATTCATATCTATATACTAGAGAAAGATAAATTGTATAGAAATGAATATGTAAAAGTAATTTAGATTTCAAAACTTCCCTTTTCTTGATTGTCTTCAAGGAAACTAATCTTAATTCTGTACTTGTTAAAGAGATTGCTTAACCAGTTACCGCCAAATCCAGATTTATAGATATTATATGCTTGCTGAGGATTTGATGCTTCATCCCAGTATTGGAAGTTAGCAATGTAGCCAGAAAACTTAGGATCTCTGCAGACAACAATATTTGCATTGTTATCTGTTTTAGCAACACCAGGAAGTACACATGTTCTTACGAGTTTACCGTCAATGTATACATCCAACGTACGGCCATACATACTAATAATTAGATTTACCCATGCTTGAAGTGGAAAGTTTTTAACAGTGCATTGATGCTCAATAGAATTATTGGAAACAACTCCAGTAGAAGCATTAGTAGGATAACAAGAGACCTTAATGAGTATATCATTCTCCATTGCCCCTAAATATACACCTGGGCTCAAATGTCCATCTTGATCCTTTCTCTCTAAAACTGGTTTCTGCATACTAAAGTTAGTGTTCCAGTCATCTACAAAGAACCACATGGAATATGTATAGTTACTTGTATTGTCACTATTAGGAATGCTACTAGCTTCAATAACACTAATGTCATCACTTGTCTTGTGCATTCCAGTTAAATCAGTAGATTTTTTAAAGAAAACGTTCAAGATAAGGTACAGAACAATTAGCACCGCTAGAACTATTAGAACGGTTTTGACAATATTCGCCATTATATACTATACTCATAGAAATTATCTTATCTAAAGCACTGGGGATGGTAGATTTTTTAATGCCTTGTATCCCAACTTAATTTCATTACTTTGTAATATTTTATCATAGTATACTACATTAGCTATCCCACCTTCTAAACCTCTATCTTCCCCTACAGTTATATTTTCAAAACTCATATATGGGGCAATATTAGGTCTTGAGCCTACTAGTTCACCATTCAAAAACACATCCATATTGCTACCATCATAGTTAATTACAATGTTATTCCATGTTTGATAATCTAGTTCATTGGTTTCAAAAATAGTTGCATATTTGTCTCCTTCCAACTGACAACGAACGCGAAATGAGTTTTCCAAGCTATTAAAATCTACAACAGGTTTATCGCCATATTCTAAAATATTTGTGTATTTTGTAAATGCAGGTCTAGTATTCGGAGGCTGAGGATTTAACCAAAACCAAGCAGATATGGAGTAAACGTAATGATATTTTCCATCCGTATTACTTGGACTCTGATTAGTAACTTCAATAACGTTTGCAATTTCAAAACTCGAAGAATCATCCTTCTTTTCACTTTCTGGATATAAATCTGAATATTTACCTATGGTAGTTTTCTTGTCTAAATAAATAGGTGATCTCAATAAGTGTTTACCATTACGATTTAACATCCATGTTATAATCATTGGAACTATAAATCCTAAAGCTATTAATAATGCTTCGATACCCAATAATATCCAAACAGTCTTAGTTGTTATATTGTATTGCTCTTTTGCCCATTCAACTAAGTCTATTAGTGCACAAGGAATATACATTATAAAACTTCCTATTAAAGAGAGAATAGATCGTGTCCCTTGTTTTTTACTAGCATCTATGTATGGTTTTAAAAAGAAATATAGTATAGATAATCCTACTACACCATATAAAGAATACATTAATATGTTAAAAATAGTAGCTCCATTCGGAAAATGAACTAAAAGATAAACAATACAATACATAGCTAGCAATGTGCCAAGAACAGTAACTATTGTAAAAAAAATCTTCGACGCAAAGTCTCCAAACCCTACATCTATTTCTATACCGCGTTTTCTGAAATAATCTTTATCATCAACAAAAATATACATCATTACTTCCATGAAACCTACCATTAGCATGACAGCTATAACAAGCGATGGATATTTCGTACTAATATTAAAAGGACTCCAATAATATAAAATAAACCATAATATAATTAGTTCAATAACACACGCTAATGCAAAATATTTTGGATTGGTTATTAATGCAGCGGTTCCATTGTGATAATAATCTTTTATTTTTTGGGATCCGGATCTAAATGCATTAGCCGCACCTTGACTAATTTTTTTTAATCTTTCTCTATCCAATTTTGCTTTTTTTCCAGGTATATCCATATAAGATATTCAGAGAAAATATGCATATATTTTGTTCTTAATACAAATGCATTATAAGTTTTCCATAGCTGTTTTCTTTCCGTGACAATTTCTACAAAGAGCGACTAAATTATCAACATGATTAGAACCGCCATACTCTAATCTTACTTGATGATCTACTTCAAACCATGCTTGTAACTGTTCTTTACAATGAGCACATTTCCATCCTTGTTGTGCCGCTACAAACTTCTTTTTAGTTTCACTTACACAACGTTTAGTTTTTCCCTTTCCTGAGTTCATCATTCTTTTGAATTGGGGAGTATTTTCTACACTACATCCTCCCACGGTTTTTTTTGTCATTTCCAATATAGGACTTAGCATATCACCTGCTTCTCTGTCAATAGGTAAATGTTTTACTACTCCAGCAGCAGATGTTAGAAGTGAACGGGTATCAGAAGGATATTTTTTAAGAAATAAGTATGCAGATAGACCAGCAAATCCTATACCAATCATATGATAATATTTTTTCCATGACTTTAACATGCTTATATATTTTCCTTCATAATATGTATTTGCTATAAAGAATGCTGTTACTCCAAATACTAATAATTCTATTTTCATGATATAATATTGTTAGATAAAATGTTATATCATATTACTTTTTCTTACACACAAGAGATCCAGTTCTGTCAACCACCTTTTTGTATCCCTTGGGGCATCTTTTTCTAGTTTTATCACGTGCTCTAAATAATGTTTCATACTGATCAGCAGTTCCTTCTTTTAGACGTCTGAACTTATCAAAATCTTGGCTATTCATTCCGTGTTTAGCTACTTTTCGAGTGGCCTTAGCTTTTTTAGCTACAGGTTTAGATTTCTTTGCAACTCTCTCGCATAGGATGCGTACATGTGGTGCATTTGCTTCGCCTCCTAGAACTCGTTTAAACCCTTTAGGACATCGCTTTTTTCCTTGTGGTAAGTGTGCATAAGTTACTCCAGCTTGTCTGATGATTACCATCTTTGGCGAGTTAGTCTTAGACTTAGGTTTTTTTGCTACTTTGCGTGCAGCTTTGGCTTTTTTAGTTCCTTTTTTTCTGCATTTTCCAGTAGGAATATCCTTAACATACCCTTTTGGACATCTTTTTTTTCCAGCAGGAATAGAAACAATTGAACCTTGTTGTGGACTTGGTGTTTTTGCTCTTAGCTTAATCTTCATTTTCTTCTTTTTTGTAGCTGCTTTTTTCTTATGTTTTTCAGGTTTATCTTTAATTATACCTTTTGATTTAAAACCAGGTATTGCCTTAGAAACAGCTTGTAATTCTTTTTCTAATTCTTTTTCTGGAATCTTTTCAGCAGCATAATTACCTGAAAAACAATATTTATAAAGTATATTTGCTAGTATCTGAAGGGGATAATTTTCCCTATATCTGGAATAAGAGTTTGAAGCTGCTTTTGTTAGAAGTTCAATATAGTTCATCAAAAAACCCCAAATATCAACATTCCATCTATAAACATCGTGAAAATAAGCTTTTTTATTAAATGATCTAGTAGATGGATTATAATACTTTTCAAGCACTTTTTGAATATGAGTCACTATAATTCCATTGGCAAAAAGGGTTTTTTTAACATCACTTGACTTCTCCCCTGCAAAACCTTCTGGTTTATCAACACTATCTAATCTAATAAATGGATTAGTTAAATCAGGGAATAAATGCCTGGTTAAATAAGCTGTGTGACCAGGGCCATATAAATTAGTCTTCTCAAGAATTTTATAGGCAAATATTTTGTAAATACTGTCTCCTGCAAAAGTTAAGCTCATTGAATTAGCAGCTGCTCTAATAACGTCATCATCAAATAGTATTACACCGAATGGTACATTAAACTGAATAGGTCTATTCTTTACAGCATCAGGAATGACATTTCTGTCTGATGGATTAAACTTGCCGCCAAGACCCCAATCAATAATTTTTACATATGGTTCTCCAGAACCTAAGTTTTCTTGTTTAACCAGCATATTATCTCCCTTAATATCGCAATGAATAATTCCCCTTTTATTCATGGGAACAATAGCATTTTTCAATGTCCTAATCAAAGAGTTATTTAAATGGCCAAAACGTCTCTCTTGTTCTTTATCTTTTCGAACAAGTTTAGTAGCTAAATCTTCCATTGTTTTTCTTACTGAAACACCACCATCAGGTATATTTAATGCTTGGATCCTTGAAAGATTATTATTAATATTATTTTCACGAATACCCTCTCTAGTTAGATTTCCACATTTGACATTAAGATTCTTTTTATCACTTGAGGTTAAATTAGCAGGTCTACATTTAAATATTCCATCTAACAAAAAGTAATTTTTATTGTTAGGAATAGTTTTAATTACTGGTAAAAATCTATTAACTTCTTCCATTTCGTCATCTGCATATCGGTTTTTCATAATCTTAGATATATAATTGTGTTGTTCCTGCTTTACTCTATCAGCTTGAGTATCACATTTAATAGCAGGTCTAAATACACAACCAAAACCACCGGCAGCAATAGCTTGTCCAGCTAAAGGTATTTTTTTTGTTTTTCTGGATTTATATGAAGTATGTTTTTTTGTTTTAGAACGCATTATATAATTATTTCATATTATTTTTACAATATTATTAGTTTGTAGTTAATAATATTATACTGAAGGTAAGGCTCTTGCTACAAAATATTTTTTATCACCTGAATTAGGTAATAAATTATAGTATTTTCTAACGTAACAAGCTATATAAGTTTGTATAAAAAATAACATTGAAGACATGAATATTGGAGCAGCTAATGTCTCAGGTAGTTGTATTTGTGGATAGTTTTCGTGAAATGTATTTCTTACATCAGAATCTGTTAATGCAATATAAAATATAATTGTAAGTAGTTTACTAAGAACCATTATGTATTGATAACATAAGTAACAAGTTAAAAGACTTCTAGATTGATAGTAAGTTGAATAAATACCAGATGCAGATGCTAGAGAGAATATAAAACCTATTACTGAACCATAAAGCATATAAACTAAATTAAATACTAAGTCTATAAAACAAATACATTTTATGCCTCTACCCATACTTTGTATTTGTAAGGCTTTATCAGCAATTTCAGTAGGAACTTCGATACATGTATTGTCAAGACCGTTAATATAAATAGTTCTAGTTTGTGATGGAAATGTTGAAACTACAGTAGCAGTGACAACAGGCGTTTGGTTGTCTGAATCCTCTGTAGCCATCATAACATAAGGATTATCTGTGGATATAGTCGCGATCTCCGTCTCTGATTGCCTTGACATTATATATAATAAGGTGAATTATTTTCTGTATAGATAGGCAGCAGCAGCTATAATTAATACAAAAAAACCAGCAAAAACATATTTTTCTCTTCTTCTTCTTTGTTCTAGATCTTTAACTTCTTTGGGTTTATAACTTTCATAATAAGCAGACATGGCTTGTTCCATTGTCAAAGTAGGAATATTTAATGCTCTGTTGATTTTATTGTGAATGAAATGTGTCCATCTTACTAAAGATTGTCTTGATTCTAAATAAGGAGTGACAGGATATTTGTCTAAAAACTTTGAAAAGTTATTACCTATTTCCTCTATTGGTAAAAATAAAGGAAGATTTTGATAAAAATCATAAAACTTTTTCCTAATAGTTTCATTAGGTTTAATAGGATATGAAAGTGCGATTGTGTGTAAAACGAACCAATAATGAGGTCCCCATATTTTTGGATCTAACGTCATAATTGTAATTGATATAAAAAGAACGGTGAAATAACATATAACGTAAGATGTCGAATAGAGCATATATATTTTGCAATAATTGCGGAGAATCAGGACATGCATTTCATCAATGTAAACATCCTATTACAAGTATTGGAACAGTAGTATATACTAGAACAGATGAAGGAATAAAATATCTATTAATTTGCAGAAAAGATAGTCTAGGTTATGTAGATTTTATGAGAGGTAAATATCCATTAAATAATAAAACATACATAGAACACATATTTTCTGAAATGACAAATATTGAGAAGGAAAGAATAATGAATAATACATTTGATGATTTATGGAAAAACTTATGGGGTGAGAATATTGGTATTCAATACAGAGGAGAAGAAAGAGTATCAAGAGAAAAGCTGTCTGAACTAACTAATGGTATCAATATAGGAGGAGATTCATTTACATTAAAGGACATTATTGACAATAGCGAAAAGAATTGGCATGAACCAGAGTGGGGTTTTCCAAAAGGGCGACGAAATTATCAAGAAAAAGATTTAAGTTGTGCTTTAAGAGAGTTTGAAGAAGAAACAGGGTACCCAGTGTCTTCATTAAGTGTAGTTCAAAATGTTATGCCATACGAAGAAATATTTACTGGATCAAACTACAAATCTTATAAGCATTGTTATTATTTGGCTGAAATGAAGAATGTTGTAGGAAATGGTAATTATCAAAAATCTGAGGTAAGCAAGATTAGTTGGCTATCATATGATGAAGCACTAGAAAAGATAAGACCATATAATTTAGAAAAAAAGGAAGTGCTAAAGAAAATAAATACATTGTTAACCAAATATAGATTATGTTCTTAGATTATATATAGATGTCATCAAAAACAAAAACGCAAGAAGAAATAATCATTGATGAAGATAATTCAAAAACTAATGAAAGATTAAATACACTTGAAATGGAAAATCGTGAAGAAATATCTCGCATAGAAGGGAATTATAATTACTTATATCCATCATTAGATGATCCTCAATTCAATGTTAAAATAGCTACACGTAAAGAGTTTTCAGATACCAAATATGTAGGTAAACGATCAGATAAAGATATAGAAGAAGTATCTGATGAGATATGTAATGCTGAGTTTGAACTTGCTCCACATCAAATGTTTGTAAGAAACTTTATGTCTTTTCAAACACCATATAACGGTTTACTTTTATATCATGGTCTAGGTAGCGGAAAAACATGTTCTGCAATTAGTGTAGGTGAAGAAATGCGTGATTACATGAAACAAGTAGGTATATCAAAAAGAATTATAGTTGTTGCATCACCTAATGTTCAAACTAATTTCAAAAAACAATTATTTGATGCTAATCAATTAGATGAAAAAGAATGGAAGAAAACAGGTGTCTGGAATATAAGAGCTTGTACTGGAAATAAGTTTTTAAGTGAAATAAATCCAATGAATATGAAAGGATTAACAAAAGAAAAGGTCGTATCACAAGTAAAAAGAATTATCAATACCTCGTATTTATTTCTAGGTTATATAGAGTTTGCAAATTATATTAGAAAAAAATCAGAGATAGGCAGTGATATCTCTGCTGACAAGAGAGAAAAATTAGTAAAATTAAAATTAAATAGATTCTTTTCAAACAGATTAATCATTATTGACGAAGTTCATAACATTAGAATGACAGATGACAATAAAGATAAACGGGTCGCAGTAGAACTAACAAAATTAGTTGAAAATGTACCTAATCTAAGATTACTATTACTGTCAGCTACACCAATGTATAATACGTATAAAGAAGTTATATGGCTTATCAATCTATTAAACTCTAATGATAGACGTTCTATAATGAGTTCTCGAGATGTATTTAATGCCGATGGCAGCTTCAAGGTATCTAGTGATGGAGAACCTATAGGGAAAAATCTTCTTGCTAGAAAAGCTACTGGTTATGTTTCATTTGTGAGAGGGGAGAATCCATATACTTTCCCATTTAGAATGTGGCCTGATACCTTTTCTCCAGAAAATACATTTCAAAATAAACCAAAACCTAGTTTACAATTAAACGGTAAACCTATAGTACAACCAATTCAAATGCTTTCATTATTTTTAACTGAAGTAGGAGAATATCAACAATTAGGGTATAATTACATTATAAATAGACTCAAAGCCGGTGATTTTGGCGGGAATAGACAAATGCCTAGTTTTGAAAATATGGAAGCTTTTGGATATACTCTTTTACAAAGACCACTAGAAGCATTAAATATGGTTTTTCCTGATGAAAGACTAACTACGGAAGGATCTGAGCTAGATGCACGCGATCTAGTTGGAAAAGAAGGCATGTCTAGAATAATGAAATATAAAGATACATCTTCGTTTAAAGGTGATTATGAATATAAAACTGATAATTATGGTCGTATTTTCTCTCTTGATCAAATAGGTAAATACAGTGGAAAGATAAAAAATATTTGCGAAAAGATTAAAAACTCAGAAGGAGTAGTATTAATATACAGTCAGTATATTGAGGGTGGTCTAGTTCCTATTGCTTTAGCTCTTGAGGAAATGGGATTAATTAGAGGAGGGGGAAGAAAATCCCTCTTCAAAGAGAAACCTATTGAAACAATAGATGCTAGAACAATGAAACCAAAAAGTGAAGTTTCAGAAAACTTTACCGCTGCGTCTTATATTATGATTAGTGGTGATAAGCTTCTTTCACCAAATAATAAAGAAGATGTTGATTTGGCAACTTCGCCTGATAATTTTGATGGAAGTAAAGTAAAAGTCATATTAATTTCTCAAGCTGGATCAGAAGGATTAGATTTTAAGTTTATTAGACAAGTACATATATTAGATCCATGGTATAACATGAATAGAATAGAACAAATCATTGGTAGAGCAGTTAGAACATGTAGTCATAAATTACTTCCATTTTTAATGAGAAATGTAGAATTATATTTGTATGGTTCTTTAGTTGAAAATGTCAGGGAAGAAGCAGCAGATCTTTATGTTTATAGATTAGCTGAATTAAAATCAATACAAATTGGTGCTGTAAGTAGATTATTGAAAGAAGTAGCAGTTGACTGTTTATTGAATTATGATCAAACTGGTTTTACTATCCAAGATATGAATAGAACTGTAACACAAAAATTGTCTACTGGAAAATCAATTGAATATCAAGTCGGCGATCGACCTTTTTCTTCAACATGTGATTACCAAGAGAAATGTTCATATAAATGTATGCCGGATGCAAATATTAGTGAAGATGATATTAGATATGACACATATAACGAAAACTTCATTATGATGAACGTTGATAAGATAACTTCTAGGATTAGACAACTCTTTATAGAGAGATTTTATTACAAAAAAGATAGATTGATAATGGAAATTAACGCTGTTAAAAATTATCCTATTTTGCAAATTAATGCTGCTCTAACTCAATTAATTGATGATAAAAACGAATATATAAGTGATAAGTTCGGTAGATTAGGTAGATTAATTAATATAGGTGATCTTTACTTATTTCAACCATTAGAATTAACTGAATCTAATATTTCAATATATGATAGGAGTGTTCCTATTCAATATAAACGCAATAAATTGATTTTTGATGTACCAAAAGAAGTAACTGAAGCAGTAATTAAAATTGATAAAAAGAAAGGCAGAAAAGTAGCTGCTGGTAATCCTGGGCAACTAATTGTTTCAAAAATGCAAGATGATTTCAATATAACACAGCAACCACAAGAATTAGAAGCAAAGGCAGACGATTGGTATCAATTTTGCAGTCATGCATTACCTGTTTTAGTTAACAAAGGTTTTGATAAATCAATGATTGATAAGATGATAGTATATCATATGATAGAAAGTTTGAGATTTTCTCAGACTTTGGAATTAATTAACTATATCGAATCTAATACAGATTTGTCTCCATTAGAATTAATTATTAAAGAATATTTCACACAACAGGAAATGACTAATAGCGGTACAACAGGAATATTGTTGCAAGAAGGTGGGAAACAAAAATTGATTGCTGCAAATAAAGCTACACCAAGAGTGTGGGGAATTGCACAGCCTCTAGACTATCAAGACTTAAGAGATAATATAGCTAAGATAGTAACCTCAATAATTCCTATGAGAGAGAAATTAAACACATTAATAGGATTTATGGTACTATTTAAAAAAAGTTATATGGTTTTTAAAATAAGAGATGTTTCAAAAAGTAGAAATACAGGTGCTAGATGTGATCAAGGAAGTAAAATAGGTGCAATTCAAAAATTGAATGCTATTGCAGGAGAAGAAATATATGAGAAAAAAGCAAAAGAATCGCAATTAGAGATTTGTGTTGTTACAGAGTTAATGTTGAGAATATTTGATCAAAATAGAAAGGGAAATAAAAGGTGGTTTTTAACACCAGGTGAAGCTTCAGTGGTAAATAAATCGGATATAGAATATTAAATAAAGGAAAAATTGAACAAACTTAAATAATATAGTCTGATATTATAATAACTATAATGTCAGACACTGCTGCTCAACAGAAACCTGCTATAAAGAAAACTCGTCGTAGTCGTACTTTGGGTATTTATACGCCCATGATGATTACAAACCGTGTATCTATTCCTATGACAAATGTAGGTGATAATATTAAACAAACACTTGAACGCGTAGTTGCAAATAATATAGAAGGAAAATGTATTGTAGAAGGTTTTATCAAGCCTGGATCAACTCGTGTAGTTAGTTATTCAAGTGGCGAGCTTCATAGTGCAGAAGCTGTATTTGAGGTAGTTATTGAATGTCAAGTTTGTTGCCCAGTTGAAGGTATGCATATTAGTTGTATTGCAAAAAGTATTACAGAATCAGCAGGAATTAAAGCTGAAGTAGACGAAGAACCATCTCCTGTAATTATCTTTATTGCAAGAGATCATCATTACACAAACAAGCTATTTTCGAAAGTAAAAGTTGGCGATAAGATTAAAGCTAGAGTAATCGGTCAAAGATATGAATTAAATGATAAATATATTTCCATTATTGCAGAACTCATTGAAGATAAGGCAGAGAAGTATGGTAAGAAGAAACCAAAACTTAAAATCAAGTAATAAAAATAAGATAAAGAGTAAGTAAACATATACATACATATATGTCACTGCGTGAATTGAAAGAAGAAATAGAAAAAATGTCAAAATATCATCAAGTTGAGGTATTACGACTTTTAAAAAAAAATAGCTCTGTAACATTGAATGAAAATCAAAATGGCACTTTTATTAATCTAACATCTTGCTCAGAAGAAATTATTTCTTCTTTGCGAGATTATTGTAAATATGTAAATGAACAACAGAAAACTTTGAGCTCAATTGAAAAAGAGAAACAACGTCTGGAGGAAGAATATTTCAAAGATATTAAAGAGAACAGTATAGTATCTACTAATGTCTAATATGTCACATCAAACAAATAAAGAACATACTTTCAATAAAATGAGGGAATATATGTTCTACGAAGAGAACCTATGTAAATGGACAAGATTTATTGAAGCAAAAACTGAACGTTCAGTAAAATCTAAAATAAAAAAACATGTTTTAAGAAAGCCAAATATAGAAACTTTTAAACCACAACAGCGAGATAAATTATTCTGGTGTTTCTATGTTATTTTTAAAGGAATGGAAGAATATAATATGGCACAAAGTAATCTTTTTTCTATTGAAAAAGATTTCAAGTTTAAAACAATTGAGATTTTTCGTAAAAAGAAGTCTGAGATGAAAGCAATGAAAATGAAAATTGTTGATATAGAAGATAATCTTATTAATGGAAAAACAATTAATATTAAAACAATGCAAGCACTGTGTTATGTTTATGAAAAAAGTATTATTTACAAGCATGAAAATATGTTTTATGATTTTAATTATGGAAGTAGTTATACATTAATTGAATTAGGAGAAAAAGGTTTGATTGAGATGCATCTAAAAACAGACGACAAAATAATACAGTCTATAAAAGAAAAACATTTTTGCGTGGATATAGTTAAACCAATTAGAGGAATAAGTTATTATAGTGTTACAGATATTCATGAAATAGCAAGTAAATTAGCAATCAAAAATAAAGATGATAATAACAAATCAAAAACAAAGAAGGCACTATATGAAGAAATAGTACAAATGCTTGAAAAATTGAGATAAATATAATCCCTCAAGATATATATACAATATGTCTGAAGAAAAGCCTCAACAAACCTTAGATAATTTAACAAAATTATATTTAGAAAACGTATTTCGTAATGCTAGAGATGGCGTTGCAGAAATGGAAGTACGTTTTGGTACTGGGAGAGGAATGAAACGGATTACCAAAATCCAACAGGATAATATAATTAAAAAGCTTTTATCAGTAGGATTCGTATTACAGAACAGTGAATATCATCTAAGAATTAATAGTGAATATACAGATAGCAAAACAGGTGTTACGCGTATATCTAGAATAAGAGCTGAAATTAATGGATTAGGTGACATTTCTGAATACTGTAAAAGCAATGATATTCAAGAGCTTTATGATAAAAGACATGTTAAGTTTATTCAGAAAATGCCTATGAAAATAGAAGAGTCTGATGTTAGGTCATACGATGTTGCTGATTATAACTTTCGTGCAGCTCTTAGTGTAGAAAAAGATCTCACAAATACACGTGCAACACAAGCGATGGTAGGTTCATGGAAAGATAATAAGAAGATATTTCGATTTATTCATCGTCATAAGTTTTACCATCGAGAACTTCCTATTGAAGCAGATATAAGTATTGTGAAAGAATCTGCAAGAGATGGCAGGTATATGAAGCCAACATATACATTTGACGAAGCAAGAGTTGTTACTGCACCTGAGTCTTATGAAGTAGAGTTTGAAGTTAATAATAATAGGGTTGGACCTGGTACAAGTTATTCTAGTGAAGCAGCATTGGTTCCTGTAATGAGAAAAATGATTCGGTACATACTTTCAGGTATGCAAGAATCTAATTATCCAATCTCTTATATTAAACAAAATGGTGTACTCAATAATTATATGCAACTTCTCTGGAAAGATGAATATAGGGAGGGAGCACGAGTTTATCCAAAAAACTTCGTCGGCCCTTCTTCTTATACGCTTCAGGTGCAAAATATAGCACCAATAAATGATGATTCTGTTATTCCAAATATTAGAAATGAATATACTGTAACAGATAAAGCTGATGGAGAAAGAAAGATGATGTTTATTGATTCTACAGGTAAAATCTATTTGTTAACTACAAATATGGATGTTCAATTCACTGGAGCAAAAACAACAAATGAAGACTTATTTGATACACTTATTGATGGTGAACATATTACACATGACAAAAATGGAACTTTTATAAATCTATATGCAGCTTTTGATCTCTATTATCTAAAAAAAGTCGATAAGAGAACACTAGGTTTTATGCCCAGTGCAGGTGATAATGAGAATAATTTCAGATTCCCTCTTCTTACAAAAGTTATTAATGGAATGAAAGCAACAAGTGTAGTTAAAGGTAATCCTTCTCCTATGAGATTCGAGTTTAAGACATTTTATGCTAGCAATGAACGTCAATCAATATTTCAAGCATGTAATTATCTACTTAATAGAGTAAATAGTGGTGTATTTGAATATGAAACAGACGGTTTGATTTTCACACCGTCAAAGATGGGTGTTGGCGGCAATACTATTGGCGAAACTACATATAAACCAATAAAAACCACGTGGGCACACTCTTTTAAATGGAAGCCACCTGAGTATAACACAATAGATTTCCTTGTCACTATTCAAAAATCAAGTGATGGGCAAGAAGAAATTAAAAGTGTATTTGAAGCAGGAACAGATGTAAGTTCAACAAGTCAAATAACACAATACAAAACAGCTATATTGCGTGTAGGATTTGATGAAGCAAAGCACGGTTATGTAAACCCTTGTAAAAATGTTATTGATGATGATGTGCCTGATGCATCTAATCCTGATGATGATGAAGGATATAGACCAATGCAGTTCTTTCCAACAAATCCTACGGATGAAAAAGGTGGTATATGCAACCTTATCCTTGAAGATATTGGTGGCGGAGATAAGGTTATCTTTTCAGAAGAAAAAGAAGTTGTTGAAGATAATATGATTGTAGAGTTCAGGTATGATGCTACACGTGATGAAGGATGGAGATGGATACCTCTTAGAGTAAGATATGATAAAACAGCTGATTTTCGTTCAGGTGGAAAAAATTATGGTAATGCATATCATGTTGCAAATAGCAATTGGCATACAATTCATAATCCAATTAGTGTAGAAATGCTAACTACTGGTGAAGATATTCCCGATGAATTAGGTGATGATGATGTTTACTATAATCGAGTTACTAATAGCAATTCAACAAGAGCTCTTCGTGATTTCCATAACTTGTATGTGAAACGTAAACTTATTACTTCAGTGGCAGTAAGAGGAAATACATTAATAGATCTTGCAGTTGGAAAAGCAGGTGATATGTCAAAATGGATTGATGCAAAATTGAGATTTGTATTTGGAGTAGATATTGCTAGAGACAATATTGAAAATCGTTTGGATGGTGCTTGTGCCAGATATTTGAATTATCGTAAAAAGTTCAAGAGAATGCCAACCGCATTATTTGTCAGTGGGAACTCATCGGTTAATATTAGAAATGGAGACGGAGTATTTACTGATAAAGATAAGATGATAACTAAAGCTGTTTTTGGAAAAGGAGCTAAGAATGAAGCGGAGCTAGGAAAGGGTGTTTATAAACAATATGGTATCGGGTCAAGTGGATTTGATATTTGCTCTATTCAGTTTGCAATTCACTACATGTTTGAAAATCTACAGACACTTAATAATTTCCTAAGAAATGTGAGTGAAACAACAAAAGTTGGAGGATACTTTATCGGTACTAGTTATGATGGTTCAAAGGTGTTTTCAATGCTTAAAGCACAATCCCAAAATGAAAGTAAACAAATCATGCAAGACGAAAAAAAAATATGGGAGGTAACAAAAAGATATGACAGAAGTGAGTTTAAACCTGATGCTAGTTCACTAGGTTATTCTATTGATGTCTATCAAGAGTCTATTAATAAAACTTTCCGCGAGTATCTAGTTAATTTTGAATATTTAGATAGACTTATGGAAAATTATGGATTTACACAGATTACTAGAGATGAAGCAAAAGATCTAGGATTACCTGCTGGAAGGGGATCATTCAGAGAACTATATGGAAATATGAAAGAAGAAATTAAACGTAATAGAAGAGCAAAAAATGAGTATGGAACAGCTGTTGATATGACTATAGGCGAAGAGACAATCTCATTCTTGAACAACTACTTTGTGTATAAAAAGACTCATGATGTTGATGCAAAACAAATAGCTAATAAACTCATGGGTAACACACAAATTGAACAAGAGATTGTTGCAGATGAAACAGCTGAAGCAGTCGAAGCTCTTCAAGAAATAGTAAAAGCACAGAAAAAGAAACCAAAGAAACTAAAAAAGAAGTTAAAATTGAAGCAAAATCCCAAGAAAAAGTGATTTATTTAATTAATCGATGCTTTTAAATCATAAAGGACATAAATACTATCCATTATGATTAAATAACGACAATGAGCTATTTTTTATTGCCAAGTATACCATATAATTCTAATATTTCTGCTTTGGTGGAACAAACATATAATAGTAACGAAAATAATATAGTGATTAACAAAACTTTGAGTGGATATTTGTCAAAAATCAAAGCACAGATTGATACGAAACAACACGAATGGGATAAATATAAAAAATATACCAATCCATATGAATACATACATAGTGTAATACCTGGAGCAAAATATTCTATTTGTAAAACTAAGCCATTATCTAGATCATATTTTAAAATGATAGAAATATGTAAATGTTTTAAACTACTTGATGATTTGCCGGATAATTGTAAAACATACCACTTAGCGGAGGGACCAGGAGGTTTCATAGAAGCGATCGCAAATCTACGTGAAAATATGAAAGATAAGTATTATGGAATTACACTTGTAGATGATGATGATCATAGTGTACCAGGATGGAAAAAATCACAAGCATTTCTTAAAAAACATGATAATGTTATTATTGAAACTGGTTCATCTGGAACAGGTGATATAATGGATCCTGAAAATCTAAGAAATATGTATCAAGTACATCATAATAGCTGTGATATAGTAACTGCTGATGGTGGGTTTGATTTCACGACAGACTTTAATCATCAAGAATTAGTAAGTTTGAAACTTATACTTTCACAGATATCTTTTGCTATTGCTTGTCAGAAGAAAGGAGGTAGTTTTTTCATAAAGATGTTTGATACTTTTACACCTGCATCTATTGATATGTTATATTTATTAAGCATGCTTTATGATCAAGTTTATTTTAGCAAACCTCATACAAGTAGGTATGCTAATTCAGAAAAGTATATTGTTTGTAAAGGATTTAGATTAACAGAAACGAAACAACTTGTAATATCGTTATATCATGTATTACAAAGTTTTGAAGATAATAAAGACAAATATTTGCTGAGACTATTTAATTTTGATATTCCATACGTAATAACAAATAGAATAGAAGAATATAATGCAATATTTGGTCAGCAACAAATAGAATGTATTTCTCACACATTGAGTTTAATTGATTGCAATAATTATGATAAGATTGAAAACATGAAAAAGGCACATATTCAAAAATGTATTTCATGGTGTCAGAAGTACAAGCAACCTTTTAATAAGATGACTATATCAACAAATATTTTTCTTAGTGGAAGAAGTCGAAGCAATAGTGCATCAAAAGAAACTCTTGATTGCGAAAGAACATAAAAAAGCCAGTTTTAAATTATATAATATGGAGACCATTAAAGTATTATATAATGCTCTTATTTCTGACCGCTCAAAAGAAAGATTTGAAATGATATTAGAGCCTTTACAGGCTATTTCTCAATTAGCATTTTTATCATACTGTCCTGTGGGGAGTAAATTATCTATTAGTGATAATATTTTATATATACAAGAGCCTGGATGGGGTCAAACAATATCTAGATCTTATTATCTAGATAAAAAAGAAGATTTGATATATTTGTTTGGTGTAATTAAACGATTTCATAGTTTTTATGGTTTTTTAGAAGAAGGAAAAGGGAAAAAATTATTTGATGAATTAATTAATCTAAGTAAATGTGGTATTGAAAAACTAATTCAAACATATAACAAAGCAGATAGTAGTCATTTAACCCAGACTCTAAGAATGTATAAATCAATGATAGATAAACCTGATGCATTTGATATGGAAAATGATGAAAATAAAGGAAAAAAAACAGATATAGATGAAGTATTTAAAAAAGTAGTTAAATTATATAAAGTTTCTCATTATTCTATTTTACAACACACAATGGTTTTATTAAAACATAATCCTGCGTGCTACAGAGATTATATTGAAGGTTATAATAAAATTATGTTAGATATCAATAACCAAATGAAAAAATGGATTAGTGATAATATTATCTTTTAGTTTTTTTCTAATTTTACCCAAACTTGCTCTCTTACATTAGTTGCTAAGACACCAAGTATTTTTCTTCCTATTTCAGGAAATGGTATTTTGAGTTCTATTCTTTCGCCTTCTTGAATATATCTCTTTATTTCCACATAAAGTTTTTTAATTGGTTCATATTCTGGATTAAGCTGAAGTTCACTAAGTTTACTTAAAATTGGTTTTATCTCTGCAATTCTCTCTTCTTTTGTTCTATAAACCGGTTGTTGCTTTTCTTTTTTCTCTTTCCGTTTCTTTGAACGGTCTTTTTTAGACATTATAATAATTTTCCATTATAATCTCTAAGTAATTTGACATAAAAACTCCATTTTATTGTTTATTAATAATAAAATGGTTGCTCCATATTCTCCGTCACAAGAAGATTTTGATGAACTTTTTGATAATTTGCCTCCCTTTAATATTAACTGTGAGAGACTTAAAAATACATGTTTTGCTATTGTTCAAACTGCATTAATTGGTGCCTTTTTTTATGTAATAACAAAAATGTCAATTACTAGAACTATGATATGCAATTAATCACAATCGCATATAGTTTTATTACCATCTCTATGATGTGCTGTATTTGCCGGCCAAGAATTAACTTTAGATTTAACAAAATAAGGTGTTGCACCAGTAGAGGTATATTTTGCAGCATTTGCTGCCGCAGAACCATATTCCGATTTCAAACTAGCAGCAGCTTTATTAATTGTATTCATTTTAAGACGTTGGATTCGTGACGATGAGTCAACCGCACCTTGTACACCAAATTGTCTATTACTAGGTTTTCTAATAATTAATACTTGAGTATCACCTGGACAATCTCCGCAGCTAGATGCTTGAAGGGTTTGAGGTCCCTTGTTTGCATTATTATAATTAGCTGTATAATTAACTCCTGCAATTTGGGTTCCTGATAGACGTTGTTCATATGTCTTGCACTTTTGTTTAAGATACTGCTTAGTTGAAAAACTAAACTTCTTTTGTGGTTGAGTATTTGCATCTACAGGATTAATTGATTTTTCTGTTAAACCAGATTTAATAATATTTGCCTCTGGATTACATGTAATACATACTCTGCTTCCATTAGGACCAACTTCATAATGACCATTTTGAAATATAACATTTTTATTATCTGTAATATTTACTACTTCACCTGTACCTGTTTGATTATCTAAACAATTGCAGTCATCACTGTTAACTCCTAAATACACCGTTGATCCAGGAGCATTAAATGGAATATTCACACCAGTTTTGCTAGTATTATTGTATGGTTGTAGTTGTTTTCTCCAGTGTTTTATTGGATTTGCTTTACCTGGAGCTGGATTTAATAGATTACTATCAGGAATAGGTCTAGACCACCCTGGTCTGGCTGCATATGTTCCATTTCCGCTTTTCCAAGTTCTATATGGTTGATATCTTCCACTACTATTTGTAAAAAACATTCTATATAGTATTCTCAGAAAATAATAGCTTCTCAATATATAATGATAAAACTGGTCTTCGTTATAATTTCATTATTTATAGCTGGTTTAATAATCAATCAATTGATAAAATGCTTTAGCCCAAAAATAATAGAAGGTGCCACTGGAAGTAGTGATGAAGATAGCTCATCTTGTTCAAAAGATCCTCTCCAAATGGCAATGGATAATAGTGCACAAATAAAAACACTTAAAGAACAAATGAGTAAAGTAACTGACCTAACTAATCAATATGATGCTATGAATAAACAGGTAGAAAGTAATAGTTATATGATAAATAAAATTAATCAACAAATTGCTGATCAAGCTAAAAATGTACCTGATAGTAAAACACAAGAAAAGTTAGCTAATAGTGGTAATGGATCTACAGAAAGTAGATAATTATAATAACAAAAAATAATTTATCCTGTTATTATAGTTAATAATGAGTAACTTTTTTAGTCAAGCTTTAAATGATTTGAATGGTCTTGAAGAATCAGTATTAGGTCCTGATTATCCATATTATAAATATATTAATTCTCCCGACCAAATGGGAATGGGAGCTGGAGGAGATAAAATTAGTAAGAATATTGGAGGTCTTATTGCTTATACAGAAGTTTTAGCTACTGGTAGAGGAAAAGCTTCTGCAACTGGTGGACCTTTAGGTAATAAGTTTTTCATGAGAACTGGTGCAAAATGTAAAGATAAAGAAACAGGTGAAAAAGTTGAACGTGCATTATATATTAATAATATCCCTGATGGAACAATTCCTTTTATTAGTTCAATGACAGGATCTAACTTTTCAACTCTTGAAGGTCTTATCCCTGGTGTGTTAAGTGATATGGGTCAACTCAATCCTATGGCTATATTTCAAGCTTTTATGATTGGCAATGAACCTGAATGTCAGTCTTTAACTATGGAAACTGTTGATTCAAAAAATGTTAGATCTACTGATACCGCTTATGTAACAACAACAGATATTAAGAATATGAATGCTTGCTGGTTTCAAGATGGAAAAAATCCTGTTACAGGAAGAAGCTGCCAAGAAGCTTTCTCTACTATTGACAGATCTGCTTTTCCAAATGATACATTAGTAAAAATATACTACAGTGCTCTAGGGGTGTTTGGTATTTATCTTTTAATGAAAATGTTTACTAAAAAAATATAAATAATTTCATATTATGTTTACGAAATTATTTGATTTATGCATTGCAAGGGCAAGGGGCTCCTCCACGACGTTTTCTAGAACCTCTATGCTTCTTGTGTCTACGCTTCTTAGTAGCATGACGCTTCTTGTGTCTACGCTTCTTAGTAGCATGACGCTTTTTGTGTGCGCGTTTCTTGTGTCCGTGCTTCTTGCGTCCACCCATATTTGCATTTGCATTTGGATTAAGAACCTGATGAGCAAGTAAATCTTTCATCTTTGTTAACATTGCATCATTGCCGAAAACCTTTTCGTATTTAATAATAGCTGCATTAAGTGCGTTTCTAGCTGCTGTTCTTGCTGCGCTAGCAGCACCGGCTGAAGTAGCAGCAGCAGCATTTTTCAATGATGTATGTACATCACTCATATGTTTTTTGATGTCCCGGGCATGGTCTGAATTCATCATTTGAGATCCAGTTGCGGTTACACGTTGGGTAACGCCTTGTGCTGCTGAACGAGCGCTACTTAAGCCGCTGGCCGCTACTGAACGAGCGCTACTTAAGCCACTCTTCAATGTTGGATTTTTATCGAGATGCTTATCAATCTTGGCGTTAACTGACTTCTTAAGTTCAGCAGCTTGTTTGGCAGCTTGTTTAGCTGCACTTGTAAATGCTGAAAAACCAGGGAATCCGCCTCTTTGTTTTCTTGTTCCTCCTTTAGAACTGCATGTGCTTCTTTTTTTTGTACCGTGTGGCATATTATATTATAATGTGCGAAAAAATAATATAATAATTCTCTTAAAGTTTAACGCGTTTAGAAAGCTCGAAAGCTGCTAAACCACCAGCTACTTGTGCAAGGATGTAAGGGACAACCTCACTCATTGGCTGCTTACCAGCAACAGCCATCATAATAGTAACAGCAGGATTGAAATTACCTCCAGAAATCTTTCCTCCAACCATAATAGCAATAGCAAGAGCAGCACCAATGGCAAGAGCGTTACCAGTAGCAATAATCACATAAAGGAAAAATAGTGTACCTAAGAACTCAACAAGAACCTTATTCATTATGTATTAAAAAAAGAAAATAAATAATGAATGTATTTAACCACGTACTCTCATCAAGAAAGAGTATGATCCATTATTAGAACCACCAAAACTTTGATCATTATATGTCTTAAGCTTAGCTTTCATTTTTTTATATCGTGTATAATCGGATCCATCATATACGAATTTAGGATTTCCAGTAAAAGCTGCATTACCACTATTTACTGTATCACCTTTATTTTGTTGTTTGTTGACCATAGGACCATTTACTTGAGTAGGTGCTGGTAATTGTGGAAGAGGACCTTCATTTACTGTACCTCTAATATCACCAGCATTCATAGCTACACGAAATGGACTTGCTTTAATAGCGCCTACAGAACCAGTAGCTGATTTAAGCCAAAGAGTTCTACCCATGGCTTGACGAAGTATATTTCGTGACATTCCGCGTTCGCTACTTCCTACCATACCTGAACCACTATTTCCATTGGCTCCACCACCTAATAATGTTGGTTGAAATCCAGCTACGCCGCCTCCTAATTTGCTTGATGTTGCATTTCCAGACATACTATATATAGTTACACGATAAAAAATTATATTTTTCTAAAGATAACAATTTATTTGGTCATAATTCTAGGTGCAACATTCATAGTAATTAATTCTTGAAACATCAATTTACAAGCATAAGGAAGCTCAACATATGAGAAGTCTGTTCGATTATCACACTGATTGCAAATGTGAACATGTTTTTCATTATTATATGCGGCAATCATACCACACTTTCTGCAAACATTAACACTATAAGCATCAGATGCGTCATATAGTCGTCCTTTTGTAAATCTTGCTGCTCCATGCGAACACATGCAATCTCTTTCCATCTCACCAAATCTATGACCACCATCACGTGACCTACCTTCTGCTGGCTGGCGAGTAAGATTTACTTTAGGACCAAAACTACGGCTATGCATCTTGTCAGAAACCATATGTTTCAATCTCTGATAGAAGGCTGGACCAATATAGACAGTTGTTTCCAACTGTTCGCCAGTTAGACCATTATACATAACTTCTTCTCCTTTAGAATGAAATCCTACTTTAAGAAGTTCTTTACGTATATCCTTAATATCTTGTTCACCAAAGCTAGTACCGTCACCAAACAATCCCAGTTCTAGTAATACTTTGCCCAGAAGAGTCTCTTTCAGCTGACCAATAGTCATACGACTAGGGATAGCATGAGGGTTGATGATTATATCTGGCTTTAACCCATCTCTAGTAAATGGCATATTAGATTCTGGTATAATATTTCCTATAGTACCTTTTTGTCCATGCCTACTAGAGAACTTATCCCCTATCACTGGTTTACGAACAGTTCTAACACGTACTTTACAAAAGTTATAACCGTCGCCATTTCTTTCAATCAGATTTTTATCCACATAACATTCTTCTGTAGTTCTGTACATTTTACTCTGATCTTCATATTTAATAGTTTTAGTATGATCATTCCTAGCTTCTTTAATAGGTAGAACTTTTGCAATGAGAATATCACGATTTTCAAGTCTTGTGTTTTCAGGAATTACCCCTTGGTCATTTACTTTATCGTAGTTTGCATATTTCATACCTTTAGTTTTGGTTTTGTCTGGACGACAGCGAATCTCTTCGTCACCATGGACTTTTTTGTCTTCATCCTTGACAGTATGATATATAGTAGCTTGAAATAGCCCACGATCAATTGAACCTTGATTAAACAAGATACTATCTTCCTGGTTATATCCAGAATGTGTCATAATAGCAACAACAACCTGGCATCCAGAAGGAATCTTATTAAGTTCAATTAGATTCATGATACGTGTATCTACTAGAGGACGCATTGGATACGTCATGACATATGCAGTTTTATCCATTCGAGTATCAAAGTTAGTCACATACATTCCCATAGCCTGTTTACCCATAGCACATTGATATGTATTTCTAGGAGATTGATTATGCTCTGGAAATGGAATACAAGATGCAAGAATACCAAATAATGTACTAGGATGGATTTCACAGTGGGTAAACTTGAATATCTTACTTTGATGTTCTTGTGTCAACTTAGCCGGCTTCATAGCAATCATACTAAGATTTTGTTCAGCAGGGTCAATATATTCAATTACAGCATCATCAAACTTTAGATCTGTCAAAAGATCTTCCCAAAGGGCTTGTTTGCTATTTAAAGCTGTAATATGATCTTTATTCAATATGATTTCATTATTTTTAACACGCAGAACAGGCCTCGTTAGTCTTCCTGCTTCATTACATATTCTTATTTCTTTTCTAGCAATATCAAATATTATAGATGTATAAATATTAATAATCCCTTTGTGTTTCTTTTTCTTTAGATCTTTGTAGAGAGCAAGAGGGTCTTGTGCATTACCTAGCCAACAACCATTTACAAATACCTTGACTCCTTGTTTTAATGTAGTATGATCTAATTCAAGATCTTCAAACGGTGTAATGTATGGTTCTGTAAAATCATAAAGAGCTGCACTGTTAGAAGGAATAGTTACATGAGTCATATAACTAAGGTTCTTTACAACACCAACACTATGGCCTTCTGGAGTTTCTGCTGGACAAAGATAACCCCATGATGTGCTGTGTAGTTTGCGAGGAGGAACAAGCTTACCACTTTTGTCAATAGGAGTATTGATACGACGAAGATGACTCAAACTGGAAATATAAGTGAGCCGATTTAGTACCTGAGCAACACCAACTTTGTTACTAGAGCTTTGTTTTATACCAAAATCACCTGTTGCTAGTGCTCTTTTAATACCATTTTCAATGGTTGTTGGTTTAACAATTTTGTAAATATTTGTCATGTTGATAATATTACCATAATCTTCAGTTGATCTCCATGAACCATTATTAATTTCACGAACTACTGCCTTCTGCATATCTTTTACTAGCTTATTGAAATAATTTCTGAAAAGATTGTTGAGAAGAGTTCCAGTAAGATCAATCCGCTTGTTAAGATAAGAGTCACGATCATCAGGATCTTGCCATCCAAAACTAGCACGCAATAGCTGATTTGTCATATATCCAAGAAAGTAAATCTTCTGTTTCATAGTTTTGCAATGAGGAAACAGATCTGTATTCAAAACATCTACTGTAAACTCTCTTTTTTTGAGTGCACCAGTTTCTTTATCCATATTCAAAGGAGTATACATAGCATGATTTGTAATGAATTGTACACATGCTTCTTGTGTTAGATAATTACTTGCATCAACAATAGAAGCTTTCATTGCATCAAGCATTCTAATAGTTTCTTTTTCTTCAAGTCGATCTTCTACATTGAGAACAACATGTTGACAAATGTCTTTATCTGTAACCACTCCTAGAGCTCTGAACACAATGAATAGAGGAATAGGAGCCTTAATTCTAGGTATCTGCAAAAGCATACTGTGACCAAAACCATTGTTCTTAGATGTAATATACATATTAATCTGCTTTGGTGAAATACATTTAAAATCAGGAACAGACTTAATTTCAGCACACCAAGCCCATTTGTTATTATTTTTTTCTACATTAAAACACTGAACTAGATTTTCAGCAGCCCGTTCTTGACCTAAACAGGTTTTCTCAGAGCCATTAATAATGAAATATCCACCAGGGTCCATTTCACATTCACCAGTTACAGTATTAGGTACATGACTGTATTGCTTGAGAACACAAACACATGATTTTAACATAATTGGTAGTTTTCCAATGTGAATCTTAGGAAGACTTTTATAGAATGTTTGTTCAGAGCTAAGATCTTCGCCACTTCTTACAATATATTTGACATTCATATCAACAGTCATATTAGATGCATAAGTGAAGTTTCTCGAGCGAGCTTCAGCAGGAAACATTAACTTGATAGCACCAGTATTTTCATGGATTTGTGGTCTATATGTACTGAAATTATCAAAAGTTATATACATTTCTAAATTGTATTTACCTGTCTTTTCATCCAAACATTTTTCAGATTTTATGTGAACAGGATTAAACATAGAGATAGTTTTTGGTATCTGATAAGTCACGAAATCATTATATGATTCAATTTGATGACGAACCAATTGATCAAGATGCTTACCATCAAAGTAGGAACCAATAACACCCCATGGTTCTTCAATGTAGGCACTATAATTAATAGCGTTTTTAACTGCGATTTGTTTGTCCATGTTGTTAGTTTGCATCTGATGTTACGCTATAATAGATTTCAATTTATCTTTAAATCTATTCATAATATATAAAAGATGCCACGAGACAACAGAAACAATGATATCGATAATTCCGGCAATTTGATTACTTTCTTTTTCATTAATCCTCTTATCGATAATTCAGGGTCTAATGTAAATCTCACTATTAACGATAATAGTATGTCACTTATACCGTTAAATAATAATAGGAGTTCTACTAATAACCTCGATTTTTCAGACTTAGAAGAATGGAGAAAGAAAAGATTAGACTTTATTATCAATTTACTTAGAGAAGGAAGCAAAAATAATGATGATAACGATGATAATACACAAAAAAATGGAAAAAGACATAGAAGTAGCTCTACAAATGATATTAATATGAGTAATCCTAGAAGCAAGAAAAAATATCGTGATACCTCCGATTTGATCTCTTCTTTGGATGTTAATGTAATAAAACCTGTACAACCACCTATTTTTAATAGTCGTTTAAAACTTAATAATTACCTTTCTATTGTTGATAAGTCATGTCCGTACAATAATAATGATGAATCACCAAAAGTTAATCGTGAAGATTCACCAAACGTTGTTGTTAAGGAAAAAGTTACTATTATTGCCGAAATCAATTCATTAGATGATCTAATAAATCTAATTAAAAAATATCCTATTGTTGATAATGTTGAATATAATATCGATATGCAGGCATTACATAATATTAAGCCACATCTATGTGAACTTAAAGAAATGATTGGTATGAATAGTTTAAAAAATCATATTGTTGACCAGATTATTTTTTACTTACAAGGATTTCATAAAATGGGAGCTGGTTGCGACTTTATGCATACTGTCATATACGGTCCTCCTGGTACTGGTAAAACTGAAGTTGCAAAAATTATTGGTAAGATATTTAGTAGACTTGGTGTCCTTCCTAAAAATAAGTTTTCAAAAGTTACACGAGCCGATCTAATTGCTGGTTATCTTGGACAAACTGCTATTAAAACTAGAGATGTTATTAAAGACGCTCTTGGTGGAGTTCTATTTATTGATGAAGCATATGCTTTAGGAAATCCTGAAAAGAGAGATTCTTTTGCAAAAGAATGCATTGATACCTTATGCGAAGGACTTAGTGATCATAAAGACAAACTTATGGTTATTATTGCCGGTTATGAAGAAGAATTAAAAACATGTTTCTTTGCTTATAACGCTGGGTTAGATTCTAGGTTTACATGGAGATTTAAAACTGATGATTATAAACCTGAAGAATTAATGGAAATATTTAGAAAAAAAATACATGATGCAGGTTGGTCTCATGACGATAAAGCTTTAGATAAAGAATGGTTTATTTCTAATAAAGATTACTTTAAATATTATGGAAGAGATATGGAAACTCTTTTTGCAAAGGTTAAAATTGCTCATAGTAGAAGAGTATTTTGTTTACCAGAAGATCAAAAAACTATCGTTTCTATGAAAGACATGCAGAAAGGTTTAGAACTATATTTAAATAATGACGAAGTTAAATCTAGAAAAGAAAACAAAGATATGCTATCTAGAATACATCAACATATGTATTTATAAATAGTTTATTTATCATTTATTTTTTTTGTATCTACTATACTTATGTCTTCTGGTGGAAAAAAAACTATTCAAATTAATCAAGATTTTTTTTCTCTTAGCGGTGGAAAAAGCAGAAAAAAACGCGGAAAAAAAAATTCGTCACGAAAAAAAAGAGAAAAACCTACTGATCATTCTAAGACATCCAAGAAAATGCGTAAAGAGTTCTTCTCTAAGATTAGAGCTTTGCAAGAAAAAAAACGAAAAGAAAATACTTCTATCTCTTCTAAAAAAGAAGAAGATTCTGATAAATCCGGATTTAATAAAGCTTTTGATCAATCACTATCATTTCTATCAAAATATGTTCAAAATAAAGAAGAAAACAAGAAAAAGAAAAAGAAAAAAACATTAAAAAAGAAAGAAAAACAACTTGAAATATCTCTTGAAATGCCTGATAATTTAAATAAACCTATTAATGATGAAAATACTAATAGCAATGATTCCAAATCTGTATCATCACCACTGCAAGTTATTACTGATACACCTAATTTAAAAGTATCCATTGCAAAAAGACCTCCTTATAGCAGTATGAAGGGAGGAACTCGTCCTACTTATAGAGAATATATTAGACAACAAACTCTTAAAAAAGATAGAAATAAACACCATAAATCTCATATTACTATAGAAAATAAACCTGATATTATTGATAATGAAAGAAGTAAAAAACTAGAGCAAATAAAAGCTAGATTTAAGTCTAATAAAGATCCTGAAAAAAAGAAAGGTGGGAAACGTATGATGAAAATTAAAAAATGTACACGCACTATTAAAAGAAAGCTTGGTAAAATCGACGGTACCAGAAAAGTGGCTGTTCTTATTAAAAGTAGAGAGTCTAGAAAAGGGGTACAAACTGAAAAAGTTAAACTTGGACAAGTTAGCATTATTGATATTAAAAAGTATTTGAAAGATAAAAATCTCATTAAAGCTGGTAGTAAGTCACCCAATGATGTTTTGCGTAAAATGTATGAACAAGCTATTCTTGCTGGTGATATAACAAATAAAAGCGATGGTATATTACTTCATAATTACATTTCAGAACAATAATTGATATTTTATAAGAATGTATAAAAATATCAATCCTTCATTTAATTTAATAGATATCAGTTACTAATGTAGCAATAGACTCTGCTGGAATACTATTGTACTTTGAAAATAATACTGTATTTGCAACAGCTCCGTCTCCTGCACCATCAGGATATTCTACATTAGCCGTGGCTGTAGTACCAGAATTAAAACTACTTGAGGTTGTAGCTTTTTGAAACCCTGATTCATATGCATTCTTGCGGTAACTATAACTCATCACACCTGTGGAGGGGACTTTCCAGAAATCTTCATATGCAGAACCACACATAAAAGTTATCTTCCTACCATTAGGGAATGCAGAAGGGTCTATATATGCTATTTCTTCTGAATGATAGCCACTTGTACTAAAATTATAAATTGACGTGGGCGATCCACTATATTCGTAAACTTTCGTCCATGTACCAGTGTTACCTTCATATAATGTATATGATCCTATTTTCCCGGAACTACCAATAACTACGACCTTCCCACTTGGACTTAATTTTATTTGATTTCCGACCGCATCATTAGTGGCCGTACCTATTATATCTCCGCCTATTTTTTCATAAACTTTATTGACTTCATCCCATTCAAATACCGATACAATGCCTGCATTTGTAGCTCCTCCTGAAATATCATAATATGGATTTGAAAGTGCTACCCTATTACCATCAGCTGATAAACTGCAAAATGCATATCCAGGCTCTCTGTGTTTATTTGATCCACTAGTTTTAAAAGCTCTATATTCATACAAAGGCGGACTTCTTGATGTGTTGTAATACAGAACTTCTGCAAACGAGTTTTGGCTTATCTTAACAGGATTATTAACATCTCCTGCACAAGCAGCAATTATACTTCCATCATAATTTGAAGAGACGGAAGCGCCAAAGTTTGCTGATACATCAAAACCTGCTATTTCATTTGGTGTTAAATATGCTTTTGGTAATGCAGTAGTGAGAAACCCGCCATTCGCAAGCTGTCTGGCTTGATGATGAAATGCACGATTACCAAATCTTAATCCGCTTGATGGATTTACTCCTCTATCTTGTACAACATAAATTGCTCCTCTATTACTAGAGCCTGAAGAGGAGCCTGCTATTTTATCAGCCAGTGGAAGACCAACGACTAATACTTTTCCATCTCCTGAATATTCCAACGCTTGTCCCATACCAGCACCTCCAAGATAGGCAATTTGACTGTTCGAGCCGGTCATCCAACTACCTTCAGCTGCCTGGTAAGTGCTTCCACCACTACTTGGATATTGTCCTGAGGTATTTTTTGTTTCATTTAAAAACCATGGTCGTACAAAACTTGCTACCTCTGTATAATTATCGATATTAGATCCACTAACATCATAAATATCAACCCAACCACTACCGTTACCAGATGTCCATTTTCCACATTTTTCCGGACCAGATATTGCATAATGCTTTGCTAATGCATCTATTGTCATTTCATAACCATACTGCCCGTCACCTGCAACGCCCCCTATATTAGGACATGACATATCATTTCCTACTTGTCTTTCTTTAATTGTTAAATCAAGTTTTGGATATGGTAATTGTAAAACTTCCACACTTCCTTTTCCATCAGAAGGAGCACCAACAACAACAATATTTCCATTTTTTCCTACAGCTAGTCCTGCACCTTTTTTATCTATACCTGATGGTGTTTCTGTGATAATTTCATTTGTATTCTCCCTTGTCCAAGAGGATTTTCTAAAGAAATCAGCCTGCTGGGCTGTACTATTTGATAAGAACACGGCACGATCAACACTATTAGTCCCATCTAAATATTTGGTGTTAACTTCTCTTATTATAGAGAAAGTATCTGCATTACCACTAAATGTGTTTTCGAACTGGTATTTACTTGTTGATGGATTCCATCTCATATATATTATATTACTACTGGCACCCCCACTCCCGCTTGGCCTTTGTGGTGCAACAATAGCCATAAACTCTCCTGTATCTGATAAACTTACTTGCGATCCAAATAGTTCTCCACTTAAACCTCCTCCTGATAATAACGGTGAAATGGTAGAATATACATTTGAAACATCTTGAACTTTATTACCTAATTGATCAAAAACTTGGTATCTTATATCTCCAAACTGAGATAAGTCTGAATATGAAGGTGCACCTGAAACAACCACAAAACTATTATCAGTCATTTTAGCGACATCTACGCTATATCCATAATTTTTGTTTGTGCCATCACCAACAAAAGCGTCTAATGTATAAACACCACTTTGCTCACCACTAATACCTGCAACAGCTGTTATAACATTGTCTACTAAAACATTACCTCCAGTAGAACCTCCAATTTGATAAACATACGTATGACCAATGCCACCACTTGCATCTGGTGCACCAACAACCATCATTGCGCTTGTTCCAATAGAACCAGCTATGGCAACACTATTACCGTAAGCATCTCCCTCAACCTCTCCAAATAACTCTGTATAGTTACTAGTAAATGGGGGTTTTTGTTTAGTTTTGATTGAGAATAATGTTGCTGAACTAGCGAAATCGTTACCAAACAACTCTACATACCCTCCTTTTGTTGATGTAGTACCAGCAGCACTTGATTTTCCAAAAGATGGTCTTGTAGCATTCTTTTCACCTACTGCTACTAGTGGAGTAAATCCAGTACTATAATCACTAATAGAAATAATATTGTTACCAGATGCTTCAGAAATAGGAAATCTGTCTTTTACTAGTTGAGATTCAAGTAGATTGATATATGTTTTATTATCAGTTGTTGTAGTTGTTTTATAAAATCTTATTTTATCTGCTGTCTCTCTCGAAGCAACAGCAACATAATCACCCTCGCCCTTGTCAATTGAAACAAATGTTCCAAAACCGCCACTAGAATCAGCTATACTGTCGCCACTAAGAACATTACTTGAACTACCTGAAGAATCATAAGGCTTCCATGGTGTACTTGTGTAAATATCATATATATCTTTTACCTTTCCAATAACCTTAACATCACCAAGTTCAAAGTTCAATGGCATATTTGTTTTTTGGTAATCATTATATAATTGACTTAACATTTTGACAGTATCATCAGCAGGTCTCGTAATAATTTTTGACGCATTAAATAGTTCACTATATTTACCAGCATCATTTACAGTAGTAGTCCAATTCAGCCATTTATCAGAATCGGGACTCATTTCTACAGCGTATACAAAAGCTTCGCCTTGTTTGGATGGCTTGTATATATTATAACTAGTTTGATAACTAGGATCTTCTTCTCGAATAGAATAATTATCTTTTTTATCAACCAAGATGTATCTTATATTATTACGAACATCATATGACGCAGTTGTATTAAAATGTTGTCCTGGATGATAGGCGTTTGCGTTTCTATTAATGTATCGAGGATTATAATTCATGCTGTCCATTCCTGCATTTGGTCGTAATTCTGAAGCTGGATATGTTTCATTAAAAATACTTTGGTCATTTTCGATTGTTGTACCAGCTGCATTAGGAAGAGTGCCATTTGAAACAAGACCTTTTAAAAATACTTTATTAATATCTTTCAGATCGATTCCTCCTATTGTAGTAAACACACCTGGTCCTGAGCTGGTCTTATTAAAAGATGCATCTGCATGATCATTTTCAATCTTTTCTTGAAGTTGATTATAATGTGCCATATAAGTTGTTTCAAGTGCTCCAGGCAATGTGTTATGCTCTTGTGCACTAACATCTGTTCCTATATGCATTGGTGGTGAGTGTTTAGTTAAGAAAGTTCCTGTTTTATAAAGTAATACTTCAGTTGAACTACTAGGGTCAAGTATTGTATTAAAATGATTTTTTTGATCTAAAGTTGTATATACTATATTATTTGCTGATTCATATTGAGTACCAACTCCACGTGGATCAAAAAACATATAATCTGGAAATCCACTAGTATTAAGATAGTTTTCATTATTATCGGGTATACTTGTTTTATAACTTCTCAAAAGCGCTGCGATTTGACCATATAATGCTTTAGCTGAAGTGTATCCGTTCCAAGTTGATGTTATCTGACTGTAAACAGGATGACTTGGATCAGATAAACTTTGTAGCACGGCTTCGGTGGCTGCGAGCGGACCGCTCCGCGTCTTTGTTTTATTTTGAGCACTTCCACGAGTAATCTCTATTATATCAACATCATCCCAGCTTTCAACACCTTCAGGTAAACCATATGTTCCTGAAAGATCAAATGCAATATCTTTTAAGTTTACAAACTTAGCAGCATAAGAGTAACCAGCAGTATCATACCAAAATTTAATTGTCTCTGGCTTCTCCTTATCAGGATCAAAAGCTCCTCCTGCTCCTCCTATAAATTGACTTCTCATTTTACCTACACCACCTAATGCATTAAAATAATAAACTGCTCTACGTTGTTCTTCAGTTGAACCTGCCTGACTTCTAATATGCGTTAATAATGGACCAGTTCTTGAGTTTCTAGTAGCAGGTAATCCTTGCCATTTGTTATTAGCTTGACCACCACTATGATAATTTTGACCATGACTTGTACCGGCACTGCCGGCTCCCATAAGTGTAATCTTCGTCATTATACTATTATTAATTATTTTTTTCTATAACATAATACTAAAGTATCGCTTTTTATTAACATTTCTCTCTATAAATTATTTTTAAAGGTTCTGAAAGGTATCTCAAAGTTCTATAACAACTAGTTTATCTTTAAAGTGAATATCCTCTTTGAGAAGATTAAAAAATAAATGTAGAGAGAAACTAATCTATAAATGCTGTTTTTCAAGCTAAAATTAAATCAGTGCGAAAACCTTATTTATTTATTTATTATTCTAAGAGAGATAATGTTTATTAAACCAATATAGAAACGAAACCATATATCATAATAACATACCATGCCTGTTGTGCAAGATTATATTAAATATACTAATAAATGGAAAAAAGAATATGGAGAAAAAACACTTGTATTAATGCAAGTTGGTTCTTTTTTTGAAGTTTATGGGTTGAGAGAAAATGATGGAACGATAACTGGTAGTAACATATCAGAGTTTTCTCAATTATGTGATATGCTTATTGCTAAGAAATCACAAAAAGTTGATGGAAAGCAAGTTCTTATGGCTGGTTTTGGAGTATCTCAAATTGACAAATATATTAAAAAACTACAAGAATCAGGATATACTATTGCTATTTACACACAAGATATCCAAGCAAAAAATACAACCAGAAGTCTAGAAGAAATTATTTCACCTGGAACATATTTTTCTAGTGATACACGTGAACTTTCTAACAATGTAATGTGTGTATGGTTGTATCGTTCCAAAGCTTCAAAGTATTCTCCATCACTTATGAATATTGGTATTGCAAATATCGATAATATTACTGGTAAAAGCACAATCACACAATTTAAGAGAGAATATTATAAAGATTCTTGCACTTACGATGATCTTGAAAGACAAATATCTATATTTTCACCATATGAGTGTATTATTGTTGCTAAAAATATTGAAATAGATCATGTTAATGATATTTCTGGATATGTAGGTTTGTCTAATATCAAAACACACATTGTTGACCTTGAATCCAAAACTGATATGGCAAAGCATGCATTAAATGCTGAAAAACAAATATATCAAAATGAGATTATGCAGAGATTTTTTAAAGATATTTCCCCTGAATTATTTACAGAAGTTATTAGAACACATGATTTTGCTATTCAGGCTTTTACTATGCTTATCGACTTTATATATCAACACAATCCAAATATGGTTAGTAAGATATCTTTTCCTTTTCTTGAAAATTATACAGAGAGATTGCTCTTAGCTAATCATTCTCTTAGACAACTAAATATTATTGATGATAATCGTTACAATGGTAAACTTAGCTCTGTTGCAAATCTATTAAATAATTGTGTCACTAACATGGGTAAGAGAAGCTTTATGTATAATATAACATCTCCTACAACCAACGTAGATGATTTGAATAAATCTTATAGTATTACTAATCATCTTATTGAGTTTGATAATTGGAAACCCATTAGAGAAAAGTTATATGGAGTAAGTGATTTAGATAAGTTCTCTAGAAAGTTAGTGTATAGAAAATTGTCTCCAAAAGATTTGGTTAGGCTATATGAAGATTTAACTGCTATTGAAAATACTCACGAACATATTCTATATGATGCTTACCTCAGTGATATCATAGAAATGGACAAATTGAATTGTATTTTAAAGATAAGAGAGATTAAACAAAGAATTGAAGAAAACTTTGATTTGGAAAAATGTGAAAAAATAGATGATATAAGTAATGAAAAACTAGGTATGTTAACACCAACGCAAGCATGTTTTGTAAAACAAGGTATTAATGCAGATATCGATGATACACTTAGTACAAGCGAAATGTCAAGTAAAAGATTAGAAGCTCTTAGAAAGTATTTTTCAGATATGGTAGGTGGAGTAGAAAAGTCTAAACGAACCACCACTTTTATTAAGATTCATGAAACACCTAAGGCAGACCCTGTATTAATGGGAACTAGTCGTAGAGTAAAAATATTGAAAACACTGCTTCAAGATAAAAAAGAAAAAACTGTTACTATTCATGATGATAAGGGTAGATACCCGCCATTAGATTTTAATTTATCTGATCTACACTTTACAACACTAGGAAGTAACAAAAAAGATTTGATTATTACATCTCCAGTTATTAATAAAGTAGCACATAATATTCAAAAATCACGCGATGAATTAATAAATAAACTATCCAGATTTTTTAATGAGTTTATTGCCAAACTTTTAGAAATCCAAAGTGATATTGATGCAATATCTAAGTTTACTTCTTGGGCTGATAATTATCAAAATAAGTGTTACATTGCTACTAAGTATAATTACTGTCGTCCAGTTATCTATGAACGTTCAAAACCATTTTTTAATGTAGAAGGACTAAGACATCCACTTATTGAACAGTTGCAAACAAAAGAACTTTATGTAACAAATGATCTTAGTCTTGGAGAAGATAAAGATGGACTTTTGTTATATGGTACAAATGCAGTAGGTAAAACTAGTTTTATTAGAGCAGTTGGCATTAGTATTGTTATGGCTCAAGCTGGTCTATATGTTCCTTGTAGCAGCTTCTTTTACAAACCATATGATAAAATATTTACAAGGATTCTTGGTAACGATAATCTGTTTAAAGGTCTTTCTACATTTGCGGTAGAAATGTCTGAACTAAGAACAATTCTTACACTAGCGGATGAGAATAGTATTGTTATTGGAGATGAACTTTGTTCTGGAACCGAAAGTGATTCTGCTAGAAGTATTTTCACTGCTGGAGTAGAGTGGTTACATAATAGCAATTCTACATTTATGTTCGCAACACATTTTCACGAAATTAATGATTACGAGGAAATGTCTGCACTTGAGCGTGTTAAAATGATGCATATGGCAGTCACATATGATAAAAAGCGAGATATCCTTATTTATGATCGTAAACTTCGGGATGGACCAGGTGACAATATGTATGGTTTAGAAGTATGTAAAGCATTAAATCTACCTGATGACTTTTTATCACGTGCTCATGCAATTAGAATGAAATATGATCCAAAAACAACTAATATATTAGCTCAAAAAAAGACAAGATACAATGCGAAAAAGATAAAAGGTACATGTGAAATATGTGGTTCAGCAGGAGAAGAAGTTCATCATTTAAGACATCAAGCATCTGCTGATGTTAACCAATTTATTGAAAGTCATCATAAAAACCATCCTGCTAATTTAGTAAACCTATGTGAAAAGTGTCATGATAAAATACATGATGAAGGTTGTGAACATAAAATAGTTAAAACTTCAAAAGGATATGAAATTGCAAAGATTTAATTAATATTACAAATATGTATATTATATATATTATGGCAGATGTTAAGAGCTTTTTAAAAACTTATTGGCCAAGTATTTTGACTGTAGTAGTAACATTTTTAACATTACTAACTGCTTTTAGAATTATGGGAGTTAACTTCAATCCAGTTGTTGAAAAACATATTGAAAAAGTTGTAACAGTTGAAGCTTTTGAATCAACACCTAGTTTGCATGCTGTACATAAGGCATCTAGCGGAGACCTACTTAAGCAACATAATATTTGCAAAGGAATGCATTTAGACACAGCGCATGTTAGTAGTATGTGTGTAGCTTTAGATGGAACAAAACCAGTAGGAGGAAGTGCAAAAGGACCTACTTATTTAACTGAAAAAGGAAAAAAGATAGATTATGATTATTATACACATAAAGGTACTTGCTACGGCAACTGTCCAAAATAAAAGTAATTATTTCTTGAAAAATTGATTTGAAGATATAATTATAAATATATATTATACAATCATGATTATCCCAGTTAAGTGTTTTACATGTGGAAAAGTTATAGGTAATAAATATCGTTACTATTGTAGAGAAGTGCGTAAGAGAAAAGGCGAACAAGATATGAAAGTTGACCAAGTTGTTTATTTAACTGAACAAAATGCAGAAAAGACCCCTGAAGGAGAAGTGCTTGACTTACTTCAACTTAATAAGCCGTGTTGCAGGCGTCATATGCTTACACATGTTGATATCGAATAATTTCTAAGATATGTATATAATGAGTTGCCAAAGTACATCATTTGCAAAAGCTGCCGGCCCAGTTGGTCAGCCACTTGTAGCTGGTTCTCCAAATCAATGGAATCTAGCTGGAGGTAATTATTATTCAAAACAGAATGAGTTTTTTTTACCTGATCCTCAACCAACAAATCAGGTAGGTGGAAAAAAATATAAGCGTCGTCCAAGAAAACACAAAACACGAAAACATAAAAAATCAAAACGTCGTAATATTAAGCACAAAAAAAAGACACACAAACGTAAACATAAAAAACAACATAAGAAAAAATACTCTCGTAAACACAAAAAGACACACAGACGTAAACATAAAAAACATACAAAACGCCGTAAAATGCGTGGAGGTGGCAGAATGCCTTTACTTATGCCTCAAAGTTTAGTAAATCTTGGACGAGGTATTGAAGGAGGAATAGGCAACCTTATTGATGGATGGCAAGGTAGATCTCTAGCTAATAGTTCATTCCCTACACAAGATCAGTTTCGCGGCCAAAATGTAAAAATTATACCCGCCAAACCTGTTGATGTTAGAGCTATCTATAATGCAGCTGGTCAGGCAGCAGGTAGTATCTAAAAAGTTTTCTAGATATATTTTATAATGAAGATCGTAGAACGTATTCGAAAACTATGCTCACCAGCATACGTTTATTTAGTCATTTCAGTTATTGCTATTATTTCCTTGATGTTCCAAAATGCTGGTTCATCTAACAAATACGTTTGTGGTATGTATGAATGTCCTACAGACAATCTTCCTGCAATTTTCTTTGCAAAAATGGTATATGTTGCATTTTGGACATTTGTTCTTGATTCTATTTGCAAAGCTGGTCATAAACGTATTGCATGGTTCATTCTTCTTCTCCCTTTGATTATGTTTTTTGCTATTATTGGGCTTGCCATGATTATGGCCGCTGGTAAAAGTGCAAAAAACGCATTTGAAAAGCTATAATTTATTTATTAGATATGATTTACACCATAGTTCATCATATCTAGTTAGTTTAATCAACATAAAAATATATCCTGAGGGTATAATATAAGATGGGCGACCAATTACCACAAATAATTATAGATAAACTTTTTGAAGATAATCCAAATCTTTTAGTTAATCACCATCTTCTTTCATATAACGAGTTTTTCAATGACGGTATTAAGAGAATATTCAGAGAGAAAAATCCTATTAAAATTATGAAAGAGCAAGATGAAAAAACTGGAGAGTTCAATTTAAAATGCAATTTGTTTCTTGCAGGGAAAAATGGAGATAAACTTTATTATGGAAAACCTATTATTTTTGATGATAACCGTGAACATTTAATGTATCCAAATGAAGCTAGACTAAGAAATATGACATATGGTATTACTATTCATTATGATGTTGATGTTGAGTTTTTTATTAAAACTCCTGAAGATGCTGTTCATCCTACAGAACCTACATACACTACTACTCTATCTAAGATTTTTCTAGGAAGGTTCCCTATTATGTTGTTTTCTGATCTATGTATCTTAAAAAATCTTACTCCTGATGTCAGATTCGAACTTGGTGAATGCAGAAATGATTATGGTGGTTATTTTATTATTGATGGAAAAGAAAAAGTTATTATATCACAAGAAAAGTTTGCTGATAATATGCTTTATATAAAAGATAAAGGTAATGACCTATATAGTCACTCTGCTGAAATTAGATCCGTTTCTGAAGATGCATCAAAACCTATTAGAACACTTTCTGTTAGAATGGTTGCTGCTACTCCTTCATGCAAAAACGGACAAATTGTTGTAAATATTCCCAATGTTAGAAAACCTGTACCGCTTTTCATTGTTATGCGAGCTCTTGGTGTTATTTCTGATAAAAGTATTATTGAACATTGCTTACTTGATATGGACAAATACAGCTCATATGTTGATTTGTTTATTCCATCAATACATGATACTGGAACTATCTTTTCACAGGAAATTGCTCTTAAATATATTGCTAGTTTTACAAAAGGTAAAACTATACCTCATGCATTAGAAATACTTTCTGATTACTTTTTAACACATGTTGGAGAAATGAACTTTATTGATAAAGCTTACTTTTTAGGACATATGGTAAGAGAATTGTTAAGAGTTTACACTAAAGATAAAAAACCTACTGACAGAGATAGTTTTAAGTTTAAAAGAGTAGAGCTACCCGGATCTTTGCTATATGATCTTTTTATTGAGTATTACAGATTACAACAAAAAAATATTTACCAGAATATTGATAAAGAATATACCTTTAAACGTGGTATTTATTCCAATAACTTTACTGGTTTAATCGAAAATAATTACAGAGAGTTCTTTGGAGAGAGAATTGTTGAAACTGGATTCAGAAAAGCTTTCAAAGGTAACTGGGGCTCTGAAGAACATACTAAGAGACTTGGTGTTGTTCAAGGACTGAATCGTTTGAGTTATAATTCTGCTATTTCTCATCTAAGAAAAATTAATTTACCATTAGATTCAAGTGCAAAAGTTATTGGCCCACGTCTTCTTCATTCATCTCAATGGGGTATTATAGATCCTGTCGATACTCCTGATGGCGGAAATGTTGGCCTACATAAACATATGGCTATATCTGCTGCTATTACCACGAATTGCTCTAGTAAGCCTATGATAAATTGGCTAAGAAGCAAAGGTATGCGATTACTGCAAGAAAGTGATCCGTTATACAATGGAACTATGATCAAAATTATTGTTAATGGTAACTGGATCGGTGTTATTTCTAATCCAGCAGAAATTATTAGTCAATTCAAAATGCATCGTCGCGTTGGAATGATTCCTATTTTCACTTCTATTCAATGGGATATCGCCAATAGCACTATTAATATTTATACAGATGCCGGTAGATTGTGCAGACCTATATTTTATATTGAAAATGGTAAACCTAGTTTTGCTAATGAAGCTATTCAAGAAAAAATTAGTACTGGAAGTTTCACATGGAATCAATTAATTTCTGGATTTTCTCCTAAGAAAGAATCTGCTAATTATGATGTTAATAATTGTACTATTTATAATGATGTCTCTCAATTATACGATGTATCAGATATTAGTAAGCTTCAAGGATTAGAAGGTATTATTGATTATATTGATACAGCTGAAACAGAAGGTTCACTTATTGCTTTCAATAGTGATGAACTTAATAAAAAACCTTATACACATATGGAAATTCACCCATCTCTTATATTCGGAGTTATGGGAAATCAAGTTGTTTTTCCGGAAAATAACCAGCTACCTCGTGATCTTTTCGCTTGTGGTCAAATGAGACAAGCTGTTTCACTCTATCATTCTAATTATCAAAATAGAATTGATAAAATGGGAGTAATATTGAATTATGGAGAAACTCCTTTAATTAAAAGTAGATATCTAGATAAAATATGCAAAGAACAACATCCATATGGTCTTAATGTTATTGTTGCTATTATGTGTTATGGTGGTTATAACGTAGAAGACAGTATTTTATTTAATGAAGGTTCTGTAAATAGGGGTATGTTTAGAACCACTTATTACAATATGTACGAATCTAGAGAAGAAAGCTCTAAGGTTGGTAATGGGACTGTTGATTCTCAATTTGCAAATATTGAACAAAATAATGTTATTGGCTTAAAACCTGGATTTGATTATTCTCATCTTGATAAGAATGGTCTTGCAAAAGAAAATACTCTACTTGATGATAAAAAAATTATTATTGGTAAAATTAATTCTGATCCTACTAGACCTGACTATTTTGATGATGCATCTGTTGCTCCTAAAAAAGGACAGCTTGGATTTGTTGATAAGGCTTTTATTACTGAAGGTGAAGAAGGGTTCAGAATTGCAAAAGTTAGATGTAGACATGAACGTATTCCTAATATCGGTGATAAATTTTGCTCTAGATGTGGACAAAAAGGTACTATAGGTTTATTAATTCCTGAAGCCGATATGCCATTTACAAAAGATGGTATTCGACCAGATATAATAATCAACCCTCATGCTATCCCTAGTCGTATGACTATCGGTCAGCTTGTAGAAGCACTTATGGGTAAAGCATGTGCTATGTATGGAGGTTTTGGTGATTGTACTGCATTTATGAATAAAGGTCAAAAAGCTACTACTTTTGGTGAACTTCTAACTAATGTTGGGTTTCATTCATCTGGCAATGAACAACTTTACAATGGACAATCAGGTGAGCAATTGCAGGCACAGATTTATATTGGTCCAACGTATTATATGAGACTTAAACACATGGTTAAAGATAAAATCAATCATCGTGCAAGAGGTCCTAGAACTTTGCTAACACGACAAACTGTTCAGGGTAGAGCTAATGATGGTGGGTTACGTGTCGGAGAGATGGAACGCGATGGTATCACTGGTCATGGTGCTGCTCACTTCTTAAACGAATCTATGATGGTTAGAGGGGATGAATATTTTATGGCTGTTTGCAATAAAACTGGTATGACTGCTATCTACAATGAAAGCAAAAATCTATTTTTGAGTCCTCAAGCAGATGGACCTATTAGATTTGTTGGTACATTAGAAAATGGTATGAATATTGATAATGTTACAAAATATGGTAGATCATTCAGTGTTATTCGCGTACCTTATGCATTTAAGTTATTAATGCAAGAACTTCAAACTATGAATGTTCAGATGAGAATCATTACAGAAGATAATATTGATCAGCTAAATCATCTTGCTTTCTCAGATAATATTGTTAGACTTGCAGGCAAAGGAGCAACTCCACAAAGTGTTCTTACAGAGGCAAGAGCTGCTGCTTCTAGACTTTCACAGCCTTTTATTCAAAAGGGTACTCCTCAAAAAAATCCTTATGATAGCCCTTCACCAACAAGTCCTGTATATGATCCTAATAAACCAGATTATCTTCAAGAACAACCACTATATGCAACATATCAAACAAATGAAGGCGAATGGTCTCCTGGACCAACTATGCCAATGCCTTATGCTCCTGATCCAAATAAACCTTTAACTCCTTCACCGCCTCCTGCAAAACTTTCACCTGAACAAATGGCTTGGGAGTTTGATAGATATGGATATGAAGAAGGCGATGTTTGGAAATCAATAATTATCGATGATAATGGAAAACCATCTCAAACATGGTGGGTTGATGATAATAATTATAGAGATCCATATGAGTTTCCAAAAGATTGGGTCTCTAGCGATTTAGTCAGAAATAACGGTGAACCTATAGCTGTATGGGAAGTTGTTATGGGATTAAGAGCCGATAAACAACCTGGTAATTGGAAAAGAGTTATTTCCAGATTAAGAGATGCAGCTATACCTGCTGTTGAGAGCCCAAAATATAATCCTATTAGTCCTTCACCCACGGAAAATTATGTTCCAATTAGTCCAGATTATCCACCAGACAAACCTCCTCTGTCTCCATTACCTGAAGTAAGTCCAGAATATGTTTCTACACCTAGCCCACCAATTGTTCCTGTTCCATTTGACCCAGATAGCCCTGTTTACAGACCTGGAGACTACAATGGTGGTGGTGCAAGCAATGTTAAACCTCCTGCAATTAATATAAATATAAATGTTCCAAAAATTGGAGGTGATGAAGAAAAGCCATCAAAAAGTGAAGTTGAAGATATAACTGACACAATTAAAGATGTAAAGCAGAAAAGTAGTGAACCTATAATTACAGTATTAAAGCCACCTGATGGTAAACCGTCTGATAACGTACTTGCTCCTGATCAAGAAAGTATTTCTAATGATTCCGATCGTGATAGTGATAAAAGTGGTGGACAAAAGAAGACTGTATCATTCAACGTTTAATATAATATAAAATTGAAGTTAGTTTAAAAATACTATATTATATTATATAACTAATATGGCACAAAGCGGATTTTCAGTTCAAATTGCAGAAAGTAGAAAAAATATTCTAGAGATTCTTGAAGAAAGAGGTTTTGATATCTCTAACTACAAAGGCTCTAGTATTAGTGAAGTTCATACAATGTTGCAAAACAATCAACTTGATATGCTAGTAAAAACAGAAAATGAAAGTAAAAGTGCTTACGTAAAATATCATTTAGGCAAAACACTAAGAGCGACAAACATTTATGAATATGTTGAAGATTTGTTTAACATTGATAATATTCTAGATAAAAAAGATGATCTTGTTATTATTGCACGTGATAACGCCAATGATTCAATGCAAAAGCTTCTCAGACAAATATGGATTGATGATAAGATATTTATAACTGTCATTGGTCTTAAGAGTCTACAGTTCAATATTATGAAACATACACTTGTACCTCCACATCGTGTCATGAGTGATGAAGAAAAGAGACTTATTTATACAAAGTATAATATTAGTCATGATGGACAGATACCAGATATATCCAGATTTAGTCCACCTGCTTTAGCTATAGGTATTCGCCCTGGTGAACTTTGCGAAGTATTGCGACCCAGTAAAACCGCTATAACAGCACCATTTTATAGAATATGTTCTCAGTAATATATAAGTATGCCCTCAAAAACACCTGATCAATATAAGCAATCATTAAATGAATTAGATTCCAGATATAATGTTATCTTGAATGAAGTAACTAATGCTTATCCATATGCAAAAACTTATCCAAATCAAAACAAATATACTTCAGCTTATCAAAAAGATGAAAGTAATTTAACAAAATTACAATCAGATTTATTTTTGTTATTAGATAATCTACAAGGTGATATTTCTTCTGTTAGTAATACTATTTCCAGATATGTAAAACAAATTGGTATTATTGAAGAGCAAAACAAAGATCTTATGCTTGAATTACAATCTATTACTGATCTAGGCGATGGCGCTATTCAAGCATATCAAGATTCTAATTTTATTTATAATTATTCTTTTTATGAAAATATAGTATTCTTTTTTATGATTTCTGGTTTAGGTTTTACTTTTTATAAAACTATGACTAAGGGAAATCTACCAAATTAAAATCAATACATTTTCTATCATTATTGTATAGAAAATGACTTTTATTAGTTTTCTCAACGATTTAGGTATTATCCCAAATAAAGGCACATCATATGAAAAAAATGCTTCATTGAACCAGGGACAAGAGTTTATGGATTTCAATAGAATGCACCGTAGAAAGGAAAGAAAAAATGCAGATGCTTTACAAAAGACCTCCATGAATGGTATTAGTTCTATTGTTGAAAATATGCAAATTATGGAACCAAATACCTATCAAGAAAAAAAGAATAATGTAACTGAAATTGAGAAGGAGTTTAACAAAACATTGGCTGAATATGATGTTGTATACAGACAATTTGCCGAACAAGTTTTAAAAATAAATGCAACTGATAAGGAAATAAAACAATATTTTGATCAAGTTATTACTAGCGGTGATGGTAATTATAGTTATGTAAATGATTATGGTTTTACTCAAAAATATTCTAATGATGCTTGGTCTAGTAATGCTGAAACCTGTCCTTCTGATCCTATGACTGTTAATAATAGTACACTCTCTAAGTTTCAGAAAGGTGTTGATATGGGAGTAGGTCAACCATGTAATGTTGTTGGTAAAAATATTCAAAATGAAGATACTCTAGAATATGCATGGGTAGATATTAAAGGAAAAAAACACATTTATTCTGATAATCTATGGAAAAAGAAAAATGAAAGTTGTAATATTCCTTCTATTTCTCTCTCAAAACAAGAATATGACGCTATCCCTTCAGGTGGAAACATGAAAGATACTGATATTTGTGAACAATTAAAGGTTGATCCTAGAATAATAAGAAAAATGGACAAGTTAAATAACAAAATGGAAAAATTAGCAAATGAAATGATTATTCAAATCGATAATTTAGTTATTGAAGACATTGAATTAAATAATGCTATGAGTGAACAACGTGCAAAACTTAATAATTATATTACTAAAATTACAAAAGATAGAAAGCAACTTAATTTTTATAATCAAGATTATATCACTGTTATGGCAGAAGAAGAAGATAGCCAACTACTCCAGAAATCAACTGGTATGCAATTTTTTGCATGGATGTTCTTAGTCATTACTATATTTGCTTTATTGTTACATACATTTTTATATCAAAAGTCCAATACTATTGATAATGTAGTCGTTGTTATAGGGCTTATTTTCATTTTTGTTGTTTGTAGAGCCATTTATAATAAATACTATTACAGATTTTAAAACTAATTTATGATACTATTATATATAAATGGCTTTACAAACAAGAGAATATCCAACTATCTTAAAATTAAAGCAACTAGAAAAAGAAATGGCAACTGCTATTAATGAATACAAATATTTAAACAATACACTTACCTCAGAACTTAATATGTTTGCTTCTAATCAGGATATGGATTCTAGTGATGGAAAAAACACTATTAAATATTTTAGAGAACAGATGCAAGAACAAATCAGTATCTTAAGAGGTTTAGTTGAGCAAGCTAGACCCCTTCTTGCAACTATAATTCAAAAAGGTGAAATGAATCAAGATATAGTTACATTTAAACAAAAAGATCTCAATGATTTAAATGCTAATCTTCAAACAGAATCAGACAAATTAATTGCTCTTGAGTTTGAACTCTCTACAGTTGAACAAGAAAACGATATCGCTGTTAAACAACAAGGATCAGCTTTTATTCAAGGCATTTTTATGGCATTAATTGCAATTATCGTTATTGCATTAACTGTTAATGCTATTGTAAATCCTAAAAGCAACTCCATTGAAACTGCTGCTTTAGTTATAGCAATTGCATTAGCACTATATTTCTTATACAAGAAATACGTATAATCTATACTTTTTTATCACACAATATAGTAGATATAAAAGTATGTCAATGAATAGTTTAAGTCAAGGTAAAATGGTGCTTTCTAATAAAGCATCCAAAAATAGAATGCATAACTCTAATATGGATAGCTCTGTTATTCCTGGTGTAGAAAATCACAATAATATAACTGCTGGAAATATTGAAGGATTTACTGGTAATATGGGAGAAACTAAAGCCAATCTTGCTAATGCCGAAGAAGCTGCTTTTCTTGCAAGAAATCAACAAGCATTAGATAAAGCATTAAGCGATTATAGTCGAGCTAGGGAAGTCCTTATGAGAGAAACTGTTGGATTTGTAAATAGTGAGAGAAAAGCTGCTGATGGCAATGAATCCGAACAAAGATTGGGAGGTGGTGCTGGTGTTCAACACCAACTTAAAGCTGTTAAATATGCAGATGGCAAAATGGCTATTATTACAGATAAGGGTATTATTAAACCTATGAGCAATGAAACATGGAATACTATGAAGGGAAAATATGGTTGCCCTTCTAATTTTGAAGATAGTACCGAATCACTTGGTTCAGTTCAAGAAGGAGATCTTTTTGGAGAAAATAATCAGTTTGTTGGAAGTAATTTTGTTGATCAAGGATGTCATGCTTCTACTGGTATTAATGCTAGAGTTATGAGTGCTAGTGATCCTAGAAAAGCTTCTTCTAGTTACCAAGGTTCTATTCTTATGAATCAAGGTAATGGAAGTAAATTTGAATATCAAAATGATTTAGACCAAACATGGGACCAGGCTACTGCTAATAATGATAATAAACTTGATTTATGTGCTTCTAGAGCCGTCGATTTAGGAAGAACCGGATACGGTGTATATCGTGATGGTTACGATGGATCGGTTAAATGTGCTATTGCACCCAATGGTAATTGGGACGGTATATGGGAAAATACTCTAAGTGGTATTACACCTAAAATAAATACTGTGATTGGTACTCTTGACTCTAATAGATGGAATAGCGTTTCAATGATGTATGATGGAAGAGTTACAAAAAGTGATATTCCAGCTGGCCAACAAATTAATCAACAAGGTGTTGATTTCGATAATTATGTCGCTTTAACTGATGAAACTGTTAATAATGAAACAGATCCTACTGTTGGATCACGCATACATTTAAAAAATGCAACTTACGGCCAAAACTGTAATGGACAAGAAAATGTTCCTGCTACAAATGAAGCATGGCGAAAATATAACGAAGATACTGTACAATGTTCAATTATGTAAATATTACATTTATTTATAGCTTTTAGGTAATTTATAAATAAATATTATCAGCAATTAATATAGATATGGGAAACGGTCCTTCATTGCCCGAACCACCACCACCTCCTCCTATTCATTTATTACCTAAACCAAAAACTATTTATTATAAAGTAGATGGCAATAACTGGTTTGATACAGTTAATGATACGCCAGGTGAAGGTGGATGGTTCAACGAATTTACAGTAAATACTAGTACACAAGGTGATCCGGCATATGGATGTCGAAAAGACTTTACTTCAGCTTATACTTGTGCACAATCTGCAACAAAAGAAAAAACTATTGATTTAGCTAAGGAAGCAGACGGTAAAACTGCTATATATAATTGTAGCGAAGAATATAATATAGCAGTAAATAATAGACTTCAAGTTGAAGATGACGGAACAGTCAAAATATGGAATGCACATACAGGTGAAGTATTAAAGTCATGGCAAATAGACGGTAATTTAAATATGAAAGCAGATCAATTTAAAGCAGCCTATAGTAAGTTTGGAAGAAACTACATGGAAGCCGGTGAAACATTATTTACATATACTCCCGGTTCTAATGAGTATATTGGTTCTCCTAGTGGAAATGTTGTAGTCTTTCTTCAATTGGTTGAAGATGGTAAAACAGAGTTACGCATTGGTTATCCTGTAGCGTCAGTTTCTCCTGACGGTCGTCCTGATGGTCTTCCTACTGTAGGAGAAAACAGTCTTTGGGGAAATATGGGTGATATTGGCCAAAGTCAGCCTGGTCCTGACATGTCTTTACTTGGTCCATCTATGGCTGCTTATAAAATAGATAATTTTAATGGTATACAACAAGATACCGGCATGCAAAATCGTAATTTATATATTGATTATAATCTTAATAAAGCTATGATTCCTGATGCTTTAGTTGGAGAACCTAATAACCAATACACCAACATTGGCAATTTTAGTCAAGATAGACGCCATGAAATCCAAATGCTTTGGGGCGCTAATATTGAAAGTTGTCAACAAACATGCAATGCTAATCCAGACTGTTGGGGATTCGTTTACAATAAAAGCGATGGATCATGTAGTTTGAAAAATAGTGGTATGTTTCCTTCTGATATGAAACGTCGTTTTGATACACAAGCTGAAATGTATGCTCGTGGATTAAAATATAATCTAGATAATTCCTGTTCAAAAAATACAAGTGTTGTCTTTCAAGATGTTTTTCAGCAAATGCCTAACGTCTCTGATATGACTTCTCAAACAGCATGCGATTTAAGAGCAGTAACAAAGAGACAACGGGATGTTGTTGCTCAAAAAGAAGCAACACTTATGGAAGTTGCGCAAAATGTTAAAGCGCAAGCCAACACTTTAAAAGATAAAAATAAAACTCTAGCTAACAAAATTGTTAATCAACTAGAAAAATACCAACATGCTATAGGCGATTATACTACAGTTAAGAATGATATTGATGTGCGGCAACAAGAATATGCTCAGGTTAATGCTATGAAAGAAACTAGTGAAATGGAAATGATTAGCAATAATTATCAATATCTAGCTATTACTGGTGTTGCTGCTTTAGGTGTTATTGCTGCCATTAAAGCAACCAATTAATTTTAGAACTTTACACATTATATATTTATCTATTATGATATATATATAAATGAATACTTCAGATTTAACTGATACTACTAATGTTGATACAGCTCAATTGCAAGAAGTTACATTAATGAATATTCAACAATTGCAAAATATGGAGCAGAAACTATACAAAAAATTAGAAGCTGTTGCTGCGAATGATCCATCCAACGTTGGCGAACAAGATCGAATCATTCAAAAAATTAATGAACTATCTCAAATGAGAATGACTATGTTCAGTCAACTTGAAGATATGTACATGAGTTTACAAGGACGCGTTGCACAGTCACGTGTTGATCTTGTTGACCAAATGACTGTTACTGGAGTTGTTGAAGGACAACTTAATGCAGCAAAAGCTTCACTTAATGAACTTACAAATAATAAAAACCAACGTATGAGAATGGTTGAAATTAATACTTATTATAGTCAAAAATATCGGGCTCAGACTGATTTAGTAAAAACTATTCTTATGTTTGCTATTCCTTGTCTTATTCTTGCTATTCTTGTTAAAAAGAGTCTAGTTCCAAAAAATATTGGTAATACTGTTATGGCAATTATTATTGCTATTGGTATTATTGTGGTATTTAGACAATACTGGGATATTTCTTCCAGAAGCAATATGGCATTTGATGAATATACATGGAATTGGGATCCTGCTGCCAATTCTCCTACCGTTCTTGAATATGATATTGACCAAATAAGTGGTGCAAAATCTACTATTGAAGATGAAGCTAATTCATTTGCAAAAGAAATGGGTCTAGGATGTGTTGGAGAAAATTGTTGTGCTGATGGAACAAAGTGGGATAGTGACCAGATGAAGTGTATCGAAGGATTTGCTAACATGAAGGATCCTGTTGCTTTTATTGAATCTAGAAATCCTGTCTGTCCATGGAAAAATGCTCCTGCTAATGTAAAACCATTTAGCCAAGGAGATAACTATGAGCGAATTTAAATCGTATATTATTATAAGTATAAATATGTCTTCTGATTGTTCGAGTCAAATTAAAAAAACTATACAATCTGCATCTAGTAATACTTATAATATGTGTGATCCACCACCACCCTTCATGAGTGTAGAGGTTTGCAAAATGGTGATGGGGATGAAAAATAAGATGCAAGCAGAAGCGAATGCCAATGCTGAAGCATCTCAACTGAATAGTATTAATGGCAAAATTATGAATATTATGAATCAGGTGGGTTGTGATGATGCATGTCAAAAAAGAATACGAATTGATGAACTAAGAAAAAAATGGAAAGATGCCGAAAAAGCACAAGCAGAAGCTCCTAGTGTTACTGAGGAGGCTGAAAAAAAGTATTATGTTTTAAAAGATGGATTAAATGGGTGGCATGATGTTCTCATGAACCGCTATACAAACATTGCGGATGATAAAAAGACTGTTGCCATAAAAAAACATGGAGAACTTATAAAAGAAATTCACACACTCATTGATGATTATAAAGGAGAAACTATTGCTCTTTCAAAAATGCGTGAATTATTAAAAATTAGAATTGACGAAAACGATGCTCTCAAAAATGCCATCGATAGTGAAACTGCTACTACACAAACCAATGATAGAAGAGTTATTTATTCCACATGGGCAGGTGAATGGCTTCTTACTGTTAGAAGTTTATTAAAAATTATTTACATTGTTCTTGCTATCGTTTATTTAGTATGGGGACCTTTCCTATCTAAGCAAGAGTACAAGACTATGAAAGGTTGGATTGCTCCAATTGTATTAATTATTATGCCATTTACAATCTATTATATTGTTAAGTTTTTCTATTTTATTAATGAAAAAATTGCTTGGTGGAGAGATAATAAAGGACCAAAAGATGTCTTTCTTGATCTAAAAGAATAAATCATAAAAATATATTTATTTACATTTTATGATTTTACATTTCATCAATTTCATCCACATCATCATCATATATTAATTTCACATTCTGCCAGCCACCACTACGATATTTACCATATCGCTTATCCATAAACTCATTCAATTCTCTAGCATTAGGTACACCTCGACCATAACTTGCCTGATACCATTCTTTGAAACTATTACGTAGTTCTGTCTTCTTGATTCTATCTCCTTCGCTGCGCATAATCTTCTCCTTAGCAAACTCTGCCAGATAATCTTGACCTTCACGATATTCATCACTACTAGCTTTTACTATATCGCAATCTTGAACAAGACCACCCGTCTCATATGCTTTCTCTACTAGCATAGACATAAATATTGGGGCCCATTCTTCGAAGTTTTGATCCAATTGCTTATCTAATTGATACTGATAAGGATATTGCTCCTTAGGAAAGTTTAAGTCATCTTCATATGGCTTTGCCAGAAACTTAGATTTGAAATCACAGACTCGAATACGACGCCATGTACCATCATCATTACTTTTAATATCAAATAGTGTATTAGTACAAACTACTAGCTTGAACTGAGGAGTAAAGGTTACTGTATCTTTAAATAGTGCTCTGCCTTGAATTGGATCTCCACCAGTAATCTCTTTCATAATACCTTCATTAATTTTATCACCCTTACTAGGTTCTTGCATTACTGCATAACGTGTTCCCATAAGTTGTACTATTTCTGAAGAAGTACTGCCGATACTATTCCTTTTCTGGGTAATCAATGTAATTGGTACTGTGCCTTTGTAGTCTCCCAACCCCTTAGACATTAAATCTACCATACATGATTTTCCATTTCTACCTGATCCTGTATAAATATTGAATGTTTGATTATCCATTGTACCCACTAGAACTGATGCCAAATGTTGCCACATATATTCTCGAAGTTCTTCAATTGGAAACAATTGCTCCATAAATGTTTTTAGTTTATCCATAGTCTTTCCATGTTTCTTTGGATTTAACTTTACATAATCGATATTAGTGCATTTAGATATGTAGTCATCTGGCTGACCTTTTCTATGACATTTATTTTTGAAATCTATTACATAATTATTAAAGCAAAGTAGGTAAGGATTCTGATCTAAATTATCCATAAAGTCTGGATCATAGAATAACTCTCTAGCTTCTCGCATTATATTATTTTTCCATGTTGTTTTCTTTAAAAGCGTAGCTATATCTGCTAGTTTACTTGTTCTTTTTCTCATACTTTCATATGCTCCGTCTGTTTGCTCCATTGTCTGCATCTTTGCTGTTGCAATATGAATCCTTCGAAGATACTCCTCATGAACTTCTCGAGATATTGACAATCTTAATGCATTTCCTGAATCTATTTCAAACCATCTATTATTTTTATATTCATACCAAACATTATTTTTAATACTTACACATATGAAACGCTCTTTGAAAAGCTGATATAATACCGTTGCCAAGTCAAACTCTGTTGCATCTGCTACTGTTTGATCAATATAATAATCTATTGTATCACTTCTTATTTCATGATATTTCTCTGCTGAATCCTGACGCGCCCAATACATTATTGAACGCTTTGATAGACCGTCCATACTCATGAACTCAAACTTCTTCCATTCTTCCCACAGATCAGCTACATTACTCCAATCAAACTTTCCATTTGCTCCTGTTAATGTTGCTCTGCAACCATCTTGACTACTGAACTTTAGCCACGTTAGGAACATCTTTGGATGTGTATTAGCAAGAGCCCACCCTACTCTAATCCATTTATTATAACTTCCTGGACCATAATACTCTTTTGGCAATGCCATTGCAAAACGGTGTGTCTCTCTTATCTTATATTCCGTCGGCGTAAGACAATCAAACTGATCTGTTAACATAGCTTCTAGCTCTTCTTCATTTTTAATTAGATCATATCTAATAAACTCATGAGGTATTGCCTTTTTCCATGTTACTGCTGCCTTTTCATCTTTCTTTTTCTGTCTACCTAGTCCTTTTGTTGCTTCTTCAAACATTGCTTGCTTACTCTCTTTCAAAACACACTCTGGATGTTTTGTATATCTAGCACATAACTGAGGAAAGTATTTTTTTGTATCAAATGCTTCTAATGACCAACCATTAGGAGGCTCTACAGTCCAATCACCTTGTTCATTCTTCAAAATATAATGATGCTTTATCAAATAAGCTTCGTGTCCTGGCTTTCTTGAACCGTACAATTGCCAATTTACATATCCTTTTGATACTCCTTCATCTAGTACCTCGTCCCATGTATTTTGAATTGGCAAATCAGACCAGATCTCTTCCAATACTGGAACCATCGCGTCGCGTAACATAGCTTGAACTCCTTTATGAACACTTATACCTATAATGATATGTACTCCATCCTTTGTTTTTGTATCAAGAACATTAACATTCTTCTTTTCTAATACAAAACAATTAAACTCCGTATCTTCTGGTACCACAACATACTCGCTCAACTTTATTAGATATTCCGCAATCATATCTATCAAATGAGCTTCTGAATGTTGTCTTGTTGTTATACTTGATTCATATCTGAAATCTAAATCGATCAAAATAGGTCCGTTTTCTATCAGTTGCTTTTCTGTCATATACTCTAGTTCTCCTTTTACAAATACTTTTTCATAGTAATTTTTCAAGAAATCTTCTTCTTTGTCTTCATTTATTACATATGCTCCACCGTATACCTTCAGTTCCTTATCTGGTATACGAGTATGAGTAAATGACTGCCCTTTTGTAGCGGTACATGATTTAATAAAACTATCGAAACGTGTGCCTTTAGTTGTCATTTTTGATTAGTATACATTCACGAGATATTTTTATCTCAATTTTTTAGACATTCATATTTCTATCTCTTAAAATAGCAACACTAATATCAACTCAAATTAATCCTCTTTAATTTCGATATAAAAATAACTTAATATGTAAAGTTATATGTCAACTACTTCTTCCTCTAGTAAAAAAGATACTTTTATTTCTAGAACTTCTATTGCTAGGATCATTAAAGATGTAAAAGAACTAAGAAAAAATCCTCTTTCATCACATGGTATATATTATCAACATGATCAAGATGATATGCTTACCGGACGAGCACTTATTATTGGACCATCTGATACTCCATATTCATATGGCATGTATTTCTTTAAAATTAAATTGCCCACTAATTATCCACATGAACCACCTAAGTTTAGTTTTTATACTAATGACGGTAATATTAGAATGCATCCTAATCTTTATAAAAACAAAAAGGTTTGTTTGGATATCTTGAATACATGGTACGGAGAAGCATGGACTGGATGCCAGTCTCTTTCTAGTGTTCTACTTACTATATGCAGTATTCTAACAAAAGAACCTCTACGGCATGAACCTGGTTGTGATGAAAGACACAAAGACTTTTTCGCATATACAGAACTTATTCGTTTTAATAATTTTAAAATTGCTATTAATGAAATTATGCAAAGAAAAGATATTATGGAAGAGTTCTCAGACCTACACATTATTGCAAAAAAATATATTATTGATAATATGGAAAATATTATTTCATCTATTGATACTGCTAACGAAAAATATTTCTTATTTAAAGATAAATACCCTCATGCATGTAGAGATCATACCATTTCTTCTGGAATATATCAAATGAAAAGTTTAATTAATTATAAAAAATGTAAATCTGATTTTCATAATTTAGTTGAACACTTTAATAATGATTATAAGAAAGAAAATTGATTTACAATAATATCGAAATAAAAAGATTACAACTATATATAAGTAACCATGCACTTCTGTGTTAAATGCGACAACATGTATTATATGAAACTCAAAGATGGAGATACTAATAAACTAATATACTATTGTAGAAATTGTAAACATGAAGCCGACGATCTCACTGAAAATGATGTTTGCGTTCTTAAAACGCAAGTTAAACGAAGTGAAGAAAAATATGCTCATGTTATCAATGAATACACAAAAGAAGATCCTACTCTTCCTCGTATTAAGACAATTAAATGTCCTAATCAAGAATGCCCTAGCAATAAGGGTGAACTAGAAAGAGAAGTTATTTATATTAGATATGATGACACTAATATGAAATATGTTTATATGTGTGTTGGATGCAACACTATGTGGAAAACTAGTGAAACCAAATAATTAAAAAATTGATTCAATCTATTTAAATATATTTCTTTTTATATAGCAACCATGAGCGACTCTGAAAACACTTATAATGACGATTTTGACGATGCTTCTATTATGAGCACTGACACTGATACTAGTTCTATCGATAATACATTCAAACCTTCCATCAAGATTGGTAAGGTCACCAACATTCAGCTTGATAATCTCGATGAAGATATGAGCGAATACAATGATGATGATGATGATGATACAAATAATATGCCTGTAGCAGGAGACACAGATGACGAATATGAACTTGACGCCCAAGATGAAATTGATGATGATGATGATGATGATGATGATGATTATCCAAAACCACCTGAAATGGGAGATAAAGAAGATGATATTGATTATGATAGAACTCCAAAAACTAATGTAAAAATTGATGACGAAGAGGATGAGGATGACGAAGATTCTGATAATGATGAAGATTCAGAAGAAGATGAGGATTACTTACAAAAGTTCGATAGAGAAATCATTAATAATTACATTGCAGACTTTCACCCAGAATCTGTTGCACATAACTTTGATGAAGTTAAAACTATGGCCAATGTAGTTAGAAATGAAGAAGGTATTATTGTAGATAAATTGCACCGTACTATTCCTATTCTAACCAAGTTTGAAAAAGCTAGGGTTCTTGGTATTCGTTCTAAGCAACTAAATGATGGAGCTAAGCCTTTTGTTAAACATCCTCCAAATGTTATTGATGGGTATACTATTGCTAGAATGGAACTACTGCAAAAAGCAATGCCATTCATTATTAGAAGACCACTTCCTAGCGGTGGCTGTGAATATTGGAAAATAGCTGATCTTGAATTAATCTAAATAAAAAATGTTATTATTTAATTTTTTATTTAAGCATATAAACTCATTATAAAGTAAACTTTCATATATGGCATCATAAACCACACCGCGGATTCTATTACGCCATGTACTAAACTCATAAGTATTCCATATACTATTCGATAGAGTAATGTTTTGTCGCGCAAAGCAACATCATTTATTAAACAATCATATTCCTTGCAACTAGGAAATCCATAATAGAATACCATTATATAGTACTTTATAGAGAACCATATAATGAAATATTGCCAAACTTTTACTGCTTTTTTTAAGTCCATTTTTCGTATTATTTATGATATTTATTTTAAGAATTATTTTGATTCATTTTTTTAATTTTTTTATTTAGATTTAGATTCTTCAAAATATGCACGTTTAAAAAAATAAATGCTAGATAAAAGTGTCATGACTGCTATACTATACTCTGTTACTTTTGACGATATTAAAGGATTTATTTTTGCACCTATATATGCAAACGAAAATGCTGTAAATATTAATATTGCAGCTATTTTCAAATTAATCTTACCTTGTTTATAATACTCATAAGCTGCACCAAGAGTTACTGGTACAGATGTATACAATAATGCTGTTCCTGCAGCTTGAGCAGGTGTTTCTACAATTCCTAGCATTAAAAGACCAGTAAGAACGTATAATGAACCTGCTTGTCCTTGAATACCTCCTAATAATCCAACTACGGCTGCCAATAAAAATGTTAAAATATATTTTTGCATTTATAATATAAAATTATTTTTTTAATTTTCTAACATTTCCACCTATTTCCACAAGATATGCAAGTTACAAATGTTGTCATTGGCTCATCAGCAGAACGCGTCTGTAGCTGATAATATGAACACTCTTTGCTCTTACATTTTCTGCAAGTATAATTATCTGTATTAGCCTCGAGCTTAGGAGCATAACGATTCTCATCTTTCTCTTTCTTTTGTTGAATCAATTCTTCCCATTTTTCCGGATCAAGTTCTTGATGTGTCATCTTTCCAACTTCTCGTGCTTTAATTTCTTTCTTTTCTATCCGATTCACAATTTGATTTATATTACGCCACACTGTTCGAAATCTATCAATATAAATCTGCACAAAATAAGGGTTTTCCCACTTTTTTACTACATTTTTCAAATCTGCATCTCTTATTGAATAATTAAATATTCCACGTTCCAGATTTCCTGCTTCTCTTTTTGATAATATAGTTGTTTTATCAAACTGATTAACAACATTTTTGCGAAATGTTTCTGGGGTTTTTATTTGTCTCATTGTTGTATTAAATAATATACCTACTTTTTATATTATTTCAATTTTTCCTTTTATTGTTCATCATCACTGTATAGATAGTCCTCTTCCTGTAGTTCAGAACCTACATCAGATAACATATCGTCCAAATCTTCATCATCGCTATCTTCTTCTGATTCTTCTTCTGATTCTTCATCATCGTCATCCAATGCCTCAGAACCAAATCCTTCTCCTTCATCCTCTTCATCACTTTCATCTGCATCAACAACAAATCCATCTTTCATATATCCTCCTACCTTTGTTTTTAACTCTTTTGGAATATGCTCCAATTCATCTTCCTCATCATCGTCATCATCATCATCCAAATCATCGAATCCGCCAAAAAGTTGCTCATAAATCTTATTCCATTGTTCAACATCCATATCCGTAATCTCACCAGAACTATCAACGCCTACTACTGCTATTGTTCCAAAATACAACTCCGTATCAATTGGGGGTGGCAAATCATACTTATTTTCTGTATTTGCTCGCCCAGTATTACGTGCCCAAACTTCAACTGAATGAACGCCATTATTCTTTACTTCCCACGAATGTCTTTTTTCAAAATCATCTGTTTTTCGAAAACCACATTTCTTATACAATGCTTCACGCGTCAAACCTTTGGCGTTAAGATTTTTTTTATTTCCGTTTTTTTCTACTAGTACTATCTTCGTCATGTCTTGATGTATGTTCAATCTTAACTGAATGAGTTTAAATAGTTTGTCATATATATTATTATCACCAAATATGACTAGGATATACTCTGCCTCTACAAATATTAATAATTTGGATCTTACATTGATTGAAGGTTATAAATCTAAATCTAAAAAAGATTCTACTTTTTTTTCCGAATCTGGCATTTTTAGTATGTATAAAGACGAACTTGTAAAACATGTCTACAATGATGTAGATATTCTTCAACATCAAGTTGGAAATATAAAACTTGCTATCGATAAATCTATTGTACAAAAACAGCGTTATCACTATCAACTACCTTATGGTTATCTTGTTCAAAGAACTGAAACTGTTGATTATAAATTATGTGATAATTCAGAAGTAAAATTGGTTATAGTTTTTGAAAATAATATTCCTATTGATTTATACTTCTATACTAAACAAGATTATACCCATCCTGAAGTTGAAAATGCTGTTTCTACGTTCTTATCGCTACTTAACTTTTATTAATGTTATATAAGCAAATGATTGGTTGGGCTGTACAATGGACAATTATATCTTTAGTATTAATCTTACTGGTTCATTATCTTTATTCTTTCTTTATTGATACGCTTACTGTTCCTAAGGTAAAAGATTTAGTTAATAAACCTATCCAACAATATAATGATATACTCTCTGACATAAAAAATAATTCTTCATCTGAACCCAAAATTGATACTAACGAAATGCAAAATGAATTGAGGGACTTTCTCAGTAATATTAAGAAATCTCCACAAAAACCTTCTATCGATACTTATGAACCCTCCAATTTAGGTGGATCCGCTTATAGTACTTTTTAAACTAGGTTAAAGACCTCTCAGTCAATTAATATAATATGCAAAACGTTATGAAACGATTTCCAGATATAGAACTTTCCTATGACAAAACGCTACATAAGAAAGTTCATGCTAATTGCTACTCTATACTTCCTAAGGGAGTAAAATGTGTTCTTTGGTTTACTTACCAAGAAGACAAAAATATTCCACTTCTTATTACTTTTGACAGAAATAATCAAGTACGCAGTATTAAAAAATATATTGTTTCTTTCTCTGATGATTTATGCTATGGAGAAGGTACTCTTCTTCATGGTGTACTCTTTAAATCTAATAATATCAGTAATTTCGCATGCACTGATGTTATTATTTACAAAAATCAACGTGTTTTCAAAAATAACTTTGCATCTAAGTTTAATATTCTAAATGAATTATTCGCCTTTCATATCTCTAACCAAATATTCTCTAGCAATTTCTTATCTGTAGGATTACCTATTACTGTAACTAGTTTTAAAGATGCTATATCTACTGCACGTACCCTCCCATATAATGTTCATAGTATTAGACTAATTAAATTGAATTATTCTAGATCTGTTGGTCAACTCAGATTTAATCAATCTCAAGAAGCCGAAGCTATTTTTAAAGTTAAAGCTCAAATACAACAGGATATCTATTCACTCTTTTCTTCTGATTTCAAAAAAGCTCATGGAGTTGCTGCTATAACTGATTACAAAACAAGCGTTATGATGAATACTCTTTTTAGAAATATTAAAGAAAATCGTAATTTAGATCTTCTTGAAATGAGTGACGATGAAGATGAGTTTGAAGATGTCAGCGAAGATAAATATGTTGATACTCAAAAAATTATCTCTATGAAATGCGTTTATATTCCTAGATTTAAGAAATGGAAACCTATTTCTATTGCTAAGCGCGATGATAAGGTTTTTCTTAAAAGTCAAATTATTAATTTGGAAAGAAAAAATACCCGCTAAGTATATATATGTCACTCAGTCCTGCTCCTCTAACTCAACATCAAATGCTATCTATTGGTGAAAATAGCGTTGGTCCATATACTCAAGCTAATAATAGTGATGTTAACTTTAATCAAAATCCTACTACACTTCCTAGTAATAAAATACTTATTAAAAAAAATGCCTATGCTGGTACTAAATCTAATTGTGCAGCTGCCAAAGGTAAATACGTTAAATATCAGGATGGAAATAAAATCGGAGGTTATAATAAGATGAAAGGTGGAAATAAACTTAGTCTCGACCCTACTCAGTGTAAAGATCCTACTAACCCTAGACACAACCCAGATCCTTCTAGCTATGATCCTGTTGCAAAAAAGGGTGGTAAAAGACGTCGCACTATGAAAAAACGCAAGTCTATGCGTAAACATAAGAAACATTCTAAACGTCATCACAAACGTTCCCGCAAAATGCACAAGAAACACAAGAAACATACGCGAAAACACAAGAAACATCATAAAAAACATTCACGCAAACACAAGAAACATACGCGAAAACACAAGAAACATTCTCGTCGCCATCGTATGAGAGGTGGTAAAGTTGGTGGACCACAACCATTTAGCAATGTTCCTATTAGCTTTGGTTACTCTGCTAATCTATCTCACTTAAAACCAAGCATGTCTGCCGTTGCTAACCCTGTGCCATTTAAAGCATATGAAGCTTGCGGTAAAGTTTCTAGAGCTTAAGATTAATTAAACATTTATTTATTGAACCTTCTTTTACTGTTTTCTTTTTCCGTTTTGAAGAATACGGTACATCCTCCCATTCTCCTTTCATATATTTAAAATTATCTGTCTGAATTACCTTATATTTATTTTTCTTATAAAATGTGAATCTCTTTTTCCATTGCCTCTGAAATACATCATGAGTATCTACAAAATCTACTACTAATGGTCTTTCATGTTTTACTCTCAATATTCGACCTACCGCTTGCACTACGTCTGTTCTAGGCGTTACTAGCATTAATGTTGTTAATGATTTAATATCTAAACCTTCTGCAGCCATTGCATAAGTAGCTACTACTATCTTTTTACGCTCACTTATTTTCAAATCTTCTTCTTTCATACCACCTACATAATACCCTACTGTTGCGATATTTCTGTATTCTATTGCATCATGCAGGTATTTTAGAATACTCTTATTCTGACCCAACAACATTATTTGTTGGTCTTTCTTTTCTTCTAACTCTTTCTGAATTACTTTCAAAATAAACTCGCTTCTATAATTGTAATCACATAATTTAGTAATCATACTACTATATTGCGGATTTCCACGATAATCATAAATTGTTTCTTCAAACTCTTCATCATTTGACTTATAATCTATTCTTTTTATTAATACATTATCCTCTGTCTCTCTGTTAATCTTGTAAACCACGTCTCCCAAAAACATTTTAAACACATCTGTTAGTCCATCTTTTCTATTCATTGTTGCACTAAGACCAAGAGTGTATTTAGTAACAACCTTTAACAACGATCTACTAAATACTTCCGACGAGATATGATGACATTCGTCTACAATTGTTAACCCAAAACTATCAAACATACTTGCTGGATAATTTTTCATTGATAATGATTGCAGCATTCCTATCACAATGTCTTTCCCTTCAATGTCTATTATTTGACCTTGAATCCTTCCCACTTTAGCATTTGGTACAAACTCTCTTATTCTTTCTATCCATTGATTTAACAAGAAACTCTTATGAACAATTACTAGTGTCTTTTTCTTTAGTGCAGCTGAAATGTAAAGACCCATGGCTGTATTATGAGTTACTTGAAAATCTCCTAGAAGATATCTATTATTTCCATCTAGGGTGAATCCATAATAATCCCCTTCTTCTTCGTGCTCTATTACTACTATTCTTGTTTTTAAAACATCTTTTATTTGTTTTCTCTCGCTTTTACACATCTTTCTTTTCACTTTAACAGGAATATCCTCTATTCCTGGACCATGTATATTAGTTCTAAAATATGTGCCTTCTCTTTTTTCTCCTTTGTACATACAACTCTTCTTACATTCTTTTTTATATGCTGCAAAACCAAGTGAACGAGCAATATAAATTATATCATCAAGCAATTTTTCGTTTTTTTGTATAATATCATATCCTCTATGTCCATTTATAAGACTTCCGTCTGAATCTATTAACCCAGCTAATACATGCAGCTGTACTTCTCTTGAATTGCATTTATATTGTGAAGGTATATGCTTGTTATTTATCATATTCAATTGTTTCAGATGGCACAAAACATGGTTTGGTTTGCCTCTTGGTGTTGACAATGCCCATCCTATATTATTTTTATCATGTCTACGAATATTCATATTTTCTTTTCGAGCAAACTCTGTTAAATAATTTTCAATTTCAATGTCTACAGTTGTAATTGATGTAGTTCTTGAATTACCATCTCCTAACCATAAACCTAAGAAATATGGGTCTATGTCTACCCATTTATATTCAAACTCTACTGGAACTCTATAACCATATAAAACACCAGCTCGTCCATGAAATGATTTAGGTAGATTTAACCAATCTTTCACACTTATATCAATTACTGAGTTCTTTTTCATTCTTTTACTATGATTTGTTGCACATTTAAGAGATAGAATATGACTCTCATTTACTACATAACTTTCACCTTTTCTTGGTATTACTTTATACAGTTTCTCTCTTCCTCTTGCCAGAGATAATACATTTCTTGGTGTACTATCATCTCCCATTAGCTGGTCTCCAATCTTAATGTCTTGTACCATCTTTACTGACCCATCATACATCATAATAGGTGTATCTATTCCATGACACTTGCCATATCCGCAGGGGATATCTAGCAGTCCTCCTCCTCCCCACTTGTTTTTTGTTGAATTCATATAAGCCTCAACTATTGGCTCTTGATAATCACGCAGTTTTCCTTTAAACGTAATACTTATATCGTCTCCATCACTTATTCTCATTCCTTCAGGTTCTCCAAAATGCTCTACTCCAAAATATTTTGGAAGATAAAACTTGTTATGACCTTCAGCATAAACACAGAATGATGGTGGTTGAACCGGTGATTTAGGTATATATGGTTTTACTGTTAATTTCTCTCTTATAAACTTTTGGTCTTCTACCTCAAGACATTCTTTATAAATGGTATAGCCTTTGTTTCCTAAGTATGTTGCTTCACTCATGATTACTATAATTAGAGACATGCATTTAGGTATATTTTTATTTCAATTTTGCTATATAAAAAATTATCTGCTTTTATCATATAATGAACCTTTTAAAAGAACTAACGAGTAAAAAACACGAGGCCGTGGTTATGATGCTTATGGCACTCTATGTAATTTTTCCTATTGAAACTCCTATGGGTCTTGCTAAGATGATTGATACTGAGATGGGCAAAATTATTGTCTATGTTGCTGCTTTATCTATGTTCGCTCATAGTTTAGAGTTTGGTATTCTCTCCCTTCTTGTTGCATACACTCTTATTAAGCGTTCTAGCGAAATGACTGGATCTAACTTCATGAAATCTAGTGAAGGAGCTGAGGAAATTAAAATGGATATGCTTAAAAAATACAATGCTTTCCCTAAGACTCTAGAGGAACAAGTTGTTGAAAATATGGCTCCTCTTGTTATTAACGACGCTCCAAGCAACGTTGACTTCAAACCCACTCTTAGTAAACTCAACGATGCTGCACCTATCAATTATGATGGTGTCATCTAAATGTTCATATATTTCATTTTATTAATTATATGAACTTACAAACTTTTCAAACATATGTTGTATAAAATACGAGCAAATAAATAGTTTACAAACACTGCTATTGTTGCTCCTGCACCAATAACCAATGATTTAAACATATCTTTTCTCTTTGAATCAAATACGTTTCTGATTGCTGCATATCCCACCAAGAAAACGTTAAACAAAGATACTACTACCAAAGCAAAGAATAACACGCAGTACTCCTTTCCTAGGGGTCCGAAAAATGTATCAAATAACTCACTCATTATACTTTACAAAAATATTTTATTTTTCATTTAATTTCTCTCTTCTATTAACTTTTTAACTATCCAAAAGGTACTCTGGATCTTCACAACTTTACTTCTTTCTATAAACTTTGATACCCTTTTGTCAGGTTAGAAAATAGATTGAAGAGAGAAAATACTCAATAAATACAATTTTTATATTTTTTATAGTTTTGAAAGTATATCTCTATAAACAAAAATATTATCAGAAAAAAATACATCTATGAAATTAGGTTTGAAAACTGTAAAAAAACTGAAAAATACCTACAAATGAAGATAACTTTTTAACCTATTCAGGATTTTTTATGTAGGGAGTTTATGGAGGACTTAAAAAAGTGTTCTAATTTTTAAAAAAGTTTAAATAGTTCGTCCTTTTTCTAACTATCATATAATGATAGTAAATGATAGTTATTTAGGGACAAAAAAGGACAAAAAGGGACAAGCAATTTTTGAATGTAAGTGTTGCAGCTTTATTACGTCTCATTCTGGTCATTGGAAAAGACATATTAAGACGAAGAAACATAATGATAGTAAAATGATAGTAAATGCTACAAAAAAGTCGTCCAAAAAGGACAACAGCATAACAGCTAAGAAATGGAAATGTGGTTGCGGTAAATCTTATAAATATGATAGTGGATATTATAGACACAAAAAAACTTGCACATGGAAAGCGTATAGTGATAGTGATTCAGAACTATCAGACGAAGAAGAAAATGTAATTGTGAAAAAGAAAGGAGAATTGATGTTTGGCTCTGAAGAAAAAGACAAGTTTATGGAGATGGTTATGAAAACTACAATGGAGGTTGTAAGTAAAACAACTACAGAAATTATTAAAAACATTGCACCACATATGGGAACAAATACTAATTCATTTAATACTAATAATAATTTCAATATTAATTTATTTTTGAATGAGCAATGTGCAAATGCTTTATCAATTCAAGATTTTGCAAAGAAGCTAACATTAACCATGCAGGACTTAGCTACATTAAAAGATAATGAACCAAAAGCTATACAAGGTATAATTAAAAATAATCTTAAGTCATTAACAATAACAGAACGCCCAATGCATAATCATGATAAGACATGGTATGTTAAGGATAGAGATGAGGGTTGGGAAGATGATGGAGGAGAGAAAATAGTAAAAGCAGTGAAAACAGGTGTATCACAGAAGAGTGGCCCAACATTTGTTGAGAATAATCCGGATTTTTTGACAAATCAGAAAGTAGGTGAGGCATACGCAGAAACAATGTCTGTAGCAATGAAAGAGCCAACAACTAGATGTCAAAATAAGGTTTTGAAGGGTATTGAGAAAGAATGCTCTATAAAGAAATGATTTCAATAATAATTAATAAGTTATTATTGAATACTTAACTATGAAGAACTATGTACTGGTGGTGTAATGGTACCTCCAGATTGTGGTTCATGAAATATTTTATTAAAAGCAATATTGAAGAACTTAATTAGTGCGTAAAGAATAATAGCTCCAAAGATAGCTCCTAAAATCCAGGAATATTTTCCAAGATCTACTTTAGGACCACCTGATGAGGAAGTTTTTTCTTGACCAATTAATATTTCACCATCAGAGCCGGTTGGATTACATTCAAAATAAATATCATCTCCTCCACCAGTAAAATTGCTAGGTCCATTTTGATTATAGAAATATCCATTAGGAGGAGTATGAATATCATAACTAGAAGCAGTAAGTATCTGTTTTAGATTGACATAAGTGGATCCAGTAATATTAATACCATATTGCTTATCATAGACAATTATATCATTGTTACCATTGCATGGTATATATGGAAGTGTACCATTATAGAAATAATAAGGTTTAGATGGGACAAGATTTTTTAGAGAGAAAACATTAAGATTAATATTAGTACTGCTATTAATGGAGTTTGCTTTTTGTGCAACCTGATTAATTAAGGCATCTAGCTCAGCAGACTTAGATGCACTATTTAGAATAGGAACACAAACAAGTAGAGTTTTGGAAGAGCTAACATTATTATGAACAATAATAATTTCAGCAGAAGCTCTTGAACCGCTAAATGTATGTAGAGAAGGTTGAAAAAGTCTCAT